AGGTTGTAATGGTTGTGATTTTAATATAATAGAAGAAGATTGTTGTAAATTAAAGTCACCATTTACGTGTTTAATGATTTATAATTCTATGCATATTCCAAGTGTTTTTAGAAAATATGATTCCATTATATAATGAACAAATACTATATAAATCTAGATTATATTCTTTTAAAAAAGATCTTAGTTTTGATAGATGTTTTTATTGTCCTTTTTATCAAATTGATTGTAAAATAATAAATACTGATAGTTGGTTTTGCGGTAATGCAATTATATCTGGAAAATATGCTACCATTAATTAATGAAGTTATTTTATATAAATCTGAATTTTATAGATTTGTTGTAGGTGGTGAGATATGCACTCATTGTAAAATGTTTAGTTTTGAACCGAATTTTATTTGTCATATAGATGGTTCACTGTGGAGGTGTCAAAATAAAAGATTTCTTGGAAAATATGACTCCGTTATTTAATGAAATTGTTATTTTTAAGTCTGAAAAATTTAGATTTTCTAAAAAGAAAAAAGATTTAGGATCTTGTAAATCTTGTAAATTTTCTTCGTATGGACGTTTATTTTATTGTTGTCTACACTGGTATGACAAATCTTATAGTTGGGATTGTGGATTTTTGAAAAAAGCATTAAGTGGTTTTTATGGTTCCTATGTTTAATGAAATTATTTTATGTAAATCTCAATATTTTATTTTTAAATTTAGAGACTATGAGGTAAAATGTCAAAATTGTCCAATAGGATATCCCAATTGTGATAAGAATCTAAACTTTAAATGTTTTAATTGTAAATTGCACCATATGGGGCGTTTTGTAATTCTTAAAAATTATGTACTTTTTTAAACAAGAAAAGCATTTTATTTTAGGTAACATATTCAAACATGAGATTAATACTAATGGATGTGATGATTGTTATTTTAGAGATCGTTTTTGTAAAGGATATCCATGTTATATAGTTAACGACAAAAGTCCATCTACAAGTGTTTTAGTGTTATGGAAATAGAAGAAATTAAAGAAAAATTAAAATCTGGACAAATAGAATTTGAATATCTAGATTATAGAAAAATAATCAATTCTTGTAAAGAGATTGATTGTGAACAAGTTGGAAATAAAAAATGGTATTCTATTAGAAATAAAGGAAATGATCTAAAATATGGAACTCTAAAAATTTGTTTAGATACAATGGAATGGAGAGGAAGATCATTTAATGAATTTTATGAAGGCTGTGTAGTTGACTAATGCAATTATTTTCAGATGAATATACACGTGTAGGTGGAGATATAATTATTCCTATATATATATCTCTGTACCAGTTTGTTATAAATGTTGGATGAATTCAAGATGTTTAGGTTGTACTGTATTTTCTAATTATAGTTGTCAATTGGTATTTCCAAATAAATATGTAACTTATGTTTATAATGATTAATTATGGATTTCTCTAAAAAATTAAAAGAACTGTATTCCTGGTATAAATTACCAGATGTATCTGCTAAATATCCAAAAGCAAATGATTACGAACTTTGTATTCTTACAATGCGAAATATGTCCTGAAGTTATGCTGAGATTCAAAAGCCATTAGGTATGCCTTCTAAAAAGGCAATTAGAGCCGTTTTAAAGGCCTTTGATCCTGAGTTAATAGAAATAGACACAAATTATAAAAAACTAGCTAAAAAGCAGGTTTATTCGCTTGAAGAAGGAGAATTTCGGTACCATTGTATTCAGACTAATAAATGAGATTGAAATTTACAAGGTGAAAATTATATTTTTGAAATAAAAGATAATTTTCTGTATTTCAAGGATCCTGATGGATTTGAAATGAAATTTTCTGATTTAGATGAAACTACAAGAAAACAATTTTTAAATGAACAAAGAGAACAACTTATATAAAGCATGCCAAGGAAACAATTTTTCAGAAGAAAGATATGTACTTTTGGAGACTGGAGAATTTCCTAGTAAATATAAAATGTCCTTTGATAATGCTCATTATTTGGATTTAAATAAAATTACTGATGAATATTTAAAGAAGGTAATGGGAGATGTCCCATATACTACTTTTACGAGTATTTTTAATTCTTTAAATAAAATTTCTGAATGTGATGAAGAGCGTAGTTGGGATGATAGTCCAATTTCTTATATTTTAGCTCTTACTCCTGAACTTACAATTAATTTCTGTAAATTTGATGTAAGATTCACATTTTCAAAGAAATACACTTTAGAAGATATTAAAGAAAAAATCAAAATAATAATTGATGAATTTCCAAAAGTAGGTTTAGAAAATAAACCTGCTAAGGTTCAATTAGTTGCATATTCAAATGGAGATTTTTATACAGTTAATTCCTCAATTAAAGCTACAACAATTGATATAGCAAAGAATTATAATGATGATTTTCTTCCTGAATATGATAAACTTATAAAGTTTATTAAACAAAAAGAATCTGGAATTGGACTTCTCAGTGGGGCTCCAGGAACAGGAAAAACGTCGCTCGTGAGACATATTACGACAAATATTCCTGGTAATTACGTTTTTATTACTCCATCAATTGCTTCTTACTTAGGTAATCCTGAGTTTGTTAGTTTTCTTCTTGATAATAAAAATTCAATTTTTATTCTTGAAGATTGTGAACAGTTGTTAAAAGAGAGGACTGAAAACACATTTGGTACTAGTATTGCAAATATTCTAAATATGACAGATGGTATTTTGTCTGATATATTTAATATTAAGTTTATTTGTACTTTTAATGCTAGTGAAACAGTGATTGATCCTGCTCTTTTACGTGAAGGTAGATGCTATTTTAATTATAAGTTTGATAAGTTGAAAGCTGATAAAGTAGCAGTATTAAATAAGGAAAATAATCTTGGTATTCCAGAGGATGAAATTTGTGATATGACTCTTGCAGAGCTTTATAATTATTCTGGAAGTAAGAAAAAGAAAGAAACTAAAAAAATTGGATTTTAATTATGAAATTTGCTATTAAATATTGTAAAAATTACCCAGTTTTCTATGCTTGGAATTTAGATGATTCTGAATCAGCATTAGATTATTATAATCACGTTTTAAATGATACTGATACTGGACTTTATGATGAACTTTCTAAATATGGTAGCGTTGATTGTGTAGCAGAAGGAATTTATAGATATTATACTCAAGAAGAATTTAATGCTATGATTTCTAATGCTAAGGAAGTTGTAGTAATACAAAATCCAACAAAAGATGAACTAGAAGAATTTATGACTGATTTTTATAAATACGACTGAATCAAATAGTTATGAAAGATTTTAGAAAAACTGCTAATTGGAAAAAGTTTACTGAAGAATTTCCAATATGTGGTGATAAAGAAACAATTTTAGTTTGTAGAATTGATCCAGATTCCTATGATATTGAGGATGATGAATTTACTGTTGGATATTTGGAATATTGTCCATACGCACCTTATAATGTAGGTTTAACCATATTTGGATATACTTATTTTTGTCCTGAGTCACCAGATCAACTAGATACAGATCTTGTAAATTATGTTTGGGATTATTTAGAATCATAATTATGATTGATTTAACAAAACACGAATGGAAAAATTTTACGGGAAATTCTCTTCCTAACCCAGATATAGAAAGAAATATAGTTGTAATTAATCCAGATGCAACTTATATTGATATTTGCGATATTTTTATAGACAATGGTGTTGTTAAAATTGCAATATATAATAATATTTTTAATGAAATACAAATTCTTAGTATAACTAATATTAGACTAAAGAATTTAAGATGGGATTATATTAAAGTAAATAAAGATGACAAGTAATAAAGAAAATTTTGAGAAATTTTTAGGATTTGTTGGAATGACTCCTTGCAAAATAAAAGATGGCGATAATTTTGCTATGGGGCCAGATGGTGAAGACTCTGATATTCAATGGAATGAAACTATTGTTTATGGTGAAAATTATAAATACAAATATAAAGAAGTTGAAAATATTTCCAAGCAAATAAGTAAAGAGTTAAAACATTATAATCTCAAAAATAAAGTTTCATATAAAAAGTTTTTAAATGAATAAAAAAATTATAGTTGAACATCATTTATTTGTTAGATGGGTACCTGAATTATCTACTATTGCAGTTTATGATGGAGATGACCCCAATGCAAATGACTGTTTCATAGAAGGCACTTTTTGGGATGATGATCTTCCAAGATGGATGACCCAATTATTAGAAAATATTGATCCTGGTTTTAGAATACCAGTAGAAGGACTTGTAAAATTTTCTACAATAGAAAAACGAGATGAATTTATGAAATATGCAGAGGAAGTTGCATATGCAGATGGTGAACTAAAGGAAGATTTGGAAGATGTTGAATAAACAAATTAAATTTGATTCTGAAGCTAGGGCTTCTATTAAAAATGGAATGGATAAACTGGCAGATGCAGTTAAATCAACTCTAGGTCCACAAGGAAGATGTGTAGTCATTGGTAATTGGGATAATGGTCAACCTCATATAACTAAAGATGGTGTAACTGTTGCTAAATCAATTCAATTATCTGATCCTTTTGAAAATATTGGTTGTCAATTAATTAGAGAAGCAGCGTTAAAAACACTTTCTAGTTCTGGAGATGCAACAACTACTAGTATAGTATTTGCTCAAGCATTTTGTAATCAGATAGAAAATGATTTAGCTGATTATAAAGTAAATATTCCTGAATATAAAAATGGAATATGCGATGCTAAAAGAAAGATTGTAGATGAATTGAAAAAGATGTCTACTAAAGTATCTGAATCTGAAGATATTTTAAATATTGCAAAAATTTCTGCCAATAATGATTTTCAAATTGGTGAATTAATTTCTAATTGTTATAAGTTAGTTGGAAAAGATGGAGTAATTACTGTAGATTTTAGTAAAAATACTGAAACTACTACCGAGGTAGTTTCTGGTATGCAATTTGATCGTGGTTTTCTTGCTCCTCATTTTGTAACTGATGAAGCAAAGAATCAGTGTATACTTGATCATCCTTATATTTTTATTTCCAATCAGAAAATATTAAGAACTAAGGACATAGTTTCAATTCTTGAACCAATTGCAAAGTCAGGAGAAAGTATTTTGTTAATTGCGGAAGAGTTTGATGATGAAGTACTTGAAAATCTTAAACTTAACAAATTGCAAAATATTTTAAAGTGTTGTGCAATTAAAGCACCATCATTTGGAGATTATAGAAATCAATTACTTGAAGATTTAGCCATTTTAACTGATGGCACTGCAATTACTTATGATTCTGGAATTGAAGTTCATGATGCAACTACATTGCACCTTGGTAGGTGTCAGAAAGTAATTGTTACTAAAGATACTTGTACTATTATTGGAGGAGAAGGAGATAAAGCGGAGATTAACAAAAGAGTTGAAATAATCCAAAGTAAACTCAAAGAATTAATTGCATCTCCAGATCCTAACGATTTTACTGAAAAGTTTTATAAAACCAGAATAGCTAGACTTACTGGAGGAGTTTCTACAATTCATGTAGGAGCTACTACGGAACTTGCTATGCGTGAACTTAAAGATAGAATTGATGATGCAATTTGTGCTACTAAAGCAGCTGTAGAAGAAGGAATCGTCATTGGTGGAGGTATGAGTTTCTATAATATTATGAAGTCCATTAAAGAGAAGTCTGTAAAGACTAGCTATGATCTTGGGTATTGGGCAGTTGTAAAGAATCTTGATTGTATTGTTAAGCAAATAATTACCAATGCAGAAGGAGATTATGATGAACTAAGTAAACAATTTACTAAAACAAAGGGGTATAATGCACTAAATCGAAATATTAGAAATCTAATTAAAGATGGAATTATTAATCCAGTTAAATGTGAAAGACTTGCATTTGAAAATGCAATTTCAGTAGCAGAAATGTTTCTAATGTTAAATTGTGTTGTTGCAGATGAACCTATTAATCAATTAGTTATTTAATGAAAATAGATTTAACTAACCAAAATCGTTATGGAGAAGCAACTTATTTAGAGTATTTTGCCAATGATCTATGGCAATTACACACTCCACACGCTTATAGAATTATTTATGAGCCGGATAATACCACCGTATTTGCAATAGATCCGTCCGGTGGTCCTTTCCTTTCAGTAGGAAGTAGAATACAGAATAAAAAGATAACTGCTATTTTTCGCAGTGGTTTAATTGAATTAAAAAACATTGATAAAATGGAAAGTATAAAGTATTTCTACACACCTGCCTTGCAGGTTAGGAGTTTTAATCTTTTATGTAATGGAGATGGAGAAGTAATTGAATCCGCTCCTGATTTTGGTGGAACTTATGTAAAAGATTTGCCAAGAATGGTTGTTTGTAGTATTTATGATAAAGAGCATAAAAAGATGTATTTTGGAACTGCTGTTTGCTCATCTAAAGATAATTTCTGTAGGAAAACTGCTAGAGAAATATCTTATAAAAGGGCAAAAGAAAAACCAGTTCATACAATTGATGTAGATGATTTGGACAATATAGCAGATCTTTCAAGAACTACTGTGCAATTAATTATGAATGCTGGACAATGTTTGAATTTGTAGTTAACGGAAAGATAGAAATTGAGAATCCTGATGATTTTGCAAAAGATTTTCAAGAACTTCTTCAAAAACATAAAACTTCATTTCATGGACAAAATGCAATCTACAAAATCCCCGACTACGTTGATTTCCAACGAGTGGAAGAAAGTGGAAATCCCTCTGTTTAATAGTGTTGTTTATTTTTATAGAGGAGATTACGATGATTTTATAAAAATTGCAAAAGATAATAATTTTAATATAGATTTTGAAAATACATCTTCTTCTGCTGATGGTTTGTCTTTTAATTTTGACGGAGAACAATTAATTTGGGTCCATACAAACGCACCTAGTTCTGTAAAAATTCATGAATTACTTCATGCTGTTTTAAATATTTGTGACTCTAGAGGAATTGATAGAAAAGATGATGAAGTTCTTTGTTATATGTTAGAATATTTAGTAAAATCTTTATAATGAAATATAAAGCATATACCGATGGCTCCTACCAAGAAAGTGTAGGAGCTGGAGGTTGTGCTTCCGTTATTTTGGACGAATCAAATAAAGTGATAAAATTAATTTGTAATGGTTATAAAAATACTACAAATAATAGAATGGAAATACGAGGAGTAATACAAGTTTTAAAGTATTTTGAAGAACCAGTTGATATAGAAATAGTTTCAGACTCACAATATGTAATTAGTTCAATAACTGGAGGTTACGCTAAAAAATGACTGGAAGAAAAAGATTTCAGTAAGAAGAATTTAGATCTTTGATTTGAATTAATAGATTTAGTTGAATTTCATAATGTTACTTTTACATGGGTAAAAGGTCATAATGGAGACAAATGAAATGAACTAGCAGACACATTGGCAGTTGTAAGTGCTAGGTGTTTAAATATTTCAGAAGAATGAACGCAACAATCGTCGTAAAAAAGATTGGAAATCATTGGTATCCAGATATTAATCATGATTATCCAGAAGATTTAGTTCTAGATGAAAAAATAGAGAAAATATTTTCAATGGTAGATAAATATCAATACGGAATAATTAATCTTTATTTTTTTGAACAATATGAAATTATTGAAAGTGGAACTTTACAATTTGATGAAACTGATATGGTTAGATTTCTAACTACTGATGATGATCTCCAAGTTTCATTTTATATAAATGACCACAGATTTCAAGTGTCTAGTAATCTTTTGGCTTTATTAGAATCTCAATACAAGTTCAACTTTCAAGATAACCTTTATAAAATTGATTTTTGGTAATGCCAAATAGGTATACGGTTTTAGTTGAATTAGTAGCGAAAAGAGAAGGACAATATACAAATTACGTTTTTAAGAATTTAGATGAACCAGAGAATAGTTGAGATAGATATATACAGGTAACTCGACTACCTAACTGGGAATGTTATGAGAAGATGGACCTAGGGGTTCAGGGTTTTTTAACTTTTGAACCCGTGGAAGCTGGAGCTAAATATTATAATGCAAATTCTTTAGAATATGCAGTTTATAAATATTCTGGAATTTATTTTATAAATTTTGTAAAAGCTCCTGAAAAACAACAAGATATAAATTATAAATTTTAATATGGAAAATAAAATTTCAGATTTCGGAGAAGTACTTAATGATGCAATTAAAAAGAAACAAGATTCAGTAGATAATCTTGTATGAAAAAATGCTAATGGCTCTACTGTTAAGCTAATGGATATGGAACCAAGCGCTCTTAAAAAGGCATATGAACATAGTAATAGTATGTTAAATAGTACAAATAGGTATTCTCCTGGTAAATACCAGGTTAGAAAAAATATTTGAAATATGTATGCTAATTGTAATGCAGAACTACTTCTTCGATATATTTTAAATGTTTGTGAAATTTCAGAACTAAAAACAAACAAAAATATAGTTGATTTAGTTAATCTTTATAGAGCGGAAAAGCATATAAAAGACTCTGATCCAGTAACGGTTATTTTTGAACATTTACCAACGATGTTTGAAAATGTTACAATTGAGAAACTTGTACGGGCTTGCTTGGATTCATTGGAACCATTTAACAAAGGATTGGTTTCAAATAATTTTATAATTTCTGAAGGTATTTGGTTTACTGATGCTGAAAGAAAAGATTTAACTGAATATGACGATGATGGCAATTTGAGAAATAGACTTGATGTTATGAAAGAAAGATTATTTCTTAAAGATGTTAGATTAAGAGTTGATCCTAAAGGTTTGAGTTATAATGAGTTTAGAGCATTAATTAATCTTGAACCTTATCAAAAGTTTTCTACAATTCCTAGTTCAACTCTAGAATTACTTAGAGATAAAGTACTACTTGCATTGGATAACAATCTTGAGTGGCATATTCAAAAGTGGACAAAACTTATAAAGGACATTGAGAAAGTTGCCGAGTGTAGAGAAATAAAATTGAAATAAAATGATTATAAGAGGACAAGTTGTATATGTGTATGATATAGAGGTATTTCCAAATCTATTTACTTGTTCTTGCATTAATTCTGAATCTAAAAAATCTGGTACTTGAGAAATTAGTCAAAGGAAAAACGGTCTTCCAGAATTAATAAAAGGTTTTCTAAATAAAAAGATTATGTGGTGTGGATATAATGAAACTCATTATGACGCACCTATAATTAGTTATATTTTAATGAATTATGATTCATTAATTAGAATGCCTATTTGAAAAATTACTGATGAAATTAAAAAGTTTAGTGATTTGATTGTTAAATCTGGAGACGATAAATTTGATTCTTGAACTAAATATAAATATGCAAATTTATTTAAGCACTTTGATTTACTAACAATGATGTTTTCAAAAAAACTCAGATGTAGTTTAAAAGCGCTTGAAGTAACTATGCAGTATTCTAAGGTTCAGGAATATGATGGTGATTTTGAAAAACCGGTTCCTGTTTCTGATATTGATAAAGTAATTTCATATAATCTAAACGATTGTGGAGCAACTCTTCAGCTTCTAAATTTAAAAAAATCAGATATTGAATTAAGAATTTCTGTTGAAGATGAATATAAAATTAAAGCATTAAGCAAAGATGGAGTAGGAATTGGAAATGAAATTCTTAAAAAGAAATATCTTGAGTTTTCAAATAAAACTTGGGACGATATAAAGGATTTGAGGTCTCCTTGTGAAAAAGTTGAACTCAAAAACGTTATATTACCTAAGATTAAATTTGAAACAAAAATATTACAAGATTTGCTTTCAGAAATGAAAACATTAACAGTAAGTCCTGGAATTAAAGGTTGAAATAAACAGTTTTATTTTTGTAACTCGTTGATTTCCATAGGAGTGGGCGGTTTACATAGCCTAAACAAGCCAGAAATAATTGTGCCAAATGATGATGAATATTTAATGGATTATGATGCTGCGTCTCTATATCCTTCATTATTAATTAGCTATGAATTTTATCCACAACATTTAGGAAAGGAATTTCTTGATATTTATTCTAGAATCAGAACTGAAAGAATTGAAGCAAAACATAATGGCAACAAGGTTAAAAATGAGACTCTTAAACTTGCATTAAATGCTGTTACAGGCAATATGCAAAATGAATACTCTTGGTTATATGATGTTGAATCAGTTATGAAAATCAGAATGAATGGGCAACTTTTTTTGCTTAAATTAGCAGAAATGTTGGTCCTTAAAACTGATTGTAAACCAATACAATATAATACTGATGGAATTTTTATTTTGTGTAAAAAGAAAGATAAAAGTATTATAGAAAATATAATAAAAGAGTTTGAACAATTTTCCTTGTTAACAATGGAAGGTGAAGAATTTGAAGCAATGTACCAATTTGCAATTAATGATTATATTGCTGTTAAAAAGGGTTATTCTGAAACAAAAAATCCTAAATTAATTAAAAAGAAAGGATTATTTATTGATGAAATTTCACTTGGTAAAGGAATGGCGCCAATGATAATTCCAAAAGCACTTGTTAATTATTTTGTAAATGGAATTTCTCCAGAAGAATCTCTAAAAAATAATACGGATATACGTGATTATTGTACCTACCAAAAAGTAGATAAAAAATTTAAAGTTGAATATGGTGGACAACTTGTTACTCATATAAATAGGTTTTATATGTCTACTAATGGTAAGCCACTCATTAAGTATGATTTACAAAATGGAATTAAAGTGAGACCCACTTTAATTTGTGCTGATTCTCCAGTAACAATTCTCAATGATTTTGATGATTTGTCTACTAGTGGAAAAAATGTAAATTATAATTATTATAGAAAAGAGATTTATAAGATTATTAATCAAATGGATACTAAACAATTAAGTTTATTTTAAAAGGAGGGTGTTGACTTATCGGACTAGATAACGGATTATTATGTGTAAACGCTCCAAAAACAAAAGAATTTGAAAGTTTTCGAGATGAATACCATCAAGAAAATGAAGTTGAAATTTGTTATTGGAGAAAATGTTGGGATTTTCGAAATGAAATAATTAGTTCCGGTTTAGGAATTAGTTGTTCAGAAGTTCATAATGACCCAGAAGATTGGATTCTTTTAACTATTCCACAAGTAGAAGAATTTAGAAATATTTTAGCTAAATATACTGATATTGAATATGTTAGAGAACATAATTGGGGTTCTATTTGGATTGATAAAGAACTTGTAGATATTATGAAAACTGAGTTAAAAAGATTAGATAGTTTCCTGATGTTGATGAAACAACAACCAGGATTGAAAGTTTATTTCTATGATAGTTATTAATGGATAGAACGGAAAGGCAAAAATTAGGGATTAAACGATGATTAGATACTGGTGGATGTGCTTCTTGTGTATTTCCAACTGGATTTGGAAAAACTCGAGTTGCTCTAGATATTATTGATTTATTAGTTGAAAAAAATCCTGATATTTTTGTTTTAATTGTTGTCCCAACTGAAATATTGAAAGAACAATGACTTGAAAAAGTTATTGAAAGAAACCGATTAGGAAATTGCCAAATTGAAATTATTAATTCTGTTATTAAAAAACAATGAGAATGTGATTTGCTTATAGAAGATGAGGTCCATCTTTTTGCAAGTCCTTCATTTTCAACTATTTTTAATGTTGTTAAATATAAATTAATTTTATGTTTAACTGGAACTTTAGAACGTTTAGACGGAAAAGAAGAATTAATTAAAAAGTATGCTCCAGTATGTGATAAAATCACTATGGACGAAGCTGTTAAAAACGGTTGAGTTTCTCCATTTACTGAGTATGTTGTTATGATTAAAACCGATTTAACTGAATATAATGAGTTGAATAAACGCTTCAATGCATATTTTAGTTATTTTGGGTGAGATTTTCAAACGGCTATGAAGTCAGTTCAGGACGTATTTTTTAGAAGAAAATGATGTAAAGAAAATAATTTAAATTTTAAAGAAGCAACCGCAATGACTTATGATTGAATGCGTTGTCTACGGTTGCGAAAACAATTTGTTCAAAGTCATCCAAAAAAGATTGAAATTGCTAGAAAAATAATTAATGCACGAAAAGATAAAAAGATTTTAACTTTTAGTGCTACGATTGCAGATGCAGAAAAAATTGGTACAGGACTTGTACTACATTCAAAACAATCTAAAAAATTAAATGAAAAAATTCTGGAAGAATTTAAACAAATGAAATCTGGAGTAATTAATTCTTCTAAAGCTCTTGTAACTGGTTGTGATATAGAAGGTTTAGATACTGAGATTATTCTTAGTATTAATAGTTCTAAAATAACTAAAACTCAATCAGTTGGTAGAGCAATTAGATTTTCCCCAGGTAAAAAAGCAGAAATTTTTACATTAATTATTGCTGGTACCCAGGAATTTGGATGGTGGCGAAATAGTAAAACTTCATCTAACTATGTTATAATTGACGAAGATCAGTTAGATGATATATTAGCAGGTAATGAGATTCAAAGTAGAAAAATTGACGATAATTCAAATATTAATTTTCGATTTTAATTTTTAAAATGAATCTAGGACTTATATTAAATCTGATGGCTCAGTATAATTTGACCGCAGATGAACTTTTACTTGTTTATTTATTTTTCCTTGCACAGAGAGAGGAAAATGATGGCTTAGGTCATGGTGAATTATTTGCTCATTGATATACAAATGGTGGAGCTGAAAGACTCCACGATTTGTTTGAATCTTTGAAAAATAAGAACATTATTGATAAGGATTGTAAACCAAATGGCCCTTCTGATGTAGAGTTTAACAAAACTTTTATTAAAGGATTCATGAAACATTCTGATGTTCTAGGACAAGAATTATGGAATGAATATCCTGATTATAGCATTATACGAGGAGTTAAATATCCTTGAAAGAATATTGCTGGTAGAAACAGCACGTTTAACTCTCAAAGTGATTTGTTTTACTTTTACGCAAAACAAATAGGAAATAATATAAACAAACATAATGAAATTTTAAATTTGGTAAAATGAGCTAAACAGAATGGAAAGATAAATTGTTCATTGAGAGAATTTGTTATTAGTCATCAATGAGAACAATTACAAAGAGTTAAAGACTCTGGAGGAGAAGGTGAAACAGTTGAATCAATTTTTATAGATGAATAACGTAGATCTTCTTTTTCAAAAAATAAACGAAGGTAGAAAAGGTAAAAATATTGGATTAAAAACTGGACTTTCAAAAGTAGATAAATATACTGGAGGAATACAAAAAGGTATTTATACTTTAATTAGTGCACCTAGTGGTGGTGGGAAAACTTCATATGTAATTTATAGTTATATATATAGACCCCTGAAGGACTATCCTGAAAAGGATTTAAAGTATATTTATTTTAGTTTAGAGCTTTCTGCAACTGTATTACTTGCAAAATTATTATGTTTGTGAGTTTATGAGGAATATGGAGTTATAATTCCATATTCCATTGCAATGTCTTGGGAAAAACCTATTTCAGATGATTTATATTTCTACTTGGAAAAAGGAAAAAATTGATTAAGTTCAATTTCCAGTAAATTAATTATTTATGATAAATTTTTAACTGCCAAAAAATTCTATTCTACGATTATGACAAATCTGGAAGAATGAGGCCATTTTAATGAATCCTCTGATGGCAGAAGAAAAATTTATGTTAAAAATAATCCAGAACAAATAGTTAGCGTTGTATGTGACCATGTTTCATTAGTAACTCCAGAAGGAGGAAATACTAAAAAACAAGAGATTGATACAATGTCTCAGTATGCGGTTAGTTTACGAGAAAGGTGTGAAGTTTCTTTTTATATGTTACAACAAGAAAATAGAAACTCTGTAAATATGGATCGCATCAAAATGGATTTAACAGATACCGATGCTAGGGATCTTAAAGATACTGAGTGTACTTTTAATGATAGTGATAGATATATAGCTATATATTACCCACTTAAGTTTAAACTTAAAACAAAAGCTGATTACCCAGTTATTTGTGAAGATCAAGGTGATGGATTTACTGGATTACGTCACATCCTTCGTTTTATTAGAATAGTTAAAAATCGATATGGAGAATCAGAAAAATCAATTGCAGTTGGTTTTTGAGGTAATGCTGGAATTTTTCGTGAATTACCACCAGCTAACGAAATAAAAGATTTTTCTCTCTATATGCATTTGGACACAGTTCCTTCAACAGAAAATGAGATTCAAAATGAAGTAGAAGACAATACTTCTGAAAATGATAAAAAAGAAATTGTTTATAAATTTTAATTTTTATGATTGAACTTCCAAAAACTAAAATTCCTGCTGAAACACAGGATCCTAAATATTTAATACTCTTTGGATTGCCTAAAGTAGGGAAGACTACTGTTCTTGCTTCTCTTGAAAATAATTTAATTCTTGATTTTGAAAACGGATCATCTTATGTAGATGCGCTAAAAGTAAAAATTAATTCATTAAAAGATCTTAATGAAGTTTGTAAAGCTATTAAAGATGCTGGAAAGCCATATAAATTTATTACAATTGATACAATTACTGCTGTAGAAGAAATGGCTAAACCATTGGCAATTAAACTATACCAAAATTCTCCGATGTTTTCAGATAGATATGCAGATGTAAAAAATCCTGCAGAATTGCCTAACGGTAGCGGCTATACTTTCTGGAGAACTTCAATTGAGAAAATTATAGATATGGTTGCTTCTTGTGCTCCAAATCTTATTATTTGTGGTCACGTTAAAGATTCGGCTCTTTCTGAAAATGCAACAAATAATCTTAAAACTCTAGATTTAACTGGAAAAGTTAGTAGGATTCTTTCAGCAAAATCGGATGCTATTGGCTGGGTTCATAGAGATGAGGAATCAAATCTCTGTATTCAGTTTGGAGCAGATGGAGAGGTTCTTACTGGTGCTAGACCAGCACATTTAGCAAATAAAGATATTATTGTAGCAGAACGTAATGAAGATGGTACTTTTACTCCTCATTGGGATCGAATATTTCCTTCACTTGCTAATTAATGAATAATCAAAATATTACAACTCTACTTCCAGATATTGAATTAACTGAGAATAAATTAATTTTAACAAATAATGCAGTTCAACTACTCGGTATTCAATCTGGAGATAGAGTTTGTATTAACTATTATATGGAAAATAATCAACCTATTCCATTAATTGGGACTCCTGATATGTTTGGAATTAATGATGGAAACAAGTTGACTAAAACTAATACGGTCTCATATAGAGGAGAACAAAATAAATTTTTACAAAAATATGGAACCAAATTTGTATTAGAAAAGTTTAAATCTGGATTTAAACTAAAAAATGCAGAAACAAATAGTTCAGAAATTTCTTTAACAATTATTAATAAATAATTATATGAATTTTAATATTTCAACAACCGCCAATGCAGTAGAGAGCGGGTCAAAATTCCTTTCTGCAGGTATTCACAAGTGTACTTTTCAGGGACTTACAAAGGATGTACTCAATTCTCAAAATGGTCAATCTTATAATGTAATGTCTCTAAATTTGGAAATTGAAGATTATGGTGCTTTTACTCATAATTTCTTCGAACCAACTAATGATCAGAGAACTCAGTCTACTTATGGAGAAAACCCTTCTCAAGTAGAGCATTTTATGATTGCTATTAGGGAGATTTTGGAGGCTTGTGATTCTAAATTTAAGGAACAAATTGATAATGGCACTGTTAAAATTGCAGGTACTTTTGATCAAGTAGTTAAAATTCTTCAGAAACTCACTGCTCCATATATTGGAAAGGAAATGGATGTTAAACTTGTTCCTTCTGGTAAAAATAACTATAATCAAATTCCTGGATTTCCTGCTAAGATTACCCGTAACGGGGCTCTTGGCATTGCTACTAGATTTATTGGTGAGCCTGGTAAGGTAGTCCTCACACCTTCTGAAACCAAGAAAATTGAAGCTGCTAAGAATGCTAAGCCTACAGATATGGCTTCTAAGAAAACTGGTTCAGAGCTTCTTGAAGGTATTTCAGTAGATGCCAAAGACGATGATGCAGTAGATGATCTTCCTTTTGATTAATCTAAAATAATGAATTATGGATATGCAAATGCCCATAATTCTAACTAAAGAACTAATTGAAAAGAGGGTTTCTCAAGAAACATTAATTTCTAATTATTATGGAGTTCCTATGCAGAAAGGTCTATTTAAGGCTAAACACCGAGTAGATCATCATGCTACCGTTGGTTATTATAAAACCAAATCTGGTAAAATCATTGTAAAAGACTTTGGCTCAAATTATTGCGGAGATTGGATTTATGTTGTGATGAACAAATTTAATTGTTCATATGAAAAGGCATTAATGATAGCTGCTAATGATTTTGGTATTCAAAAATATAATGAATTACCTAAAAATCCAGTTAAAGAAAGTAAAGTTGTTTTAGATGAAAAAAAGGAAGCCATAATTAGAGTAGAAATTAGACCATTTCAACAATATGAATTAGATTGGTGAGCAAAATTTGGAATTACAGAAAAGACCTTGAAAAAATTCAGGGTCTTTTCTTGTAAAAATGTTTTCTTAAATGATAATTTATTTCATCTTGAAACTCCTAATCAGTTAGTTTTTGGATATTATGGTGGAATTAAGAATGGAGTTGAAAAGTGGAAAATTTATTTTCCAGGAAATCGAAAGCTAAAATTTATTTCTAATAAAGACTCATCTACGTTACAAGGGGCCATTAATTTACCAAGAAAGGGTGGAGATTTGGTAATTGTTCAAAAATCACTTAAGGATGTAATGCTTTTATATGAATTTGGGATTTCTTCAGTAGCCCCAAATAGTGAAAATGTTTTTCTTTCTGATGAACAATTAATAAAATTAAAATCTAAATTTAAAAGAATTATAGTTTGGTTTGATAATGATGCTCCCGGAAAAGCATATTTAGAAAAAATTAAAAAAGATCATCCAGAATTAGATTGTTTTTATATTCCTGGAGATTTTAAGGAAAAAGATTTCAGCGATTTTTATAAAAAATATGGAAAAGATGAAGCGATGAAGTTTTTAAATAAATATATATTAAAATGCCAAACAATTCCAGAAAACGAGGCATTGCCTATGAAGTCAAAATAATGAATGAATTGAAAGAATTAGGATTTAATGTTGGTACTACTAGGAATTATTCAAAAGCAGAAGATGATAATAAAGTAGACATCTATTCTATTGATAATCAACTTCCTATAAAAATTCAAATTAAAAAGACTCAAAATACTCCACAGTATTTTGCAATTCGTTCACAATCTACAGTAGATCCAAAAGATTTTTGTTTGGTTTGAAACAAACAAGTAAAGAAAAATAAAAACTTTTGTTCAGAAGGCGAATGTGTTATTATGGACAAAGAGTTATTTTACGATTTAATTAAAACTAAATATGGCAAAGAAGAATCAAAATAAGTGTGTAGTAACGTTTAAACAAGCTGGTAGTGAAATTAAAGTTACATTTATTCAAGATGAAGGTGAAATTAACTACCAAACAGATTTATCTAAGTTTGCTAAAGATAGAGAAGATGAAGTTCATTTTTCAAATTTTCTAGCTGGATTTTTTCTAGCAACTCTTTCTGCTTGGTCTAAACAAGAATCTCAAAAGAACGCTTCTAATGAGGTTTCAGAGTCTGAGGTAAACAACACTACAGAAAACTAAAAATAATTCGTCTAAGGCCACGTAAAAGCCTTTTAAACAGATGGAAATAAGATATGATTTAATACCTCCACATGGACTAAACGAAGTTAATAAAGTATTTAGTACCAAATTGGAGAAATATGAAAAAAATAAATGGAAAGACGGAATTGCTTGGAGTGAAGTACTTTCCAATTTAAAAAAGCATCTGATTGAATATGAGCAAGGTAATGATTTCACTGATGATGGATTGTTAAATATGGCTCATGTTGCTGAAGATGCTTTAATTTTATGTGAATATTATAAAATATATCCACAAGGAGATGATCGGGATTTATCTAAAATTAAAAATTGCATTATAGGTTGTGATTTAGATGATGTAATTTTTGATTTCCATAAAGCATATGAAGAGAAGTTTAATACTAAACTTTCTGATTATTGGAATGGAGATTATAATATGAATGATAATCTAGAAAAGCTTCAAAAAGATAAAGAGTTTTGGGTTAATCTTCCAGTTAAACAACAGGAAATTCCTTTTGAAATAGATTATTATATAACCGCAAGATCAATTCCTATTGAATGGACTCAGGAAGCAATTCAAAAACATAATCTTCCTAAAGCACCAATTATTTCGCTTGAATGGAACCAATCAAAATTAGAAACTCTAAAAAAATTAGGAGTTTCAATTATGCTAGATGATAAATTTAGCACTTTTAAAGAATGTAAAGACAATGGGATATTTTGTTATTTAGTTGATAATCCGGCAAATAGACATTATAATGTTGGACATCATAGAATTAATAGTTTGTCCCAATTAAAATATTTAAAATAATGAGTGTAATTCATTTAGATTTAAATAAATTTCAAATAATTCCAATTGCTGATTCTGCTAGAAGATTAAAAATTAGTGATGATGAATATTTTTCTCCGTCATATGGAGAATATATTTCTAATTCTAGATTAAAATATATTAATCCTGAGGAAGGTGGTAATTTTCAATTATTTAAACATCCTCCAAAATTTACAACAACTTCATTAAAAAATGGCACCGTAGTTCATGCACGCATGCTAGAAAAAGAAACATTTTCTCTTGCTGAAAAGATGCAAAAACCTACAGCAAAACTTGGTGAAGTAATTGATAAAATTATAAAATATAGAAAATCTGGAGATACAATTTATAATTCTATTAAGAAAGCTTGTGAAGAAGTAGACTATTATTCTGAAACTTGGGAAAAGAAGATTCCAGATATAATTAAAAAAGGATTTTCTTATTATATGAAAGCCAAAGATTTAGATGAAAATACTTTTACTCTAGATGATAAAAATTATGAAATAGCTACTAGTGCAATTGCTTCTCTAGAAGCAAATAAAGCAATTATGAGTAAATTACATCCAGTAGATATATTTGGCTCTCCTATAAAAAGTTATAATGAGGATGCCTTGTTTCTTGATTTTGCTGTTATTTATAAAAGTAGAGTTGCTATTTTAAAAGTAAAAGCAAAAGCAGATAATTGGAGCATTGATGAAGATGGTAAATTGCTAACAATCAACGATCTAAAGACTTCTGGTCATTTTATTGATGGATTTATGCGAGAAACTGGTAGTTTATATACTTATCATTATTATAGGCAGGCAGCATTATATAAAACAATGCTTGAAGAGTATTGTAAAAAAGAATATGGTTATACGCATAATTGGAATTTTGAATTTAATTTTTTAGTTGTACAAACTATAGGTAATTATGCATCAGCTTGTTATAGAGTAAGTGATTCTTTGCTTGAAAAAGGTAAAAAAGAATATGAAGATTTATTAAAACGAGTGGCAGCATATAAAATATTTGGTGAAGATGCGGATATTGAATTTTTCAATGGACGTTCTAAGAGTTAAAGCATATACTCTCTGGGACGCAAGAAATATAGCAAAGGAATATGGTTTCGATCATGTTTCCAATGTAACAAGGTTTTGAAAGAAAGCAGGTAGTCCTACGGATGAAAAGAAATTAAAAGCCTTTCAAGTGGATATGTTTTATAAATTTCCTCAGCATGCAAAACCTGGTGATGGGTATGTAATTACTCTAAATCAAGGAGTTCATATGAAGAAAAATCAATGGAAAATAACATATTATCATAAAGGTTGGGTTCCTGGGATTACTAAATTATATGAAATCCGTTTAAAATCAGACGGTACTCTGTTAGCTCAGGCAAAAGAGAAAGTTAGAGCAGTTAAATTAGCTAAGAAGTTAATGTCCAAGTATAGAGAGCCTATTGTTGGTAATCTAGTTATTAGACTTCCTAATCCTGAAGCTAGATGTTTTGAAATACATCATACTGATACTGCAAAAGGTAGATATTTAATTTTTGGAATTTCTAAAAAGAAAATATATGACGAAGTACGAAAAGATTTTTAATGGTCTTTTAACTCCTATAAAAGTTTCAAATAGTTTATATAAATGTGAAACTTTTTTATATTCTAGAACTTTGGAAGAAAAACAAAATCTTTTTAAAAGATTTAAGTATTGAACTACTAGTTTACATCCGAAAGACCTTCAATTTGGAGAATATTTTCTTTTTGAAAAGGGAGATAATGAAGTAATTGTTCCAACTGTAAAATGTCCTTTATATGGAAATCTTGCTTATATAGGAAATGGTGTTGCGTTTTACGATATAATTCATGATAAATTTTATTCTAGAAGTCATACTCATAATGATTTCATAAAGAAAATGATAAAAACTCATCCTAGAAAATATTATTGTGTTATAATTGATTGGGGAATTCCAAAAATAGAAGCTCAAAATATGGAAGCAATGTTTATATGTTGAGCAAAAGAAATTCTTGGTAAAAAGAAAAATGTTAAAAAGTTTCATTTTGATATAGATGAAATGATAAATAAGAAAAAAGAAGATATAGAAACAATTCAGTTTTATTTAAATATTTCAGAAAGTAATTATGTTGGTAAATAAACGAGACGGAACAAAACAAGAATTTGATTTTAATAAGATTAAAAAAGCAGTTAAAGCTGCTTTTTCTTCTTGTGGAATTGAAAAAGAAACTAGAATAGATCCAGTTATTTGATCAATTAAAAATAAATTGGAACTAGTTGATAATGAACTAAGTGTAGAGAAAATACAAGATATTGTAGAAACTTCATTAATGCAATGTGGTGAATATAAAGTAGCTAAATCGTATATTATTTATAGAGAGGAACATAGGCAATTACGAGAATCTGCTGAAAAGAATTTAATTTTTATAGATAATTATATTCATTCTGATAATACTGCAAATGCTACAATTGATGATAATTCTAATGTTTCTAATCATAATATAGCTGTTTTAAACGCTGAAATTCATAAAGAAAATAATCAAAATACCAATTATCGAATGCTCGAAAATGAACTTCGAAAATTATATCCAAATTTTGATTATAAACAAATGATGAATGATTTTAATACAATTGCTTATCTTCATGATTCTAGTTCTCAAATTGGAATGCCTTACTGTGTTGCAATTACAATGTATCCTTTTCTAACCCATGGAATTAAAAAACTGGGGGGTCTTTCTGCTAAACCAGAATCTCTTGAAAGTTTCTGCGGAATATTTATAAATATGGTATTTGCAATAGCTTCTCAATATAAAGGGGCTTGTGCAACCCCTGGATTTCTGCTATGTATGGATTGATTCTGTAGACAAGAATGGGGAAATGATTATATTTATCATTTGGATGAAATTATTTCTCATGGAAAGAAAGATCGTACAATAGAAACTCAAATTCTTCAATATTTTCAACAAGTCACTTATAGTATCAACCAGCCTGCTTCAGCGCGAGGAGGTCAATCAGTTTTTTGGAATATTTCAATTTTTGACAAAGAATTTTTCAATACCATGTATGGAGAATTTTATTTTCCAGATGGTTCTGCTCCAATATGGGAAACTTTTAACTGGTTACAAAAGAAATACTTACACTGGCTTAATCAAGAGAGACTTAAATGTATTTTAACTTTTCCAGTTGTTTCTGTAGCTCTTATTTATAAAGATAAACACTTTATTGATCAAGAACTTTTTGAATATGCATGCCAAGAATATGCTGAAGGAAATTCATTTTTTACTTATATAAATGATTCTCCTGAAAGTTTGAGTTCGTGTTGCCGCTTAAGCTCGAAAATTTCAAAACCTCAATTTAATTTTACTAATGGTCAAATTGGTGAAATGACTGGTAGTCAGAACGTTATAACTCTTAATTTTAATCGTATTATTCAAGATTGGTATAATTCGATGAAAGTTAATGTTTCTGTTGAAGAAAAATCTGGAAAATCTTCTCCTGAGTTTATAGGAAGTTTACTTAGAACTGACAAAAATCTTCAAGAAAGTTTGAAAGTATATTTAACTGAAATTCTAGAAAGAATTTATAAATATCAAACTGCTTATAATTCATGTCTTAGAAGACTCTTAGATGCTGGATTATTAACTACTTATACTGCTGGTTTTATAGATCTTAAAAAGCAATATTTAACAATTGGTATTAATGGGCTAAATCAAGGTGCTGAATTTCTTGGTTATCAATGTAATAAAAACGAGTCTTATAAAAAATTTTGTAATTTAATTTTTAGTACAATTAAAGAACAAAATCAACTTCATAAGTCTAACTCATTGATGTTCAACACAGAATTTACACCGTGCGAATCGGCTTCTATAAAACTCTATAATCGAGATAAAAAAGACGGTTATTGAGTTCCTAGTGATACTAATTTGTATGCTAGTTATATTTATAAACCAAATGATCCAAATATTTCTATTTTAGATAAAATTTATCTTCATGGTAGAGATTTTTGTGGAGACAATCTGGACGGCGGTTCAGCAGCCCATATAAATATTGATTCTCATCTTTCAAAGGAGCAATATATAAAACTTTTAACTTATGCTGGAGAAGTTGGATGTAAATATTTAACTTTTAATGTTCCAAATGCAGAATGTCAAGAATGCGGTTTTATAACAAAAACTCCAATAACTAAATGTCCACATTGTGGTAGTACTAAAATTGACTACTACGATCGCGTAATTGGGTAAACGTTAATTGCCCCCATTGCAGGTGACTACAATGGAAAACACCGAATTTGCTGGAAACTCCTAAGAGCCCATTTGCCTAAATGGAGAGAAATCAGAAATAAGTAATGGGATGGTTCATGGTGAAAACCTAAAAACTAAATAATGGATAATCAGCCAACATTATAAATAAGACTCAAATATTTTTGGTATTCTCCCAAAAAATTTGTATATTTGTAAGGTTTCAACGACTACCAAGGTGCACCTAAATAGGTGAAGGTATAGTCTATTCCTAATGTTTTATTTAATAATGTTTTATAGAAATGTTGAAGAAAATTAAGCAATGTGAAATTTGTGGTATTACCTCTGTATATAAACGAATAGAATATGTTACGGAGGCTGAAAAATATTTATGCGATAAACATCGTATGCAATTTTCAAATCATGGAAAATTTTTTGATAAATCTCCTAGAGGAATTTTTGATAAAAATGAAATTAGAATATATACAGATTACGCAGAAATAGATACATATGATCAATATGGAAACGTAGTAACAACGTTTAAGATTGATTTGGATAACGTCGATTTAGCTAGATCTCGAAAATGGAGAACTGTATTTAAATTAAACAAACCGTATTTATTTTCTGGAAATCAGCATATATCTAGAGTGTATTTTCATCGATTAATAATTGATTGTGATAATATGCAAGTAGATCATATTTCTGGAGATACTTCAGATAACCGAAAGCAGAATTTAAGAATTGTTACAATTCAGGACAATATGAAAAATTTACAAAAGAAGTCGAATAATACTTCTGGAATTAGAGGAGTTTCTTTTGACAAGAAAAAGAACAGATGAAAGGTTGATTTTACATATGAAAAAATTAGAATTTACCCACATCCATTTAAAGAAAAATCCGAAGCAGTTTATTGCAGATATTGTTTTGAAAAACAATTACTTGGAGAATATAGAAATACATCAAACGATTCTGAATACATGAAATATATAAATTCTCTCACAGATAAGCAAAAACATACTATAGAACAACACGTTAAAGAAAAACTGGCGAAAGCCGAGGTACAAAAGATTTAACTAAAATTAAAAATTGGAGTGCTGGAAGGCAGCAAGAACAAAAAACTAGAATATATTCACATATTAATTAATTAAAATTCTTCCAAAATATATTTTGTATTTTGGAAGAATTTTTGTATATTTAATTAACTAAAAATTAATTAATTATATGACAAACAAAAGTAATTTAACACAAGCTAAAAAGGCAAAGAACGATGAATTTTATACCCTTATTTCAGACGTTGAAAAAGAGTTAAAACATTATAAATCCCAATTTGAAGGGAAAGTAGTTTATTGTAATTGTGATGATCCAGAAGAAAGTAATTTTTGGAAGTTTTTTGAACTTAATTTTGAAGAATATAAACTTAAAAAGTTAATTTCTACACATTATGATGCTGAAAAACCTACTTATAAACTAGAACTTTCTGCTGATATAGATGGAGATGGAAAAATAACAAAAGGAGATATAGTAAAAACTCCACTTAAACAAAATGGTGATTTTAGAAGTGAAGAAAGTATTAACTTATTGAAAGAGAGTGATATAGTTGTAACTAATCCACCGTTTAGTTTGTTTCGAGAATATGTTGCGCAATTAATAAAATATAAAAAGAAATTTTTAATTATTGGTAACAAAAATGCTATTACCTATAAGGAAATCTTCCCGTTGATTAAAGAGAATAAATTGTGGCTTGGTTATTATTGCCCCAATGAGTTCCGTTTGCCAAATGGAGATACAACAAAAAAAGTCAATGGACTTTGCCGTTGGTTTACCAATCTTGATATTAAGAAACGCCACGAAGATTTGATCCTTTATAAGAAATATACCGCAAAAGATTATCCAAAATACGATAATTACGATGCAATAGAAGTTGGAAAAGTAGCAGATATTCCAAAAGATTATAATGGTGTTATGGGAGTTCCAATTTCATTTTTGGAAGTTCATAACCCAAAACAATTTAATATAGTTGGGTTAGGTAATTCTAGAGATAATTTTATTCCGAATAAAGATTATATTAATCCTAAGAAGCATCTTCTTACTGGAAAAATTTGTAATGGTAATGCAATTAATTGTGTACTTGCTCTCAATACAAAGGTGCAACCAAATAAAATTTATTATACTTCAGATAATTCTGATTATCTAATTGCGCCATATGCTAGAATTTTAATTAAAAAAATATGCAAGGAGTAAGAACAAATTTGGTACAAATAGATTCTGTAGGAAATATTCCAAAACCTTATACTTTCGGTGAAGAATATATAATTTTTCCAAAATATTTTTATAGAAATAAATATGAAGGATTTCGATGATTAAATAAAGTAGAGTATTCTGGAAAATTTTCATATAGATTTTATCCTAGTTTTTATGTATTTAAAATATATTTTTCTAATATAAAAACTAAAGAAGAACAAATAATTAATATTTCTACAAATTTTTTTGGAATGTTAAAAATAAAATATTGAAATAATCTTTTATTTATACAGAGAAAATTTTGAGAAACTGCAACTACTATTATTGCTCTATTTTCGTTAATATTTGGAATTTTAAATTAAAAAAAAGAAAAATGAAAATAACACAAACGAAAATATCAGTTAAAGATTTAACTGAAAATTATATAAATACAAATGAAGACGGATGTTGGGGACTTAATAAAAAACTCAACATCCGTCCTGCGTATCAAAGAGAATTTGTTTATAAAGACACTCAAAGAGACGCCGTAATTCGCTCTGTTAGAGCTAATTTCCCACTTAATACTTTTTATTGGAGTAAAAATACAGATGGAACTTACGAAGTACTTGATGGTCAGCAACGTACATTATCCATTTGTCAATATGTAAATAAAGAGTTTTCAATTAATCATCAATTTTTTCATAATTTAACTTCAGAGGAACAACAACAAATACTTAATTATCAAATAGATGTATATGTTTGTGAAGGAACGGAAGTTGAAAAACTTGAATGGTTTAAAGTGATTAATATAGCTGGAGAAAAGCTTACAGATCAAGAACTTAGAAATGCAATATATACTGGTAGTTGGCTTACAGATGCAAAGAAATATTTTAGTAAACAATTAGGTCCAGCGTATAATTTAGCAAAGGATTATATGAAAGGTAGTCCGATTAGACAGGATTATTTAGAAACTGCTCTTGAATGGATTTCTTCCGGTCATATAGAGGATTATATGGCAGAGCATCAAAAGGATCAAAATGCATCTAAATTATGGTTGTATTTTACACAGGTTATTACTTGGATTTCCTCCGTATTTCCAAAATATAGAAAGGAAATGAAAGGACTTGCTTGGGGAGAATTTTATAATAAATATCATCAAAATGATTATGATACCGATCTACTTGAAAAAGAGATAGTTAAATTAATGATTGATGATGATGTTACTAAAAAGTCTGGAATTTATGAATATTTGTTGTCTGGAAAAACTCTAGAAAAAGTTCTTAATATTCGTGCGTTTACAGAAAGTCAAAAACGTTCTGCATATGAAAAACAGAAAGGAATTTGTCCAAAATGTGGAAAACATTTTGAAATTGATGAAATGGATGCAGATCATATAACTCCTTGGGTTTCAGGCGGTAAGACTACTACTGAAAATCTTCAAATGCTTTGTAAATCTTGCAATCGTACAAAATCAAATAAATAAATGACTCTAAAAGAACAATATTATAATAATCCTGAAGATGACGTTCATGCATTTGATAATATTTTTAATTTTATAGATTTTTGTTATAGAAATAATTATACTCCTGAAAATTCTATAACCGAAATGGATAATGAAAAAATTATAATATATAAAAAAGGTTGGCCTCAAAAACCTCAAAATGGAAAATTAAATATACAAACAATTTAAAGAATTAATATGGACTATTTAGTAATACTTGTAAATTGGAAAAGAAAGTTTCGCCGAGATACGTATTTTAACACTTATATTGAAGCTGAAAAGTATGCAAAAAGAGTTGAGAAATCTCATTTAGGTTTATATGCTTATGTGGTTTATGTAGGCCCAATTTTAGATTAAATTATGCAAACAATACTTAATATAATTTTTATAATTTGTGGATTTCTAGGAGTTTTAGCTTATTTTGAAGTACAGAAATTAACTGAACTTGTAGAAAAGATTATAAATAAATTAAAAAGAAAGTAATGGAAGTAATTATTTATATAATCATACCTCTTATTATAATTATACTTGGAGGTATATGTATTCTTTTTGCCAAAATTGAAACTATTAAAAAATTACTTAAAAGACCTGAGACGAAAAGTTCCGATACGACCGAACAAATAAAGTTTATGAGTAAATTGAATACCAATTTACAATCTACTGTTGACAATCTAATAGATAAAGTAAAACTTCTTTCTGCTAAAGTTCAATTATTAGAAGAAAATAAAAAAGTTCCTACAACGAATAATTATAAAGCATTGATGATTAGAACTTTAGATGGTATTAAACAAATAAATGAAACAATTTTAAATGAAGTTTCAGAAAAGGGATATTTTATAATTAATAGTTCTCCAGATGAAATATTATATAATTCTGAAAGAGCTAAAGACTGTAATTTACAAATTGAAATAACTCCAGAAGATAATCACTACATTGTTTTATTTAAAAAGAAAAAATATGATAATGGATAATAAAGAATATGTAAAGAAATTTGCAAATGAAATTGTAGACTTTTGTAGAAGAAATACTTCTGAACCAGAAAAGTCTCTATTTAAAATATTTGAATTGCTTCCAGATACAAAAGGAGATTTTAAATCCCAAGTTATATATTATAGCTTGCTTAAATATAATGAGTGTACGAGGTAATTATGGAAAAATTTTTAATTATTATATTAGTATTTATAGTACTTCTTTCGCTTTTTGCCATTTTTGTTTTAAAAGATAAAGAAAACGAGTTAGATAGTATGATAAAAGTATATAAACGTGAATTAGAACAACTTAAAAAGATATATAAAGTAAAAATTAAAGAATAATATGGTACTATTTATACTTATAATTATAATTATACTCATTGCAATATGTCTTTCAATGGACCTTATAAATCAGCGAGATATTCAAGATTTAAATAGAAATTTTATTGAGGCCTATACTCAAATTAATCGAGATTTTGAATTTCTTAGAAATGAATTAGATAAAAAACAAGATAAAAATGAAACAAATAGATAGATATATTGGGAATCTTTTTAATAATTTTACAATAACTTGTAAAAGTAACGGTCTTGATTTAACCAATTTGTTAGAAAATGAAAAATTTTATAAATCATTTAAACAAGTTATTCAAGGTCAAATGAGTTCACTTTTAATTAAATATTTAAACAATGACAATATTTAAATCTAATGGTGATGTAATTACTTGTACTGTAGAGGAATACAAGCAAATATATAAACCAACAATTGAAACTGTTAATATTCCAAATGTTTGGTTTCCAAATCAACCGTCAGTTCCTAATGATTGGACTATAACTGCTTCTACTACTTTAGAATATGAATAGAGAACAATTATGGGAATCATTGTCTATGAAACAAAAATCTGAATTATTATATTTGTTTCATAGATATCCAATTGAATTTAGAAAGTTATTTACTTCAATGCAACTTAATTTTGAAAATCATTTTCAAAAGATTTCTCCAGAATATTATACTTATTATATTAAATATTTAAAAGATTTTGAATAATGAAAAAGACTATAATGTTAAATGCAAAATTAGAAATTGATTCTAAATATGAAATTACTGATGAAGTAATTACAGATATTTTAAAAGGAATTGATTGTTGGTCAGATGTGCATAATATTGATAATAAATTATATAAATCAACTTTAATTAATCCTTATCAATATATTCCAAAAACAAAAAGAAATGGTTAAATATGTAGAAACTTTTATTGGACTTAGAGAAATTCCTGATGAAATCGCTTTATGTATAAATATTTCTGGATGTCCTAATCATTGCGAAGGTTGCCATTCATCTTATTTAGCTGAAGATATTGGTACTGAATTAACTTTTGAAGAATTAGAAAAATTAATAAAACAAAATTCTGGTATTTCTACAATTTGTTTTATGGGCGGAGATAATGATCCAGATTATATTTGGATTTTAGGACTTTTGTTAGAAACTCATTATCCAAATCTTAAATCTGCTTGGTATTCTGGAAAGCAAAATATGCCCGATTTAAGCCCTGAAAATTTCTTTAGAGGGATTCCCTTCAATTTTATAAAATTAGGGCCTTATATAGCCGAAAAAGGACCTTTAGATAGTAAAACTACTAATCAACAAATGTGGCAAATAGATAAAAATACTGGAAAAGCAACTGATATAACTTATAAATTTTGGAAATAATGCAAGAAGAACTTATAATTAATATTAAAAAAACAAATGAATTGGCAATAATTCCTAAATATGCTCATAGTACTGACGCTGGAATGGATTTAGTTGCTATTTCAATGAACGAAACCGATAAATATATAGAATATGATACTGGAATTGCTATAGAAATTCCAAAAGGATATGTTGGCTTAGTTTTTCCTAGAAGTAGTGTGTCTAAATTGGATTTAGTACAAGCAAATTCTGTTGGAGTTATTGATTCTAGTTATAGAAATTCTATAAAAGTTAGATTTAAAAAATTAAAGGACGACGGAGTATGTGTATACGTTCCTGGAGAGAGAATTGCACAATTAATTATTTTACCATATCCAATGATAGGATTTAATGAAGTAGAAAAACTTTCTGATTCTGATAGAGGTTTAGGCGGTTTTGGAAGTACAGGAAAATAATGAGATTTTTTAACAACGAAATATTTTTTTATAACGGATTATATCTTATTCATAGTCAAGGCTTTTGTCGAACTTGTTATTTTAGATGTAATTGTGATTGCAATCTTCCTAGAAATGGATATTCTGGTAATGCTTGTTTTGGATGTCACGCTGACTATAATTTTAAATTATGGAAAGAATAATATCTGAAATATTTTATTTTAAATCTAAAAAGATTAAAGTAATTAAGCAAGATGCTTTTAGTTGCAAGAATTGTATTTTTAATAAACACCATCGTTGTGAAAATTACAAATTAAGTTGTACACCTGAAGAAAGAAGAGATAATAAAAGTGTTATTTATGAAAACATTAATTTGTAGAGATTCTAAAGGTAAAATTAGAATTGCAAATTTAAAATTAACTCACCATCCTAAAATGGATGGGGAATATTATACTATTACTGGAGAAACTGGATTATATAAAGGAAAATTAGTTCCAAGACCAGGAATTTATATAGGAGCTGGTAGAGTAAAAAGAACTATAAAAGAACAAGCAGAATTAGAATTTAACGCAATTATAAAAAAATATAAAGATAAGGGTTATAAAGATATAGAAGATCTTGGTTATAAACAACTTAGTGATTTCGATCCAGATAAAGTACTTCCTAAAGAAAAGAAAGACCAAAATGGAGTTTTAAAACCAATGTTGGCAAAACTTATTGAAAGTGTTCCGAAGAGTACACTGTCTAAAGTAAAAGAGTGGTATGTCTCAAGAAAAATTGATGGTCTGAGAGCGGAACTATTTATAAATCAAGGAGTTCTACATTTTGGAAGTAGAGGTGGGGGTATGTATGATTATCCTACTAAACATATTAGAAATAATCCTAAATTGATTGAATATTTTAAGCAACATCCTGATTTAGTGCTTGATGGAGAATTATATTTAATTCAAAATAATAAACGTCTAACTCTACAACAAATTAGTGGTTGTGGAAGATTAGAGGATGGTCCAGTACCATATCTTTTGCATTATTATGTTTATGATATAGTTGATACTGGCAAGACTTTTGAAGAAAGATATAAAGTAATTCAAAAGTTTAAAGAAGATTTAAATTTGGGATTTGATCCAAATCGTAATTTCAAAGATGATGAGATTATGATACAAATACTTCCACAAGAAAAAATCCCAAATAACGAAAAATTAATGTGGAAGTTGCATGATAAATATGTTTCTGAAGGATGGGAAGGAGCTGTGCTAAGAGATCCTACAAAGAAATATGAACCTGGTGCTAGGCAGATGATTAAACTCAAAAAACGTAAGTCACAGGAATTCAATACAATAGGATATAAACTTGGACTTCGTGGAGTTGAAGATTTAGTTTTTAAAATGAAAACTGATGATAATAAAGAGTTTCTAGCTAAACCAGTAGGAAGTAAAGAAGATAAAGAAGCACTTTTTGCTGATATGAATAATATAATTGGCAAAAAAGCAACGTGTACTTATTTTTATTTGTCTGATGATGGAATTCCACTCCAACCCGTGTGGGAATCTGTTAGATTGGATAAAGATATTTAAAATTGGAATAATATGAAGGAAATTGATTCAAAAATGCTTAATGAAGTTAGAAATAATCCAATTGCTCAAGTGCTATTTGGAGCAATGGGAATTACTGATAAAGAACTTGACAAACTTGATGAAGAGCTTAAAAAGAAGGAAAGTTCTGAAGTAGAAGAACCAGTAGAATGTGAAAAATCAAGTTGTGATGATCTGAAGAAAAATAATAATGAACATAATTCAACTCTAACTAAAGAAGAAGTACTTGCCATTCTTAAAGAATGGGAATCTGTTGAAAAAGAAGTATATAGACTTGATAAAGAGTTTGGAATTAATATTTGGGATTCCGATGATGAATCTATTTATAATAAATATAATAAAATCATTAGAATGTTTCTTGATTCCCAGTTTGGAGTAGAAGCTGCTGATATTCTTGAAGATTGGGTATTTGGTTATGATAAAGATAACCGTCCTAATTTTGATGATGTGTGGTATAATATAATTAATGACTAATATGGATTATACAAAAATTAAAGAATTGATTTTCAAATTGTTGAAAGAGAAGTATCCAAGTAGTTTTGAATCATTTAGAGCTACTTTTGGAAATATTACAATTTCGTGGTCTAAAGATGCTACTTATACTGTAAATCAAAAGCCTTTTGATTCAGATGATCCTGAACACGGGCCAGCAATTATGATTTATATTCCAGAAAAACAGCGTAGCGTTTTTGGTGGTTGTCCGTATTTGCAGATACCACTTACTAACAAGGAATTTCTTGAACTTCAACTTATTCTAGAAGAAGTATACCCTAATTGGGTTCAATTAAGAAATGATGATCTAGAAAATACTCTCCGTAATCTAGTTTCTCCATCTGATTTTGATCAAGCACAAGAGCAAATTTTGGATGCTTAAAGATTTTGTGAAATATATTCAGGAGGATGAAGATATTCTATATGGATATTTTCTTCCTCCTGATTTGTTTGGATTAACTTCTGGAGTTGATAAATATGTTTTAATTACAAAATACGCATATAAACTTCCAGATAAATATAAAGATATTCCAATTATTCATTTTCCTATTCAATTGTATTTCAAATATATAACAAATAATGATTTAACTGCTTGGATATTAAGTTGTTTAGATAAAAAGTATATTATAAAAGAGCATGTCAAATTGTTAGTTGATTTTGATACTTTAAAAATCAGAAAAAATATAGATGATACGTATAAATTATTGAGTGATTTGCTTTATAGAGATTTTGATGTTTGTAGTATAACAGAAATAAAAGCGATTTATTCAAAAATTTATAAATATTTAGTCTATGCTAATCAAGTGATTGATAATCATAAAATTATTAATTATCACGTAGTTGGTCCTGGTTTGGAAAAGATTAATCAAATAAAAACTGGTTATATAAATGATTGTTATTCAGAAGTAATTAAACCTGAAATGAATATGTTAATTGCTAAAACTGAATTACTTAGAAAAAAGGAAATTTTAAAAAAGTTGAAAAATGAAATGTAAAAAAATTTTGGATTTTGGAGCTACTTGGTGCTCTGGATGTAGAGTTTTAGCAGAAAATCTTAAAAAATATGATAATCGAGTTCCTTTGCAACATATTGACTGTGATACTGATGACGATATACCAACCAAATATGGAGTCAGAAATCTACCTACTTTGGTTTTTCTTGATGGTGAAGATCAAGTCATTAAAAGGCACGTCGGAGTAATAACTCTTGTACAATTATATGATATTTTAGATGAAATCGAAAGCAAGTAAAATACTTGATCAAATTCTGATAGAAATGTATAAATATTCAGTCCCATCTTTAGATTTAGCTCCTTATTTTAACAAGGAGAAAAATATAAAATGTGTGGATTATAGATATCATTGGCTACCAGAAGAAATTCAATTTAGTATAGAAAGAAGAATTTGTAGAGAAAACAAACTTAAAAGCTATGATTGTGAACGAATTCATTCTAGTTTAATTCTTGGTGCTTCTCCAAATACTTCTTATAGAAATTGGTTTAAGAATATGATTCGAGAACAATATAACAATACTGAATTTTATAAAGAACACAAAGAAGAAATTGATTATACTTTAAAATGGGGACCTTATAGTGGAAAGTTTATCTAATTTTAATGTTAAAACGTTGGAAATAGGAGGATTAGGAGCTGCATTACAAGCTCTTAGACTTCCTTTTAGTAAAGAATGTAGAAGTAATGTAGATTTTAAATTAATTACTGAAAATGAAATTGATTTAATTCAATATAGAACTGCTATAACTTTACAACCAAAAGATTTGGAACTTATGCAAATTCTTCTTAAAAGGGGAGATGAACACGCAAAAGTTCTTCGTGGAATAATTGTTTGATGTGAAATTAATGCTCCACGATTTTGATGGCAAGAAGCAGATACATATCACATTGGTACAGACAGACTTAGTTCTGAATCTACAATGCACGTTGATTGTAAAGGACTTTCAAATGAAGAACTAGTTAAAGCAAAAGAAGAACTTAAAGAAGGTACAATGCAAAAAAGAGTTCAACTTTTTAGTTATCAAACTCTTAGAAGAATTTATAAACAAAGGAAAGATCATAGACTTCCTCATTGGCATAAATTCTGTGATTGGATTAAAACTCTACCTTATAGTAAAGAATTAATTATAAATGGCTTGGATTAAATTATATGAAACTTATAATAAAGTTAAAAAAGTTTTTATAAAACCTAAATTATATTTTAAATTTGGATTGTGGAGAAACGATCATTGTTTGCCTGTATGGAGACATGGCCCAATAATTAAGTTATTTCCTAAAAAGTTTATTTATAAAAACTCTTATCAAGTTAGATCTGGTTGTAATATAATAACTTATAGGAAAGGAGATAAAATGAAAAATGGAAAAATTGCTGAATGTGATTATGGAGACACATCTTATCATAAACTTCCCGGAAATTTAAATTCTTGGGATAGAGTATGGAATCGTGATTTTAGGAAAAAACTTAAAAAATGGCATTTAAATTGGATTAAACCGTATTATCAACTTCCAATTTGGTTATCTTTTTATATTTTTAATCATGATTTTGGTTGGAAAACAAAATGGACTTCATATGATTTTCGTTATGAATATTCTCCTCAATTTACAATAGTTATTTTTGGCTTGTCTTTTTCATGGTGGCTTAAATGTCCCGGAAATGACGCTGCAAACGATAATTTTTATTGGGAAGGTATTCTCTATTATCTTTATGGAGAAAAGCCGTTAGATCTCAAATATGCGATTAATGGAGTAGGAAAATGGACTACTGTAAACACTGATCAAAGGTATTCATATTGGGGATTAAATAAATGTTTCATTAAACCTGAATATTGGGATGAATATGATAAAAGTTTAATGGAACTTGAAGCACAAATAAATAAAAAGAAAAAAGATGAAACTTAGTAAAGATTTTACTGAACGATTAAAACAAGTTCTTATTTCTCAGGGAGTTAACGAAATTATTTTTGGACTAGATGTTTTTGATGATATGGAAGAAGATGAATATTTAGTTTTTAAAACAATTTTTAATAGATATACTGATGAATCTAGAACAAGCAACTAAACGATTATTGATTAGATCTCCTTTTTATGGATTGTTTTTACTTTCCTTAAAAAGGAGATTTGCTATACCTAGTGATGATTGCAAAACTGCGTATGTTCATATTAATGGAATTAATTATGAATTAATTGTTAATGAAGAGTTTTGGAATTCTCTAGATAATGATGATTGTAGGCTTAATTTACTACAACATGAATTACTTCACATTTGTCTGAAACATTTAGAATTTTCTGATAGATTTCCTGATTCTAATAGAGCAAATATAGCTGAAGATTTAGAAGTTTCTAATTATACTGGATTTATTTCACCCGGAGGTTGGTATATTTGGGAACATAAAGAAATGCCCCCTAGAGCTGGATCAAAAGTATATTATGATTTGTTACCTAAATCATCTGGTGATCAATCCGGCCAAGAAGGTGGGCAAGACGCTAACCAAAATAATCAATCTACTAGTAGTGGAAAATCTAGTGAAAATACAATTGATGATCATTCTAAATGGGGAAATTATAATCAATTATCTGATAATGAAAAGAAATTGATTGAAAATCAATTAAATCACATCTTAAAACAAACGGCAGAGCAAGTACAAAAAATGCAGGGAACAATTCCTGGAGAACTTTCTGAAATAATTAATGAATTGTTTAAACAAAAACCAGCAATATTTAATTGGAAAGCTTATTTTAGAAGAATGCTAGGAACAATTATAGATGTTGATATAAAGAAGACTAGAAAAAAAGAATCAAATAGATTTCCAGATGCTTCAGGACTGAAACACAAAAGGAAATCAAATATATTTCTAGTAATTGATACTTCTGGAAGTGTTTCAGATAAAGAATTATGCGATTTTTTCAGTGAAATAAATCATATTTATAAAGCAGGAGCAAAAGTAACAATTTGCGAATGTGATACTAAAGTAAATAAAATTTATGATTATACTGGAAAATGGGATGGAAAAATAAATGGCCGTGGAGGCACAATACTTAGCCCGGCAATAGAATATTTTAATGATCACCGAAGAGACTATCAGACAATAGTCTTATTTACTGATGGTTGGATAGAGTCAAATCCTATAAAAGTGCTAGGACAAGCAATGTGGATTATAACCTCAAAAGGAGATCATACAAGACAATTTCAAGGAAAAACTTTATATATACCAAAAGAAAATGCAGAACGAAATTAATTTACAAGAATTTAAAAGGATACTTAATTATTTAATTGATAATAATAGAAAATTAGTAGATGAAGGAAAATACCCAATTACCGTTGGATGTGAAGGCTTACCAGGTTGCGGAAAAACCTCAATAATTGAACAAATAGCCAAGGAAAGAGGAATGACTTATGTAAAAGTTTCTCTTAGTCAAGTTGAGGAAATTGGAGATATTTCTGGATTTCCTATTAAAGAGTATAAAGTTAATGAGTTAGATGAAAATGGAAACATTATTTGTACTAAATGGGTTCCTCAAGATACAATGTCAACTTATTTTCAAAAACCTTGTGAAACTTATGAAATAACTACCGAATCTAGAATGGCATATGCACCGCCTGCGTGGCTTCCTAGAGAAGAAAATCCAAATGGAATTCTAGTTACACTTGACGATTGGAATAGAACTAATTCTGTTATAATGAATTGCGTTATGGAAATTATTTGTACTGGAAAATATATGACTTGGGAACTTCCAAAATATACTACTCTAGTACTTTCAAGTAATCCTGATTCAGGTGAATTCAATGTACAATCTCAGGATAGTGCAATTTTGACTAGATATGTTAATTTTCCAGTAAAATTTGATGTAAAGGTTTGGGCTGATTATGCAGAACGAGCTGGTATAGATGATCGTGTGATTAATTTTGCTCTTTCTTATAGTTCTGAAATTTTTGAATCTAAAGATGGAGTAAATGTTGTAAATGCACGATCTTATACAATGTTTGGAAATGCGATTTCAGGTATTTCTGATTGGTCTAAACCTGAAAATTTATGTCTTATTTTGGATATTTCTAAAGGTTGTTTTCCTTTTGATAAAGATAATATAATTGGAGGATTATTCACTACGTTTATAGCTAATAAGTTAGATAAACTTATTTCTCCAAAAGATATGTTATTAAAGAGTTGGGAAACTGTAGCTCCTCAAATTAAATCTTGTGTTTATGATGGAGATATGTATAGACCAGAAATTGCTAGTGTGCTAGCTACTAGACTGTTGAATTATTCAATGGTTTATTTTGAAACTAAGGGTTGTAAAAGTGCGGTAGTTCAAGACAGACTACTGGATATAATCAACTCTAAGGATAAACTTTTTACTGAAGATTTAATCTTCAATGTAATTAAAAATTTAGCAACTAAATATGCTGCTAAAATGAATAAAGTGTTAATGATACCGTCAATTAGAATGAAACTTTTGTAATATGTTATATTGGTACGAAAATAATGCATATGTAGGACTTTGTACTAGCGATTGGGAATTAATTAAAAATCATTCTAGAACTAAAGATTTTTATGATATTTTTAAAACGTGGAATAGAACAGACAGAATTGTATTTCCAACTGATATTTCAGATCCTAAAGCTTTAATGGATCAGTATTCTAAGTCTATTGCTGTTGGAGTTACAGGAAAGAAGATTTATTTTCATCCTAAATCTAAGTTTCCTAGATTTAAATTAATGGGAACTGATTATAAAAGAACAATTAAACCAGATAAATGTGATTGTATTGTAATTCCAGAAGTTCCAGAGAGATGGATTTCTATGTATCCAAAAATGAGAATTTATAAGGATAAATGTAGTGATAATTTATTTGGTATTTCGAAAGTAATTTATGATTCTCGTTTTGTCGATGAGCAGCATTTTTTAGAATGTATAAAACTTTGGAATAAAGTTGATTTAAAATTTGTTCAAACTACTTATATTGCAGAAGTAAATATGGAAAATTCTTTTGCAATAGATATTTTACTTGGAAAATATACAAAACCTATAATTACTGATACAATGTTAGATTTAGAAATTTCTAAAAGTTTACCCATTATAAGTGAGTCAGATATAGACTCAATTGATTCAATGTTGAGTTCTACTGATCAATCTGTAGTAGAAATGGGATTAAAACTTTTAACTGGATTTAATGTTTTTGAAACTCCTACAATTATTAAAACTCTGCTTTATAAACATTGGAATGTTGTTAATTCAAATAAGGCTTTAAATTCTGTAGCAGTTAGAAAAATGTTAAATTCAGTTGATGCAGATAGGAAATATATTGGTGCATTTCCTAATTGGGCATATGCCTTAGCAGAACCTGGTGATAAATTTTCAGATTATGAAATTGCTCAGGTAGGAAGATTATTAAAACCTTTGTTTAAGGAGTATGTTGAAAAGAATTCTTTTAGACTAAGAGAACCAAATGCTCCTTTTATCCCTAATATAAAAATTATAGTTGAGTAGAAATATTATTGCTATTGCTGGATTAAAAAATTCCGGTAAAACTGAAGTTGCAAATATGCTAGATTATTTATTGAATAGTCCAGCATGTTTTCGTAATTATTGATGTTATAAACATTTACCAAAATTATTTAAACGTTGACATAAGGTAGCTTTTGCTGATACTTTAAAACAAATGTTGGCATCTTTATTGAATATAGATATTTGCAAGTTTGAAGATAGAGAATTTAAGGAAAATACTGATATTGAACTTTCAACTTTAAGATTCTTTAAAAATCCAGTAAGACTAGGAGATAGGAATTTTATTAAACTTCTTCAAACTGAAGATACTTTAAAAGATTATTCTCTAACTGTTAGACAATTAATGCAGTATTTTGGTACTGAAATATGTCAAAAATATTTTGGTAAAAATGTTTGAATAAATACTGTTTTAAATAATCCTAAGAATCTAATTATTAGTGATTTAAGATTTAAAGCCGAAGCAAAAGCAGTTAAGAATAAAAATGGAAAATTAATTTATATTTATAGACCTGGAATACAACCAGGAAATCATGCTTCTGAAAAGGAAGTTATTGATTTGTTGAACGATAAAGAATTTGATTTTATTATTAAAAATGATTCTAGTTTAAAAGTTTTGTTTTATAAAATTAAAACATTGTTAAGATATGTATAAATCTAGAATTTATTTTAAAATATTAGATCCATATACAACCATTGTTTATATTTATTTAATAGATGCTTCTAAAATTGTTTATTCTTTTGAACTTTGTTGTAACATTTGTTGTAAAAAAATATGGATTAATAATTTTCAAAAACGTTGGATGGATTGTGTTGAGATACAACTTCCATGGTTTTGAATTTATAAAAAAGATTTAAGATTAGATGTTGGCGGTGTAAATACAAGATTTCAAATTACTTTAGATAAATATAAACCTGATCAGGTTTATCATTATTATGATGAATCAGTTTCTAGTAATGAAGAATTGGAGGCACTTTTAAAATTTATTTAATGATAATTTATAGAATATATATAGTTCCTAATATAGATCTTTCCGGCTCTAGTATTGGAGTTATTTATGATCCTGATAATCTTTTTAAAGTAGTTGCTTATAGAAAAGGCCCAGATTTTGAATATGATCCTGAAAAGAATATAACTACTTTAAAATTAGATGATGATCTTATTGAAATTTTTCCAGACCATGAAACTATAAATCAGATAAAAAAATCTAAACAAATTAAATTGTTAGACAGATACACAGATCCGGTTAGTAGAATTGTAGATAAAATTTTTACAATTAATTTTGATACAACTAAAGAGAAGTTTTTAAAATATTTTAATTTAAAAGAATAATATGACACAGATTATAGGTATGACTTGTTTATTAATAATATTATTAATAGTCATAGGTGGAGAAATGTATAATCAAAATAAAAATAAAAATAAAGAATAATGAAAATTTTAGCATTTTTACTTATAGCACTTATTTTTATAGCTTGAATCTTTTTATGATTTGTTTGACCTACAATCATTTGTTATAATCAGGCAAATAAAAAGAATCTTTTTGGGCACTATAATTGAATTAGTGTTTTCATAGGTTTATTTTTTAGTTGAATAGGAGCAATTGTTTTAATGATTCTTCATGATTAAAAAAGAAGAAATAGAACAAAAATTAAAAGAAAAAATTAATACGAGAATTTCATATAATAGTGATTTAAAAGAAGTTAGTGTTGACATTAGATGTGGTAGAAAATTAATCGCTAGTTGTGAATTTTTGTTAAAAGAACTTGATATTTAATGAGTTACAAAGATTATATAATTAGTAGTTTGAGAAGTTTATATACAAAATATGAAATTGCTGATAATGCAGTTTCTAAAAGACTACTAATGCACAAGATAAAATGTTATTTAAGTGATTTAAATAGAATAAAGTATGAAGAAAATAGCAATTTTGTTTATAGTAGCAGCAATGATGTGTAGCTGCGGAAATAGGAATAAAACCGAAAATATTGATAATCAAATTGATACTACGGAAGTAGTTGATAGTGTAGAATCTAATGATAACTTGTAATGATCGGGAATTTAAAATCTAAACCTGAAAGGGACAAGATTTATACAATCAAAGCATTATTTTGGCCTGCTACAAATTATTTATTAACTGAAGATTTACAAAGAATTAAAATTTGTAATGGAATTTATTATTATGGACATAAATATTTTAGATATTTTTGCATAAAACCATCTATTAATTTTCCAGATCAATGAGCAATTTTATTCGCTTTTACTGATGAACAAAATAAACAGGAACATCCTGAGTATGAAGAAATTGTGAGAAAATTAGGTCGTAGAATATAAAATTAAGCCGGGTAAGGAGTTATTTCCTTCCCGGCTTTTTTTAAACCCAGAAACTATAAATTATACTGGTCTAAATCAAAATAATGAGAAAATTCTCTAGTCATACCAAAATTTTCTACTAAAGAATGCATAAGATTCTCATTTCCAGTTAATACTGCACAAATATCATTATATCAATTAGATATCTGAGAAATAACTGGAGGGTCTAATGAGTTTATTTGTCCAAAAAGATTCCATATAGGACCGTCTTGGAAAGATCCTGCTAAAACTCCATATGATCAACGCCTTCACCAATTATCATTTTTAATTGGTTGATATTTAGTATTTTTCTTATTTCCTATAGCTCAATTAAGTACAAACATTAACAAAGCAGTAATAAAGTTATCTAACAAAAATAACGTAAGTAATTGTCTATGAACTGGAGTAGCTCATCATGATCTAAAATCTTCAGGATTTTCCTTGAAATGAATTAATGCTTTTGCTCCATTAACTAAATTGGTAACCATACCTGGTTGAGACAAACCTACTTTTTCCATATATATAATAGCTTTTCCGCTTTCTTTTTCTTCATCAGTAACTTCATCAGATGGTTTTAATATAAATGAACCATCATCTTGCATTACTTTGTATATTTGCTTTCCTTCTGGATTATCATAATATCTATAATGCACTATATTTGTAGCATGTTCTCCTTGTATATTTTGTTCTAAACGAGATGACATAAATGTTCTATACTGAAGTAAATAATGACCTAAAAATTGTTTTTTTAAAGCCATTTCATTTTCACTATTATAGTGACCATATAGTTTATCAGAATAATTTCGGATTCCTTGCAATTCAGCATCCGTATAAGCATCCCATAATGCAGGAATATCAGTATCTCCAACTTGAATATGCTCCATCATAGCGGGATTATTTCCGTTTTCTGCGTACAATTCTCTTCTCGTATTTAAATCATCTACAATTTCATTATATAATACTACGGTTTTTAAATATCTTTCATAATCTTCTTTTGAAAGATTTCTTCCTCCAGTTTTTAATATATTAAATCGTTTATCTTTATCAAAATGATATCTATAAACTCCGTCCTCATCTATATAATAAGCTTCATCAACTCCATCAGCAATCATTTTTGCTAATAAAATTGCATTTCTATAATAAAGATCTGGAAGTGAAGAAGTTATATAAGGAGATCTTCCTGAAAGATTTCAAAAATTCCATCTACCAGTTTTCATTGCATCTGCAAGTCCAGAAATATCCATATTTGCCATACCAAAATATGAATTTTGTTGGTATAACATGCCATCTAAGTCTAATTTATCCTCAGAGCCAATTACTTTTTCTAAAGCTTTTTTGTACATTTCAGAAGTAATTGAAGGATATTCATGAGAAATTGATCTAGTAACTCCAATCATAAGAGAAGTAAACATTTCTCGAACCATTGCACGAGAATTAAATCAAAGTTGAACCCCAGAAGCAAAACCAGTAATCTGGTCTATTAATCCCATTCATTTACGTAGAGATTTTTCAATGACACTTTTATTTTCATAACGAGTTTTGATATAATCGTTTATTCATTTTTCAGTCATACTCAACTTTTTTTCATCTCCATTAAATCCTCCTTGAAATTGATTCATAAATGCAATTCCGTTTTTAATTGCAGCAAAAATTGGATCATACTGAATTTGCCAGTATTTACGTTTTTGTTGTTGTAAATTATGGAGAAAAACATAATCTAGATTAAATGAATAATAACCTTTTTCATGATTAGACAATGCGTCTTCTCTAGTTTGTTCATCTCCATCTAATACCATATAATCAGGATGGGAAAATTCATCATCTATAGGGGCTTTAAATAAACTTCATACTTCTTTTATATCTTCCCAAGCTTTTTTAATAAGTCCCTGAGAATAAAGTCTTTCTAAAGGACCCCCTTTAACTAATGGAATATTTTCAGAGTATTCAATTCCTTCTTTTGTTTTTCTTCTTTGAAACATTTCCATTAATTTATACATAGAAGATTCTTCACCATACTTATTTGCAAATTCTGTTAATGAATAAAGTTTATATTTTTCTTTATTTTTTATAAAATAATCACTAAAGAATTTATTTTCATTCATTGTTCCAATATTTTGCCCCATTTCTTCATAGCATTTAAGAAGAATAGTCCTCCATTCTCTAGCAGATTTTATATAATCTCTACGTAAGGAATTCATATAAGAAGCCATTGTATCATTTACAGTTCTTGCAATTACGGAATCTGCCATAGCAGGTGCTGTAATACTTGCCCCTCCTCAAGTCATATCTTTTTCTCAGGTCAAATATTTTCCTTTTAATGCTAATCATGCTTGAAGTATATAATGTTTTGCAACTGAATCTTCATTAGCAGAAATATCGGTAGGATCAGTAATCTCTCCATTAGAATTAGTACAATGATTAGAATAACTTCTAAGTAAAGCCATAATTTGTTTTTCCGTAACTTCTTCTATTGTATTTGATTCGTCAGAATCTAAACTATTCAAAACATTTAAACGATTTTGATTAGGAGAATCAGTTAAAATATCTATTGCTATGTCTAATAATGCTCTAGCATCTGGTTGAAAAATATATTTAGTTTCTCCACCCTCTGTATAAGAACTAGCAATTCCTTTTATTGATTTCCTATGACGTATTGGAGATTTATCAGAATCTCTAACTACTTTACCTTCAGAATCAAACTCAGGAACTCCTTTATTATAAAAACCTCTCATTATGGTAGTCCAACTTCTTTGAAGCATTGTATTTCCAGCATACGTTTCTTCTCCTTGATTTATATTTCAAGCTCTAACTGATCTAATTGTTGCTTGTCTAAAGAAGTTAGTATTCGAAGTTATATATGCCATAGCTTTCATTAGAAGCATATTACCATATTCTGCAATTAAAACATTTTTGTTATCAATTCCTTCATCATCATAGAAAAATGCTCCAGCAACAGAAGTGGCGTGTCTGGAAGTTGTTATTGATTTTGCAAAATCATATCTAGTATGAAGATGCCTATTAGATAACATAACTATATCATACTCAGGTCTTCCGGCTTTTGTATTAGAAAATATAATAATTCCATTTGCTAAAAGTTGTTCATTTGAAATAATTTTTCAACCATTTTTAACATAAGGAATTAATTGAACTCTAGCTCAATTTCTTTGTTTGTCTCCTCCTAGTTTTTCTATATATTCATCTAAAATTTCAACAGAACCACTTTCTAAAACATCTACTAATTCTTTTCCTTGATTTAGTAGATTTACTTTATTTGCTTCATTGTATAATGCTGCATACGTTCTACATGCTTCTTCTATTTTATCTTCTTGTATATATAAATAGCCATTAATAACATCTCCAAATTCTATAAGTTCATCAGAATCAATGAATCTATTTAATCTAAGTTTTTTTCTAAAACCTAAATCATAGTCAGAAGTTTCTGGTTTAATATTTATTAATCGATCTTTTATATCCTGAACTGAACTTTCTCTAGAGCTTTCTGAAGAAGCAACGCTTCCATAACTAAGTAATTCTGGAGGAAATATTTCTCGTATCAATTTTGAAACATTTTCATCTAGATTAGATATAGAAATATTTGCTCTAGTTGGAATTCATTGATTAATTTTAGAAATAGTCATTCCTTTTATATGACGATTTCAAAGTAAAGTTAGCGATGGATATGAATTTCTACTAGCAGAAGGTTGTCATATATTTACAGTTTCCAAATCCTTAATTTTATCACCATCTTCATTAGTTTTTAAAATCATTTGAATTGGAACAATATGAATATTTGTATCATCTATTTTTATTCCTCATTGTTTGAGCATTTGAGCATAAACAGCTAATTGAGTAGCATATCCATGTCTTTGAGTGGAAGACATTCTATCATAAGGAGTTTCAGACGTTTTAAAATCATAAAGATGAATATTTCCATCTTTATCTTTTACTAGTAAATCAGCAAATCCATAGATTGTTTCAATTCCTTTTGTTCCAGTTGGATCTATAAAATCTTTAAATTTTTTGGAAACCTGTTTTGCTATAATTGGATATTCTACTTCAAATTCACAGTCTTCTCCATGGATTTCTTTCATTTTATTTACAAATGCTCTAGCTTGTTCATATATTGATTCTTGAAGTTCTGTAGAAAGTGAAGTAGAAGTAGGCATAGATTTGTCTAGAATTGCCGCCTCTAAACACGCGTGAATAAATTCTCCTTGTTCGGCTTTTCAATTAAGTATTTCTTTATAATGATTAAGACTTGCTTCTATATCTATTATATCTGGATTATTTTTAAGCTTTGTATAGATATAATTTTTATCAAAGAATTTACCTTTTAAGCATTTATCTTCTCCATTATAGTTAAATTTTGTAGAAATTACTGTTGAAACTCCAACTCCACCATTAAGTTTTTTATGGTTTTTAGTGACCTCTTCTATAATACTTCCACCATCTCCTTCAAAAGATTCAGTAATACTAGAATTATCAGTAACAAATTTACCTCTAGTAGAATCTTCCATTTCTTGTAAACTTGGATCAGTAATTCTAAATCTGATCAAAGGAGCAGATTTCTCTCCGGTATTATCCGGAGAGAAATATTGTTTCCAAAGATCAGACATGTTTTGATCTATAAATACTAGAAGATCAGAATAACTATCGAATTCTTCTACTATTCCATTATATTCTATTTTTATATTACATTTACTCATAACTAGCAGTTTCCACTAATTGTTAATTTGTTATTGTTTATCATTGCCCGAATAAGATTTCTCATATTTGCATTTTCTACAACCGTAGTTTTAAAATCTTTACTAGCGTCATTCATCATAGTTCCAAAACCTCTAATTATTTGTCCTAAATTGGCAAATGAAAGTGTTGGTAAGTCTTTAACTTCCATTTTTAATCCTAAAAGTCCGTTTACGATTGCGGCAATTCCATTATTAAAATCTGCATCTGTTTGAGATTTAGACTCTTCACTTTCAAATATTCCATTAGTAATTAGTTGATCTGTTATGTATGTTGCTAAAACTAATTCATCAGTTGAAGTTCCTGCAAAGCTTTTAAAGAAATCAGAGTTAGGATCCTTACCATTAAATGTTCTTTTATAGTAATGATCGTAAAATTGGTTGTCTTTAAGCGATTTAAGAAGATTGTTTCACATATCTTTATAAACATATTTACCAGTTTCTTTATCTTTATAATTATTTGCCACAATCGACATTAATGGAACTAATACTCTAGCAGGAGTTAATTCATCAATTGTATTCATATTTATATAAAATATTCCATCGTGGGCAAAAAGACTTCAGTTTTGCGCAGAATTTTTTTCTTCATCCGTTAAAGGTACTGATTTTCAATCATCTATACCGTCAAGTATTTTTATATAACCTAATTTTACATATTTTTGTAGCGCTTCTGTTAAAAACGTTTTTGTTCTAATTCTAGATGCCGATCCTGATTTTTCAGAGAAAAAGTGTGTAGAAGTGTTTGCAGATCCAAACATAGAAGGTTTTTGATTATAAACTACTCCACTAGTAAATGGTAAGTTAAATCTAAAATCTCCTCCAATTAAATAAATAGAGGTTTTATCAACACTAAATCCTATTAATCTGTTATCTATTTTAGATGTTATAGGTTTAATTACATTTTCTTCACTTTGTGCATTAATTTGAATTCTAGAACTAAGATTTGATGCAAGTCTTCATATTGAATCCTTTACTAAATTTTCCATAAAATTAGATTCGAATATATCTCGTTGTTTACTAGTTTTTAACGTATCTAAATTATTTAAGAAAGTTCAGTGTTTATTCATAATGGTATCATTATTCATTATATCCTTCACCATATGATCTCCAAATAATGCATTAAAACTATTGCTTGTAGGAACTCCTTTATTTTGTATTAAGTTATATAAATATAACATATCTTTTAATTTCATTGTATTTCCATAGAATTCAATTTCTTCATCAGCTATTAAATCATAAGCTAATTTTACAGTATTAAACTGGGATTTAAGTTTTGTTGAATTAGAAATATTAGTCATATCTATTCCTATAGTCAAATAAGGAGTACCTTGTTTTTGAATTGGATCAAATTTTTCTTCAGTGTGTAAATTACGAATAAAAGCATTATCTTTAAATCTTGTTTTTAATTGATGTAAAATGGTAGTATCCATTCATCTTTTGAATGTAGCTGAGCCTGAAGCAGTTCCTATATCTATAGTTCCATCAAAACTACTAGTGATTGGTGTATCATACGTTCAATCATTATCGTTTGCTGCAAATTGATTTGCAGTAGTTGGATAATAAGCAACTCCTTTTGAAAATTTAAACACTCTTTGATTTTCAGGAAGAGATTTTAAGAATCCAAATACTAATGCATCGGAAACAACAGAATTGATTATTTTATATTGATCATTATTAACTTTATGATATAAATAAGCATTATTTTTTCCATAAATTTTAATTAAAACGTTATTAATTAACTTCCAAGTAAGATCAGTATTATATTGAATTTTACTATTTTCTATTGCAAATTTATATATTTTAAACATATTCCAGAAGTTGTCAGATTCTTTCATCATTCTAAGAACATTACTTTCATGTTTTAATTCATCGAATAATTCAATCATCATCTTTTGAGTAACTTCATTAGTTAAAAACTCTTCTAAACTAAATTTATCAGGAAAACCTTCTCTTCGTTTTTCTTCAGGAACTTTTCTCAATTCATTGTTGAAATATATTTCTATAGCTTTAGTAAAGTTATATAAATCTTCAGAAGAACTAACTAAACCCTGATTACATTTATTCATTTTTCCTAAAATCTTATTTTCATCAGAAACAGGAATAACGTTTTCTTTAATTTTCGTTAAAACCGAAATATCTTGATTTCCGTTGTGTCTAATTCTATTAGCCATTTTATTTTTAAATTTTACGTCATCTAAATATGCTCTGATAGTATTTACATCTTCTAAAGTAAAATCTCTAAATGTAAGATTCTTAATGATTCTAGTCTTTTTAGGAGTAATCATATCCGGATCATCTATATCAGGTTCCGGCTCTGGCTCTTGTCCAAAATCAGGTTCTAAATCATCAAATCCAAAATCAAATTCAGATCCTTCATCTATTTGCATTAAAGAATCGTAATAATCGTCGGTTTGTTCATCGTCATTTCCTTGAAATTTACGTTTTTTTGCATTTAGTATTTTTTCTCTTGCTTCTACTTTATTATAAAAATCTTCTAGTGCTTTCAATGCTTCTTTATAATTTTCTCCTATTAAAAGCATATTAGCAAACTCTAGACGCTTTTCTATTGTGCTTTTTTGCTCCATCGGATCTTTAGAATCCTTATTTCCTTGATAACTACTATTCGGATCTTGAAGATCTTTTAAATATTTTTCATAATAATCTTTAGCAGGTTTATTAAATCTGAATACTTGTGCACCAGAATCAGTAGTTTTATATAGAAATTCTTCGCAATTTAATAACTCTATAAATCTTTGTTGATATTTACTAGAAAGTAGAGTACTATTTCCAGTTATAAAATCTATTACTCTTCCTAACGTTTTGGTATTATCAGATTGAGCGTATAAATTATTCTTCATCAAAGTATCGGCCAAGGTAAATCATGGAGAAGAGAATACATCAAGAATTTCTTTTATAGAATATCCAGTTCCAAGCATAGAACAAAAAAGATCTATAGTAGATTGAGAAGCATTAATTTTACTTAGAATTAATTCCTTAGCATTATCAGTCGCCGCACTTAATAGGGCAGAAAGCGCCATTAATACATCTTCTTTTGCACTTACTTCACTTAAATCATCTAATAATCCTTTAAAATTAAAAGTCCCATCAGGATTATTATATAATAAATCAAATTTAGTTGGAACATTTCTAACAAATAGTTTATTTTCATTTAAAGAAGTAAGTGCTTCATATAATGGTCTAAGATTAATATTTGCTAATATTCCCAATCTTTCTATTCCATTTAAATCTATAACTTTAAAACAGTATTTATCTAGTATTTTTAGAGCAGTTTCTAAATCTCTACTTCTAATTGAGTCTGCAGCTCTTAATACTGCTGCATTAACTACATTTGTTTTTTGTAAATAACTTTTAATAGAAGTAGCAATAATTCCAATTTCATCTTTACCTAGCATAAATTGCTCCTGCATAATTCCTTTAGAACTACCATTTCAAATAGAAACATATTTCTCTCGACCTCCAAGAGTAGAATTTTTTGCATATTTCTTAATTTCACCGAAACTAATTGGGTCAGAAGCACTTATAAAGTTTAATGGATCTCTAAATATTTCATATGCATTTATTACATTTCTATTCATTAGAGCAGCAGCAACTTTACTACTATTATCCATTTTAGTAGAATTATGTTTTTTGAGAAAATCTCCTAATAAATCAGTCAGATCATCCATGACATCTGGTTCGTAATTGTTGTCATTAACTACAATTATATTTTTACTTGCGTCAGGATGTTGTTCAGAGTCATTGAGAATTTTCTTTATGCTCTTAAACATCTCGTCATTATTCATCATATAATCAGGAGAATCCATTAACGCAGAGGCATTTACATAATGAGTTCCATTATAAAAATACCTACCGTTATTATTTGCTAAACCATTTCTAATTTCTAATGATAATTGATCTGGAAGATTTTCTTCAGAAACTTCATATGAAATATTTTTATTTGGAATGCTTAGTGTTGTACATTTATCTCCAAAATCTTCATATAAATCAGAAAGAATATCTAAATATCCATTATTTAGACCCAATCTCATCATATACGTTTTATCAATATCATAATCAGCTCCTTCAAATCAATGCATAGCACCAGGAATAAATACTTGATTACCTCCATTTCCAATAAAAGTAACAACCTTTAAAGACATACCAGACTGCATAGCTTGTGATGGAATACGAGTACCAAAATAAAGTAAAGTTTTTTCAAAATTTTTAGCTAAAAGTTCAGATCTTCTATTTAAGTAATTTTCTGATTGTTCTCTTTGCCAATTCTGTAAGCCATTTAGATTTTTTACTGCATCTTTTTCTTTTATATAATTTTTGTTAATTCCCAAAGGAATTCCATATTCTCCATTTCTATTTTTCTTTAATTTATTTTTGGCATAACCAAACAACATTTTAACATTATCTCTAGTAAAATTAAAAGTTGTTTCCTTAGAATTAAATTGTGAAGAATCCTCAAATAATTTTAAATCGTTAATATCTTGAAGAATAATTATTTTGTATGGTTTTCCTTTTTGAGATCTTGCTATTTTACCAATTTTAATTTTTTTAGCATCTCAATCTTTATTGGAACATATTGTATTTCCATTATAAAGAACATTAATAGATTGTCTATCAACTCCTTCTTCGTCCTCATAAAATAAAGATTCTCCGTTTTCGTCAACTGGATTCCAAATTTCATTTGGTTTTACAACTTTAACAACTATTTGATTTCCCAATTTATCTAAAAGAACTGCGTCATATTGATCAGGATTTAAATCGTCAGAAATATCCGACAATAATGGTAATCTTTTTCTGAAGAAATTTGCTCCTTCTCTAAGGATTTGACCTAAGTCATCTCCTTCTTTAATCATAAATTCTTTTGCATATGCAGCAGAAACGGCTATTTCTCCTGGAGTAACTTCTTTAAGAGTAATACTTTGAATTTCTGGAAAATCTTTATTAGTAGGAGATACATTATTAAAAAAGTTGAAAGATTCTTGAAGACCTAAAATTTCATCTTGAGAAGTTAAGGTTCCCTTCTGCTTTAATTGGTAATAGATTTCTTGCTGATAAGCTCTAAGAATCTTTATTATTTGCCCTTGAATATTTTTATCTTTAACTACTGGATAAAAACTATCTGAACTAATAAGTAATGCAGCATGTCTAGAAAAATTATATTTATTACCAAAACTATATATTTTATTTAGAACTTTGTCTACTAAATTTACTTTTTTATCATAAAACTGAATTTTAGATGGATCTTTTGAGTTCAATTCTCTAAAATAATACATTGCTCGAACAACATCTAAATCTCATTCAGTTTTTATTCCTAAATCTTTAGAACCAATTTCATTTTCAGTCTTTACTTCAATTTGTAGTTGTGGTTGTTTTAAATCTTCTGGAGCTAAAATTATTCTATATATATCTACATTACTGAAATCCTCAAGATTAACTCATATGTCTCTTTGATAGGCACTTTCTAATGTTATCTTTCTAAAGAATTTATCTCCTTTTCTTTTAACAATAATGGATTGACCTATTTGAAGATCTCTAGGATCTCAAACTTTCTTTAGAAATTGTCCTTCACAAAAATCTGTAATCATTTCAGGATTAGTTGTATGCGAAAGTTCATATAATTGAGAAATTGCAGAATTATATGTTTCTATATAAGCAGGATTATCAGAAAGAGGTTTAAATATCTCTTTCATTGCATTTTCAAATAATCCGTGTGGAAGATTTCCATACTTATCTTTAAATTCTAAATAGGAGTGTTCTCCTTCTCCTGAAACTCTGCCCAGAAAATATGAAAGCTTATTGAATAATTCATATGTTTTTTCAGTTTTATATGGTTTAAATGCATGCCTAACTACAGTCTCATCATTATAATCTAAATATGGCTCATCAAAGAAAGCTGCAAGTCTATATCTTTCAGCATTGGTCATTTTATCCTTTACTCATTTAACAGCAGATTCATAATTAAATATTCCATTGTTAAATTTATAGTATTGAATAATTCCTCTAGAAGGAGTATTTACAGCTTGTAAACCTGGATATTGACGAATTAATGCTTCATTAGTTAAATATGCGTTTACTGTAGCTTGAAATTTATTTTTAATATCAGATAATGAAAATGGAACTGCTTGTCTTAAAATTTTACCATTTGGTCCTTTAATTTCTCTATTAGCGTATAAAATAATTGCGTCTGAAGCTCCGATTCCACCAGTTTTAGAAACTTTTAAAGCTCTAATTAACATTCTTTCAATTACATTCTTTCTTTCATCTGAAGAAAGAGAGGTTCCATCAAAAAGATTTGTAGCCGTAGTCTCTATAATTTTACCAATATCTGAATATATTTTTTTAGCTTCTTCTTCAGAGTAACCATTTTGAACCAAAGAAGCCATAATCTGAGACATTTCTCGCACATGTCCATCTACATCATGCTCAGAATCCATCATTAATCCTCCGTATTTGGTACTAATCATCATTGTAGAAAAATCTTCATCATCATAGTATCTCTGAGCGTCATTAATATTTACAGCGCCTCTTTTAATTGCAGAAGTATTAATTAAGTAAGAAATAACTTTTTCTTTAATATCATAATTAACATATTCACTTGCTCTAGTTAGGAAATCTACAACCATTTCATTTTGAAGATTTTCTACATAATCTAGAACTCCATTTTGTTTTTTCTGTATTCATGCACCACCAAATACCTGATCGAGGTCATATACTGTTAACCCATTCTGTCCAAAAGTTTTACTACTAGTACTTCCGTCTTCAGTTTCATAATTAACTGTTATTGTGGGAGTTCCGTAAAAATTATTTACTTTTATATTTACTATTTTCTTTGGTTTTCCAAATATATCGTTAACTCAAATTTCTCCATTTTCTTTTAGAATTTCATTTAATGTTTCTTCAGTATTAAATCAACTAGAAGTGAAGAAAGGAACAACTGAAATGTTATTCATTTTTTTATGTAACCTTTCCATAGAAATTGCAGAATTTTGAGAATTTCTACGAATTGCGTTAGTAATTGTATATGTTGCTCATTTACAAAGTATTCCATTGCCATATTCACCTACATCGTGATGAATAGTTTTAGCCATTGTAGTTCCCGCTGCTGCTGTACCTAAAGAGTTTCTAGCCCATATAGCATAGATAGGATTGCATCACGCACCGCCATCATGAGGTTTTTCATTGTATACTTCTCCAATTGAATTAGTTGCATAAGCAAAATCCAAATCATCAATTACTGCAGCTCTAAATTGCTCAGGAACTCCATTATTTAATCCTTGCATATATAAATGTACTGTAGATCCGGCAGGCACTGTTCTCTTGTAATGAGCTAATAATCTACCTGAAATTCTAGATTCTCCTTCTCCTGCACTTTTATTTGGATTATTTTCATTTAATCCAAAAAAAACTTCTTCATAAGATTGTGAACAAATGCCATCAGCATATAATCAAGAATTTAAGATTGGATTTAATTCTATAGAATATTCCGGATTTACTTCTCCATCAATTAAAAGATTATCCTCATCTACGTCGTTAGTGACATCTACTTTTTTACCATTAATTTCTTGATAAACTTTATAGAGTTTAATTTTTCTATTTTCTTTTCAATCTTCAGAAATCTGAGGAATATTTACAGCATTATCATAAAGATTAACATTATTATTAACTAAATCTTGAATTAAAACTCTTTTTTGTTTTTCTAAATAGTATTCAGTAGATTCTTGAGAATTAAATACATTTGTAAGTTTTTCTATAAAAGCAGTATTAAGCCCTCCAGATGAAAAATCTATTTCATCTACTAAATCAACACCAGCACGTTTAAAGTCTTCTCTAAGAAGTTCTTTATTTTTACATTTATCCTTTATAAAATTATTTAATTCTTCAATTGCGTCAATATCTATATTTCCATCTAAATCACTAAATGGTTTAAAACTAACTCCATAAACTTTACTATATTTTGAAGCAATGTTGTTCAAAATTCCTAAATATTTATTTTTTTGCCAGTTATAAATATAAGTAGAAAGTGCTTTTTCTGCATCTGAATTTTTATCTTTAGCTAAAGCTTTAAGACTTTTAAGAAGAGTAGAATTTTTACTAAATTCAAAAGGAATAACAAATTGTTGAGATTTGTCTGCAAACACTGTAAACTGAATCATAACAGTATTTCCATCAAGAAGTCTATGAGCCCTATAACCATCTACTTTCTTTTTAGGATCGAATAAGAGAGATTGACCATAATCTATAAATGCACTGGTAATTATATATTCTCCTGCAGTCATTTGAGAAGCACTCTTTTTTCCTAAACTTGTTGCTATACCATTTCTAATTAGAGGTTCTTTTGCTTTTATATCGCCATTTAAAATAGGATTTGTTGAAGCCATGAATTCATATATGGACCCATTAACTCCTTTTGATTTATTTGCTTTATATAACAATGAGCCATATTGATATATTGCGGAAATAAGAGCATACACAGGAACTTTATCTCCTTTTATATCTCTAACTACATTTTTGTTATCATATCCTGCACATCAGTATTGGAATTTTGCTAAATCGTCATAATTCTTGAAATAATTTTTAAGATTAATAGAATCCCCCATAAATGGAAAATTAATTGATCCTCTATAATCATCACTTTCAGTAGGAATTGTACTCATTATTCCTAACAATGTTATTCCAATTGGATCAGAAAATATATTTAATAAAGTTTTTCCACTAGTTAAAGTTTCATTTATAAAAGAATCTACAACATCTTGATCTTCTGTTGTTTCTGGTAATCCTAAATTATAGCCAAATAAGTCATAAATTAAATTTTTAAAATTAGAATCCGAATTTGAGTCAATGTTGTAACCGTCAGCTACGTTAAATTTTCATATATTTTTAGCTTCTTTACCACTACCTATTTGAATCTTATTTATAATAAATTTATAATCTTTAGATGGTTCAGAATCAGAATTATAAGTAAACGATAAAGTATAAACTCCAGGATTAACGGTAGTATCAACTTTAACATTAGTAAATTTAGAATCTGCTTTTCCAACAATTTCATTTCTAAGTTCTTGGTTCTGTCTTAAAGTTTTAATTCTACTAACAATTATATTAGTTAAACGAGAGCTTTCTGATCTAATTGCTTTGTCTTCAATTAGATTTAAATTAATTGTATTTTCAGAAGAATCATAATCATAACCTAAATAAGCATGTTTGGCAGTTTTTAAAATTTGAGTAAAAAATAAGTTTTGAATTTTCTTTGGAATAGAGGAAGACTCATTAAATATAAATTTCTGAAGTGATCTAAGTACTTCAGAATTAATCATTTCATTATAAACACTTCCAATGATTGTTCCTTTTTCTAAATAATTTCCTAAAGCAGTATTTAACGCTTTTAAATTTCCATTGGTAATTTGTTCATAAACACCTGGGTCTAATGATTCTTTAACCCAATTCATAAAAGTTGTAACTGACCTTTGAAAGGCATTCCATCCAACTTTCATTGTTGAACTAATCACACCATTTTTATTTACTAAAGGTAAATAATTCATAAACTCTTTAGTAAAATTAGAAGTAATTTCGTCCATATCCATTGCGGTTTCATCTTGATTCCAGGACCTTCTTATATTATCATTTCCAAATTTTGGAATATACATATTCTTTTTATGCTTATAAGAAGGAACTGAAGTATCTCTTTCTACAAAATCTAGAGATTTTATCATATCATCAAAATAAACTAACTTGTAAAAAGCTTTTCGCGCTTCTTTAACATTTTGTGAAGATTCATTTTGAATTTTAGATTCTGCGGCATTTAGCACATCTTGAATAGATTTTGTTAGATTTTCATCAGTAACAGAATTAAGTTCAACATCTAATCCTAGAGTTGAAATTAATTCTTCACATAACTTTAATTTATAGTTAGTTATTCTTTCTGAAATTTCATTAGGATTTGCTACTTGAATTTTTCCTTCGTAGTCGTATATACAATTCTTGAATAATCAATCTCTAAACTCTTCATTTATTTTGCCTAAAATATAGGTTGAAGTAATAAATCTAGAAATAATAACTTTCTGAGAATTAAGTGTTTCTGCATTATAATTTGATTGATTATACTGATTTAAAGAAGGGTCCCCAGAATTTTCTGGGGCACCTTCTTTATTTTCAGTAACTGTATGATTTTTAATAAATTCTTCATTTATTTCTTTTCATTTTCCATCTTGAAAAAGTTCAGATTTTAGAGTGTTTAATTCAGCCTCTGAAATTCCTGAGAATGTAATTTCAAACATATCGTCATCCATTATATCCTGGTCAACATAGGCATTATATTCTTCTATAGAATCTTGATTAAGATTTCTAAAATCAATTTTACAAAAATCGGCCATTAGCAAATTTGTTTTAATGCTTTAAGAAGTTGTTTTCATCCTTCCATTTTAGCCACTCCAGAGATTCCAATGAGATCCACTGTCTTTTTATTTCCCCGTAGTACATCTCTGAAAATATTTTTAAAGTCAGAAAACATTTCTTGAGCTTGTTTAATTGTTTGTACATTTTCATTTGTAAATGAGAAAACTCTGTTTAAGTTTATATCATAAACATCTCAGTTACCATCTTTTTCTAATATTATTCTAGTATCTAAATCTTCAACTATATTTCCTAAATCTTTTATTCTATTTTCATTCCAAATTTCCTTTCCGCCATCTTCGGAATATTGTCTATATTTAATTGCTATATTTCCGGCTTCAGATTTTAATTTTTCATTAAATTTGGCTAAAAATTCTTCTTTTGAATTAGCAACTATTGATTCGGCTGTACCAGTATCGGCTGGAGCTAATTTTTCTCACATTTCTAGATCTTCTCTAACTTTATAAGTTTGTATAGTTTCTGGTTTTGTAGTTGGAAGTAACTCCAAACTTCTAATTGGATTATAAATCCTAAGTATATCAGTACTATAAGGAGTATCAGAATTTTGAACAACGTCTTTCTTTCAGAAACTATCTTGACTATTACCGTTTTGAGAAATATAATTCGCACCAGTAGATCTAGTTTCCAAATATATTCCTGATCTAAATAAACCTTTCTTATTGTTTATTGTATCAAATAATGTTTCACAAGCTGGGAATAAATTTGAAATCTTTCCAAAATTTGGATTAGAAAGTAAAGTTACAAAAAAATCTGAAATATTCATAGTAGAAATACCACTTCTTGAAGTTCCATTTTTTTCTACAAAATATCAATCAACACAAGGTTGAATCGAGAGATGCCCTTCTTTTAAGAAATCTAATACAGTTTGTCCAGATTCTCCAACATTTGACATAATTTGTACAATAATATTATTAAAAATATCTGGAGTAATTACTGCAGATTCCCAAGTAGGTTGATTTTTATCTTGTTTAGCTTTTCCATCCTTTACTTCTTTTAACGTTCATACTGCATTACGTCCTGCTCTAGAAACCGTTAGAACAAATTCTGCTCTCGGCTCTCCTTTCATTTCAGTATTATCATAAATTTTGAATGAAAATCCACCATGATTGCGTTTTTTTCTAGAAGCATTTTGTGCAAATAATTGAAATGCCATTAAAAATTGTTGGAAATTAGTTGATCCCGACTCTAATGCTGCTATTGTCATTAAAGTTTCAATCTTTTCCGTATTTTTTCTATTTAAAAGGAGTCCAGAAGTATTAAATTTTCGAGTATTATTTCATGCAATTTCTTTTCTTCTTACATTTAAAGAATTTTCAGGAATTACTTGCATTTCTGCAGAACTTCCTAAAATTTTTTCTAGTTTTTTAATTGCTTCTAATTGAGAAGTAACATCAGGAAAAGCTACATTAGCCATTGCCCCATAATTAGGATCTCCAGTTTGAGCATATTTAGCTAGAATAGAATAAGTATATAGCTGCTCTAATGAAACAACTCTTTGTACTCCCATCAAATCACCATACATATCATTATAAGCATATGGGAAATTTCCATTTTTTCCTGAATGCATTTGAGCTTGATAAATATTAGTAGGATTACTCATATCCAAATATGAAATATTCGTATATGCCTGCATAACTTTACCATTATTTCTTTCCATTCAAGTAACAAAATTTTGAAGCATGGTATTTTCCGGATGTTTCTTAGCTTCATCTATAAGTGTAGCAAATCAAGTATTTATTTTTGCATCACCAACAACTACTGCAGGATCAGCATAATTAAACATTCCTTCTTTAAACAAATCCTCAACATTAGTTCTTTTACGACCAGCAGTAGAAATTGCAGTTCTATAAAATTCTACGTTAAATTTACCATTATTTTTATAGTAACCATCAGCTCATGAAGCATTTCGAATTTCTCCTATATAAATCTCAACATCTCCTACAACTAAATATAATTCTTTATCAAATTGTACAGATGTATCTTTTACTCGGAATACTTTTTCTTCCTTAAATACTTCGTCCAAAATTGCATCAACTGTTCTGGAATCAAAAACATAACCTAATTGTTTACGTATATAAGCTTCTCTTTGTAAGTCTATCTCTGAAACGTGGGTGGCGATTTTTGAAGTTTTATGAGCGTCCAATTTAACCAAATCAGCTATAATTTTTATTGCTTTTCTTTTATTTTCATTAGAAACTCCTTTTAAGAAAAGATCATTAAGTTCTTTATTTCCAAAATTATTTTCTAATAATTTCTTTACATAAAAATTATCATTGATATTATTTGATTTAGATTTTGCTCTATTTAATTTTTTCTTTGCTTTTTCTAGAGTTTCCTGTGCATTTTCATCTCCAGTATAGGAACCTTGTTTTAAAAGATTCTCTGCATCACTAAATGTTTCTAAAGAATTAGTAATTATAAAATCTTCAAAAGCGTCTTCAGCATTTTGTCCAGTTAAGAGATTCTGAGTTAAAAGAGTTGGATCAGTAATTTTTTCTATACTATCTAAACCTTTAACATCGAACTTGTTAACCAAATAATTACCTAATGTTTGAATTAATGAAGATTTAAGTAATTCTACATCTATTGTTAAATTTCCTGTAGCATCTTGTTTAACTGGTTTAAATACTATTGTTCCATCAAAATTAGTATGCTTAACAAATAAAATATTGTTGCCAGGATTAACTTGTAAAACAACATATTGTGCTCCGTTAAATTCAGCAATTGGTTTATTATTAAATTTAATTATAGAAGTTTCAACTGAATTACTAAGTACATTAGCAACTATTTCACTATCAATATTTTTTACGTAAATATCAGGATTTTCTAGGAATGAATTTCTAAATTCGCTAATAAAACGTCTTCTAGCTTCTGGAGAAACTTCTTCAGAAGATTCTTCTGGAGTAGTAGCTTCTGTTGGAGTTTCTGTAGATACTGGAGCGAAATTAAATAAAATTTGTTTCATTCAATTGTTATAATTAGTAAACTGCCCCTTATTTGCAGAAATTTTTAAATCTCCTTCAGTATCTTCTGCAAAAGTAATTCCTAAGTCTTCAAAATTTTTCATACTTATAATTAAACTTCCTTGTTGTGCTCTAGAAATAATTGTATAAAGCTCTTGAAGACCTATATATTTATCCCCATTAAAAGAAAAATCTGCAAATACATATGTTCATTCATTTCCCTGAGCTTCTCTAACTGGTATAATTTGAATTTTATCACTAGCTAAAGTATCATAATCATTTGAATCAGTTATAATTGCAATAGTTTCTTCATCTTTTAAATTACTTTCAACTTCTCTAATTTTAGATTTAAAAGCAGCTTTATCAGATGTTAATTTAGTTCCAATTAATGCTCCATTTACGTCTTTATATTTTAATGTGATTGGATTATCTATAAAATAAGGAATTGCATTAGTAATATTTCCAGTTTCTTGGAGTATGTTTATTGTATTATCTAGATTTTTACCAAATAAAACTAAATTATTTCTTTGGGCTTGATTTGCCGGGCGTATAGATTCTGTTAAAATAGGGGTAGAACACATCTTTAAATCTGTAAATAAAGAAATTATTCCTTCAACTCTTTTAAATTCTCCTGTTTGTTTTAAATCTCCTAAAGCAAATATTTTAATATTATTAATTTTAGCGTATTGTGCTAACGCCTGTCATTTTTTAGTATCAAGCTTTGTTGCCTCATCAATTATTAAAATACCGTTTTTTAATTTACTATCGTAAGTTGGGGAGGATTTAACCGTACCAGTATATATAAGCTTTGTTTCTTCTATTTTAAAATTAGTATCTCAATCAGGAGCAATTTCATCAATTAGATTTTGAATAATGAAACCTTTTTCTTCTGTTGCATTATTAATTGAATTAATTAATTTCTTTAATTGAGCTTCACCATTTGTAGAATAGAAAATATTTTTATCCTTATTTAATTGAGCTATTATATTTGCAATTACAGTTGTTTTTCCGGTTCCTGCAGAACCGAATATTCCCATTACATTTTCTATAAATGTGCCAGTTCCAGAGTCAAAATGTTTACTATATTCTGTAAATAAATTATCAGAATCTTTAGCATAGGCATCTCCTAGTTTTATAGCAAATAATTGAGCTGGAAATGGAATTTTAAGATCAGAAATCTCAGAACTAATTGTTTTTAATTTAGAATAAAAATTATCAGAATCAACAATTATTAAAGACAAAATATAGGCACCTATTGTATATTCAGAAAGATTTACTTTTCCGTCTGCAATTGTTCCGGTATAAAGTTTTTTATCGTTAATTAATTCTAAAAGAGTGTTTATTTTTTCTTCATTGTTCTTAGATTTAAAATCATTACTATTATAAATAGCTTCATTAAATAGATGTTCAAACTTCTTTATTGTTTCAAAGAATTTAGCAAATTCAGAATCATTCATATTAGTACTAAGATTATCTATGTTAGTACCACCAGCATTGTTTCATAATTCTGGAATATCAACATTAAAGATTTTACCTAATCCTAGTACCCCATGTATTAATTTATAATAAGTTTCTTTTGCTATTTCTTTTTGTACTTTAATTTGCCTTTCAGTTGAAAGTCCTGTTATTTCTCCTAGAAAATTGAGTTTATTCTCTAAAGTGGTTAATTCTCTAGTTAAAATCTCAGGCATTGTATCTCCAATATAAGTATAAAAATCTGCATCTGGAGCATATATATTAAACATTGCAAATAATCCCATTCTTCCAAAATCGGATCTTCCAGAATCCACTAAAGCTTTTAGTATTCTATGAGTTATTCTTATATTTTCTATAAGATTTTTAGCATCAGCATTTTCCATTACATAATCTTGAAGCCTCATTTGAGAGTTAGGTTCAGTTCCTTTTAGCATTAATTTAATTCAATTACTAAGTTTAATTGTTTCTCCCAATCTATCAAAATTCATTAATTCATAGAATTTTGCTAAGGCCTCACTATTTGGTACAAAAGTGTTTAAAATTTCTTGTATTTTTTCTCCATATATTGTAGTAGTTGCATCTTCTTTTGGTTTTAAAGCAAAATCTATTTCTGCATCAGAAACATTAAAAGTAAGTAAACATTGTTGAATAATCATATCCAAAATTTGCCAAGTATCATTTTTAGTACTAACATCATTTTCAAAATCAGTGTCAACAATTGTTTTAATTAAATCATCAATTGTAGAATCATAACCTTCTCCTATTTGATTTAATGCTTTTTCTATAAACATTTTATTTTGTCCAGTAAGCTCTTCAAGTTTAGAAAGAATGTCAGATTTAATTCTAGCCTTCAAAGCATTTTTAATGTCGTTTATTTGTTGATAAACATATTCTAAATTAGGATCTGCAACGTTATTTTCTTTGCAATAAGTAGCATAAGATTGTAATGCATCAATAAAATCATTCATTTGATCATCTACACTAACATTGGGTGTAAGGATGTTCTCAATAACAATATTTATAGCCATTGTAATTCTTTTTCCTTCTTCATTTTCTGTTTGTCTAGATGCATAATTTAATCTATCTAAATCATTAATTTCTTTTTGAAGTTCAGACTCTTGTAGTCTAAGATCGGATTCTTCAGAAGACATTGTAGCTATATTTATATCTTCATTGTTCATAAAGACGTCAATAAGACTATTTCCTATAAATATTTGTTTGCCATTAAAGTCTCCAACAAAATTTAAATTGCCGGCTTCTACTTGTTGCCTAACTGTATCATCTAAGAAATCTGTTATGATAATTGATTCAGAAAGAGTAATATTTTTTGGAGTAACACTTGCTGCATTAGGAGTTATTTTTGTTGCAAAGAATATATGTTGTTGATTTAAAAATCCCGCAGGACTTTCTTCAGGATTAGGAGTTGTAATAAAATTAGGAATATTTAAAGTTTCCCATCTACCTAAAATTCCATCTTTATATTCTAATTCTCCAGTTCAAATTTGGAGTAGTTCTTCTTCAGTAAGATCTAATAAAGTTGAATATCCATATTTAGAAGCAAATCTAGATTTAAACTGTGTAAATGTTTCTTCTACTGTGGATCCATCTTCATTAATATGTGTTTCAGTATCTTCAAAACTATCTAAATCAGAATACGGAATCACTTTAATTTTAGGATCTAGATTATGAATTTTATTTGCTAATTCAGCTAATAATTCAGGTGTGAGATTTTCAGAATTAACTCCTATAACTCTAAGTCCATTTTCGAATTCTTTTCCTTTAAAACCAAAACCAATAAAAGGACAATTTAATTCTTTTCTAAATAAACTATTCGATTCTGCAGTTTTATTTGTAGTTCCAAAAGTAAGAAGTTCAATTAATTCAGAGAAATTATTTATTTTAATCCATTTTCTTTTTCCAATATTTCCTAAACGATTAAATTTAAATGTTGGATATTCTGTTTCTTCTCCTTTTAAAGTTTCTGTATAAGTATCTATAAATCCATCTGCTTTTCATAGAACATATTCTTTTGTAATTTCTGCTTCAATTTGCTCTCTGGTAAAATTATTCGGATTTAGTTTATCTATTTGTACTAATTTAGGATCTCTTTGTAATTGTGGTTTTATGAAATTTATAATCAAATCTCGCTTTGCTGTATTCATAAGATTATCTTTGGATAATCTCATTAAACCTATATAGAAATCTTCATTAAGTTTAGTATCACCCTTTGGATCAAGGCCAAATATTTCTTTAAAGAACTCAATTACATTATACAATCAATTCTGATCTTCTTTTGAAAGCTCATCCTGATTAATTTGAAGTGCTGCAAGTTCTGCTAAATATTCTTCAGTTAAAACTCTAATCGTTGCTCTATCAAATGCTTCTTTTGCGTCAGCTTTATTTACATCTGTGGCTCCTTCACCAGGAGATGCAAGACCATTTCTCTGAAGCATTTCAAGCATATCTTTAGTGGCCTTATTCTTTGGGTCAATCGGTTTTTCTGAAAGTCAATTATCTCAAACTGCATTAAAATTTTCTTCTTTATAATTGTATAACTCTCGTAATTCTTTTATTTTATTTTTAACTGTATCATCAGCAAGTTGATACAAAACTTCCATTAATTGTTCTACATTTGAACCAAATTCATCTCCAGTACCTAAAGTTCATCTAATATTTTCATGGTCTTTCTGGTATTCAGAAAGTTTTTTTCTAAAAATATCTTTCATTGGCCCATCTAACAATTGTCTCAATCCATAATGACCAATAACTTCATGAAAAATAGTTTGTTTAGTTTTTTTTGGATCTTTTCCTTTAGCAAAAACAAAAGTATTTGTTCCTGGATCATAAAATCCTTCAGCTCCGTTTAATCTTGGATCATTGGAATCTACCCAAGTAATTGATCCTAAACCAATTCCTAGATTTTGAAAGATATCCGCATATTTTTTTTCATCTTCGCCTCATGAATCAATAATTATTGTATCTGGAGTAAAATTACGAATTTGTTGTTGAAGATTTGCTAATCTTTCTCTTAATGCAGTTAACTTTTTTTGTAGTTCTTCTTTATTTACGTTTGTTCCAAAAAATAAATTAGCAGTTTTAACTGCTTCAGTTTCCATATAACCCTTTATTTCAGGATTAAATGTGTTTGCAAGATTAATAAATACATCATAAGACGCTTTAACTTTCTCAAGATTTTTGAGTTTTTTATAATCATCAAATTCTTTATTTAATTGATCTTTTTCTTCAGAAGTAACATCCGAATCATGTAAATCTAATCCATATCTAGACATAGCATAATCATATACAGATCTTTCGGCTAATGGCGTAATTTCTCCCTTATTTTCAGTAAATACTGTATTTACTGGATCATATGCCATATAAATAGCTCTCTGAATATAATCAGTATTTTTTTCTCCATTCATAATTGCATCTCTTTGTTTTTCAATATCCTTGATTTTTTCTTCGAGACGCTTTTTTTCAGGATCATCATTTCAACCTGAATTATCATGTGGATGAGTCAATTTATAGTCTTGAGCTTTACAATCTAAATTATAATTTAAACCAATTAATTTGGTTCCTAGCATTAAATAATCATGGTAGAAATCTTGAAAAAATCCACATTTGTCCATAGCTCTAATTACAGTATCAGCATAATTATAATGCTCATACATATCTTGAATTGTAACCCGTTCAGAATCACCAGCTTTTTCTCTACGTTTATTTTCTTTATTCATAGCTTTTTCAAGCTGACTATAGGTAAACGGGCTTTCTCTTTTTAATACTTCTACTGCTTCTTTATTTTCTGCATCAGAATTTCTAAGTATTTTAGAGAGCTCAACATCGGTCTTCATAAAATCATATGCACGCATAGTGTTTCCTATATAATCTACATAGGCTCTAAGCGCATTAGCTATAGTTGCGTTTTGACTTTCTGATTCATTATCAGTATGTTCAAAATTTCAAGTAGTATTTCCATCCATAGTAGTATATGGAGTGCCTTTAAAAGAAAGATTCTTACTTCCAAAAATTCCTTTTCTTTCAAGTTTATCTATATGGTCCATAAGATTTTGTCTTCCACCTTCTTTTAAAATATATGCAATTCTTTCTCCATTATTAATTCCTCTACTAGTAATATCTCGCATATTTGGAGATCATATTTTCTCCCATTTATCAAGTCCAGCAAATAACGAACCTCCTACAAAACCTCCAATTCCTGCAGTTAAATATCTAGAAATAAAATCTTCAAAAGAAAATCCAAAATCTAAATCTTCAGATTTTTCATCTTTAACTTTAAATCCTAAGGCTTCAGCACCATTTAAAAGAGCCTTTCCAGTATCTTGCATGGCTTCTTCCATCATTTCTTCTATAGATTCATTAGAGGCCCTATTAAGCATTATATTAAACCAACTAGTACCATTACTAGATTTTCCCAAAATACCATTTTTAACGGCTTCTACTGCTTTTCCTTCTACTTCTGCAGCAGTTAATCTAGTAGCAGCGGTTTCTGCAGCACTAATAGCTGATCTTTCTGCAGTTTCTGCAGTAGCTAATGCTTCTCCAGTTTCTCCTTTAGCAAATCCTTGTTTAACTTTTTTAAGTCATTTTCCTCCATTACGTTTAGTTGCTTCAAAAGCTCTTTGAAATCAGCCTCTAGCTTCAACCGGGGTTATATTAGCAGGAACTCCTTTTAGTGCTGCTTCAAGTTCTTTTCCTACCCCTTTGACAGTATTTACAGTAACAAATTCTTCATTAAGAAGAGAATTTTCACCAAACAGTACGTCTTTATAGTAATTTAAAGACATAAGGGCGTAGAATCCAGCCATTACTGCCAGAGTATAAATACCAGCTCAAGTATCACTTGCTCCTGCTTCTTTAGCAATTTCATAAGAGTCCATACCAGAAGTAGCAGCCATATAAGTAGTTGAAAATGCTTTTCCTAGTTTTGATCCACCCTGAAATTGTTTTCCTCCAGAAGAAAGTAAATAACCTAATTGACCAACAAATTTTTGTTGATATAATTGATTACCAATATCAGCTATTTGATTACCAATTTGTTCGAAACTCATAAACTTTTCTCTAGCAGTGTCAGATTGAGTAGTGTCAAATCTTTTAAATCAATTTGCTGCTCTATTTATTTTTCCTCCAAGTTCCGATTCTTCACCACTACCAAAAAAGTTATTTAAAACTTTTGCCAAAGTAGGCATAACTTCAGCTGTATGATAAACTGCACCTACTATTCCTCATATTTTATTTACCCCAGGTATAAGTATTGGAGCCATTTCTAGTGCAGTTCTAACTATAGTTCCACCAACAGATTTATCTATACTATCAGCATCAAATACATCTAATTTGTTTACTCATGTACCGTCAACAGTTATAGTATCAGAAAATCTAAGAAGTTCTTTTCCAATTGCAGATCTATTTCCTAATTTTTCATAGTAAAATTCACCATTTTTATTAAGTTTATATTCTCCTTTTCTATGTCTAATTTTATTCCCATCAGCGTCAGTATGGTAACCATCTTCATCTCATGATGCTAATGCTAAAGTAGGTTGTCAAATACCTTTTAAAGAACCACCTAGTAAAGCATGGTCATTAGGAGTTCATCCTAAACTATTTCCATTTTCATCTTCAACTTCTTGTGACTGAGCAATTTCTCGTACTGATCAATTTGGATTACTAACTGATCATAATCCAGAAAGTCCAGCTCCTCTATGATATGGGTCATCTGATAAACTAATTGTAGCGGAAGTACTTCTAATTTTTGCACCTGGATCCAACCAGTAATCTGGATCCTGTTCCATATTATTAAGAAGCTCCTTTTCATAATCAGTAGTTGCCATTCTATTATAAGTATATAAAGCACTATCATATGCTTTATCAAAAGCCTTTTCGTCAAATTTTCCAGTATCTTTATTTTTAAAAACTTCTTGAACATCTTTTAGGCTTTTGTAGTATTCTCTAGATTGTAATGCTGTATTAGAAGAATTTATATCATTAGAAACTAAATCTAGAGCATTAACATCCTCGTTTAAAAGGTTTATTGCAAACCAATCATTTTCCTTTACTGCCATATTTATTGATTAAAATTTGTTTTTAATGGTCCATTTGCAGTTTGATTAGCAACTGCTGCTTGTTTTAATTGAATTTGTTCCGCGGGATTTGAGAGATTTCCCTTTGAAATATAAGGATCCATACCAGAAACTCTAAATCCAGCATATTGATCTTCTATAGGAATAAATACATTTCCTTTATAGAAAGAATTTTTACCTGCAGTAGGTACATTAAGTGCTCTTGTGTTTTTATTAGGATTAAGAGTATTAAATCTTGTAAGTGTATTATAAATATCAACTATCATTTTTCCTTGTTCTTTACTAACTTTATCAAGCATTAATTTCTCTTCGTCGGTGAAATCAAATATATCATCGCTTGCAATTGCTCCAAAAGTTAAGAAAGATATTGTAGGAACATTTGTAATTTCTCAAATTCCATCTACGTTCTTTTTAACATCGTATCCGTTTAAATTGGATTTTATATAATCTTGAACTTCAGCATCAGTTCTACCTTTTGCTGCTTTATTTAATAATTCAACTTTTTGCGCTAATTCAAAATTAGGAATTACATTTCCATTATCATCAGTAGTAGCAGGTAATTTAACTACATTAAGATGATCGGCACCATTTCAGTACAACGCTTGTGCTTCTTCTGCAGTTATATGACGATTACCAAAAGTAATTGATCCGGTATTTCCTGCCTGTAATTCCCAAGCATTTGCAAGAAGAGATGAAACTGTTTGTTTATCAAGGGTTTTCCTATCATAATCAATCATAGCGCCTATATCATACCCCGTAGTTTCAATTGATCCCGATTTAGAAACTTGAGAAGTTTTTCCTATAATATTTACTTTTCTAGGAGTTCCATAGTACCCAGATGCAATTAATGCTAATGGATTCATTTGAGTTAATGCATCTCCTTTATCTGCAGAACTTCCTCCTTTCTTCCCAGTTCCGTTTGGATCATAATTAGTTGCAGATGAATCAAAATTAACATCAACTTTATTTCTTGCATGAAATGAAATAATATCTGCTAAAAATGCTTTAACTGCATCCCCATTATTCGGATTATCTCCTTCTACTGCTAATTTTGCTCTAACTGCATTTTGAGCAGAATCTCCCAATGAATTTCATAAATAATCTAGGGCATCTTCTACATTACTTTTATCTACTTTAGTTTTTTGAGTTAATTTGTAGTAACCACTTGGCCCACCAGAAGTTAGGGCTTCTAAACCATCTTTAACTGCTTCTAATTGATAACTTCTACCAGACGCATCTCTGATTCTATCAGTACCTTGTGAAAATTTATATTTACTAGTTTCGGTAGCTTCAAATTTTGTAACTATATCAACTAATTGTGTAGTAATAGATTTCATACCAACAGCTGCTTTCATATCTTCAAGCATACCATTTTTATCAAATCCAAAATACCTAGATCTTAAGTCACCAAGAGTATTATAACTAATTGGTACATAACCACTTTCAGTTAATTTTTCTCTTTCTTTAACATATTCAGAAACACTAACTTTAGAAAGATTTTTTCCATTAGAAAGTCAGATTTTACCATTAGTATCAGTTGCTACATCATTTCATGCATCTTCTTCTTTTAATTTATCAGATGCAGCATCATATAACTCTTTATTCCATTTAGCTTCTTTAACTAATTTAGTAATATTAATTCAATCTTTAATATTATATTCGGTATCTTTTCCTCCAAATAACGACATATCAGTTAGATGCGAGGATTTATCTAAATATCTAGCTGCATAATTTAGTACTTGTTCAACATCAGCAGGAAGCCCATCCTCTTTTAGTTGATCCATTATTTCTTTCAGCATTGTACCAGTAATTTTTTCTGGTTTTTCAGATGCAGAAGAGCTACTAGCACTCGTTTGAGTACTAGTAGCCTGTCCGCCAGTAGGTGTTGGTGTGTAAATAATCGCACCTGCCTGATATTTTCGTATTTTCATTATTTTAACATTTTAAGTAAAAGTTGTTGACAGTCCTTATTTAACTGTGCTATTGCTTTTCTAATTTCTTTATGTGAATCTATTGCTATTTGTTCTTTATAATCTCTATATCCTCTATAATTTGATTTAGAAACTTTTCCTCCGGATTTAAGCACTAATCCTGCTAGTTTTGCATCACTATTTATCTTGTTATATTTAGATCTAACTCCAGAGCCAAATAAACCTAAATTTGAATTGTCTATTTTTCCTTCTAGTTTATCAAATCCCATTTTATTTATCAATTGCCCATATGCAACTTTCCATTTAGAGCCATCGGTATTTAACCAAGTATCAACATCTATAGTAGGATGTGTTTTAGCATATTTTTTATAATCGGCTATTATACTTTGATAAGTAGGATTATTCATTAGTTGTGCATTAACTTTAGTAGAAAGCATGTCGCTTTTTAGTGTATCTGCAGCCAGCTTTTGTTGGGTCAACTCTTGAATTCTTTTTGTAAAATATGCAGCTCGTGACGTCTGATCAGCTTTTAAGGTTGCGCTATCTAATTTTGCATCAAAATTTTGGTGAGCATACCTTTGTTGATCATTATTATATTTAGTAGTTAATGATGCTTCTAAATTCTTGTTTTGTAATGTATTATAATCTGTATTATATTTAGAAATTACGTTAGAATATGCAGTATTCGCTTTATCTTCAATTTCTGTTGCTCTTTCCAAATTTCCTTTTCTAACAAAATTATTAAGCATTGCATCTGAAGTATAATTAGCTGGCTGTCTATTATAAATCTTTTTGATTAATTGCCGACTTTCATTTAATATACCGTTATCAGTAAACCTTGACATATTATAACGAGGAGCAATCATCATAGGAGGATTTTCCGCACCTTTTTTTAGTATATCTCTGTCTTTATTATTAGAAATGATCGCATCGGCAAATTTTCCAAATTCTAATATTGTAGGAAGTTTATTTACAGCAGATTGTGCTAATTTAGTTTTCCAATCCTGAGGTAAAAATTTTCAACCAGATTGTGCTTTTCTAATTTTTCCACCAACTTTATAAGTAAATCTTCCAGTAGTTACTCCTAAATTATCATCTTCATTTTCAATAACTCCAGGAGCTTCATCGGCTGGATAATTATGAATTCTAAGTCATGGATTATTTCCAGGTTGCATAACTAAAATTCCAGGAGAAGGATCTACTAATTTTTTAAACCCTGCAGATCAATTAACCCCAGTTTTAGTTCCTCCAGAAGTTCCAGAAGTTGGTGTAGCAGGAGTTGGTGTAGGAGTTGTAGCAGGTTTTGTATCAAATAAACTGCTTCTATTAATTCCTCTATATGTTCCAACGTTGTTTCACCAATCTCTAATTGGATTTATAATTCCTTTATTTCCTCTAGCTGGTCTTGCTTCCTCTGCTCTTTCTGCTTTTAGAACAAATTGATCTCCTTTTTTAAACCAAGTTTTTGGTTTTAAGAGTTTTCATTCCCCAAATCTGTTCTCAAAAAAATCATCAACTTTAAATGCATCTTTAATTTTATCAACTGAGTCAAGAGAACTATCTCCGGATTTATTTTTAATTATTTCAACAAATGCTTTTTGTTGTTCTTCTGAAGATTTCTTTTTAGAAATATTTTCTATATCAGTTTTATCAAGAGTAATGTCAGGTCTACCTGCCAACCTTTCTTTAACTCTAGGATTTCATAAATCTCTATAATTGTATTTTAGAGCATTTTTTTCATCAATTTCTGGAGTGCCAATTGGTTTTCCTCTCTTTTCCCAGAGTTTATGTGCAACTGTTTCTCTGGCTTTAGCCATTTTAGCTGCAGCAGTAGGTTGAACATTAATTTCATCAATTTCAGCTTTAGAAAGAGTTATTTCCGGTCCCTCACCAGCATTTCTAGTATTTAGTGTAATTTCACCAGAACTACCGGTAGAAACTGGCTTTGTACTTCCTGAAAGATCATATTTTTCAATTAATGAATTTACATTTTTTCCTTTAGTTCTCGGATCGGCAGACAATGCAGTTCTTGCAAATCCTCTAAATTTATCTTGTTTTTTAACTGGATCAGTAATTGAATCTAGCTCTCGAAGTTGTTCTTTTGTTAAGGTAATATCAGGTAAATCTTCTCCAGTTTTAGGTTTAATTGTTAAACTTTCAACTGCAGTTTTAGAGTTAATATCAATATTTTTAAAAGCTCCTTTCTTGGTAGACTTTCCTAGACCTCCTAATTTAGCAATATTTGTTGCTCCAACAAGTCCACTAGCTAATGCTCTTCATTCTTGAACTGAGAGATTTCCTTCTTTAGCAAGCTTATCAACAAGTGGAATTGCTGTAGTTGCACCAAGGAGAGAAAGTCCTTGAATAATTAATTTATATTTCTTTGCAATTTTAGAAGCTACTTTAGCAGCCTGAGCTCCAGATCCTAATCCAGGAAGCATTGAAACTATATCCATTCCAGCATTAAGTCCTGCCGTACCTAAATCACTTCACTGAAATCCATCTCTAGAAATATCTGCATATAATCCTGCGCTAGTTCCAAGTAGTCCAGAAATTCCTCCCGCAATAGGCATAGAACCTAGTCCAACTGAAACTATATCTGCTACTAAACCTCCTAGATCAGCTCAATCAGCATCTGTAAATTTACCTTCTCCATCTTTTACATTTGCGCCTATTTTTGCTGCTTGTCTTGAATCTCTAATTTTAACATTTGTAGATTTAGTACTTGCAGTAGACCCAGAAGCTTTTGCGAATCCGCCGCCAGGAGCAAATTTCCTAATTACTCCTCCTTGTTTTTGAGAAGCAACTTGTGAATTTTGAGTTTCGTCTTTTGGAGCTGCCTGATCAATTGCTTCTTTTGCAACTTTATAATTTAAGCTTCCGTTTTCTTTTCTAGCTTCTCTCATTCTGTCTGCTTCTTTACAAACTTGATCTGCTTGCTCTGGTGTCATTCCTAATTCTTTACATACATCTTTAATTGCAAAATCTCCCCCACCTAAAAATCTTCCATCAGCAATCTTTTTTAAAATATTTCTAAATTTCTTTTGAAGATTAACGTCTGCAATAAGTGCTTGAATTCCAGGTATTCCATTAGCGTTTGGTTGATAAAGAAATTTTGCTAAGGTTGCAGGAACCACATATGCTGCTTCTAATTCTGGATCTGTATATAATACGTGACTATAAGGATCTTGAGGATTAGGAGATCGCATTGGATTATAATAAAGAGCATATTCATTATTTTCTCCAAAGAAAATACCAGTATGATTATTTATTCTGGCATCGTTTGATTTGTATAATGCTCTCTGATGAAATTTGTTATTTGGATCATAAGGAACTTCATTACCAGCGGAATCTATAATTTTTTTAATTCCTCTTTGTTCAAGATCTGCAGCAGTTAAACCGTCAGCTATAACATCTCCATATTCATCAGTAATTGCAAATCTTTGTCCAGCATCAGTTCACATTCCTCTATAATCTCTTTCTGCATCTGGATCATAATAAGAAACTAATTGTTGATTTGAACTAATTCCGGAATATCTTCCAGTTTCATTTCTGAAACGTCTATCCATTCTATAACCGCCTGTTCCATTATTTGCATTAGGATCCCAAGTAAATCCAGAGTACATTGAATCATCTGCAGTATTTCATTCATACGGATTTCCTCAGAAAGTATTTATAATCTTCTGAGCTTCACCATATTGATTTGCTTTATTTTTATCAATAAAACCAGAAGTTGAATATATTTTAGCTAATGCTGAATTAAGATCAGTTCCAGAAGAAGTTTTATATAATTTTCCATTATACAGAGTATAACCATTTAACCAGTCATAATTTGCTATATCTGCATTTTTAGATTTTAAATACTTTATTCAATCATCATTAAATTCATTACCAGAAGAATCAAATAAATAATCACCTAAAATTGATTTTCCAATATCATTAAGTGTTAATAAATTATCCTCTCCTAAATCAAATCAATCCTTTCCTTTATCGTATAAACTTTCATATCCAGCATTGATTCATTTCTGTTTAGTTACTTCAGCAGCATCTGCAGCTAATTCTTCAGGAGTTTTTGAAGTCCCCTTTGTACTGATTCCAAATAATTCAAGTCAAGAAAGCTCTTCAGGAGTAAGCTGTTGCCCAGATGTTACTTTTCCAATTATATTTTTATATTGTTGTTTTCAACCTTCTATATTGGAACCATAAATACTTTTAATTGCATCTAATTTGCCATCTTTAGTTCAAACATCTGCTAATTTAAATTGATTTCTTTCGTCATCAGTTTGTAATCCTAAGTATTTATTAATTCTATTAAGAATCTGCATAAGATTCTGATTCTGAATTGAATTGGTATTATATTTTAGGTTACCGTTTTCATCTTTAATTATTTGTCCTTTATCATCTTTTAAATATTCAAAAAATTTGTCATCTCCTCAGTCAATGTTAATTAGATTAGGATCAACAGTAGTTTCAGTAGTTGCATTTCCTCTAAGATAATTTCCTAATCCTCTCATTTTATATATATCTTCTGCTGTTTGTTGTACGTCTGTATTAAAAGCAGAATCAAAAAATCTTCCTAATCAAGAACGTTCCTTTTGTATACGTTTGTCTTTTTTATCATTCAAATGTCTCCAATCAATAAAATGACTTTGACCAGTTGGATCTATATAAGACAATTCATTACCAGGGGTATCATAATTAATTGAATATCCATTTTGAGAAGCTTCAAAAATTAAATCTTTTATTTGATTTAGAGCTTTACTTCCACCATTAGGATCTGCTACTTTAGCAAAATATTGAGCTATTTTTTGTCTATTTTCTTCATTATTTTCAAACTTCTCTCCGTCTAAGATTATATAAGAAGTTGGTTTTTGTATAGTTTGTTCAGTAGTTGGCACTGTTTTTTGTTTTAAAATAATCTCTTCTAAACCAGGAACAACTGGAGTTATTTGCTCAACTACTTGAGTCTCATTGTCTTTCTTTATTGGAGTAATTCCTCCTTCTTGATATTTTCTCACTTGTGACATAATTATATATTTATATTAAACAAAAATAGGGAAGACCGTGTTTTCCACACCAACCTCCCCTTTATATCTAAATTAAGTGTGAGAAATTATTAGCATTTTCCACCTTTATTCATTTTGGCCTTTTTCTTCATTCTGCCACAGAGTTTGCCACCCTTCTTAAATACTGGTTCACCTTCCTGAGGCCCACCTACTGGTGCTTGTCCGCCTTGAAGCATTTCCATTATAATTTGGGCTAACATTGCAGCTGCATCTGGGCCCATTTGTGAAATAATTTGTTGAGCAACTTGCGCTAACTGTTGTACCATTGCTTGTTCATCTCCTGCAGCTCTCTGCATTTCAGTCCCCATTTGCGCTTCACCCTGCATAGAAGGGTCTCCTGCTGGTATAGCTCCGCCATCCTGAAACATACCAACTTTATTAAATTTTTGTATTCTCATATTTTAAAATATTTAAATTGTTAACAATTAACTTATTATCTTATTCGTTTATTTTTGTAAAGCAAAAATAAATAAAAAAATCCATATATGCAAATATTTAGATTTATTTGCAGAAAATATCCCTTTTTTGTATATTTGTATTGTAGAAATAATCACTACAATTATAAAAGAGTCGGAATGAATCTACGGATTACTCGATTAAAACATATTACTTAGATTATATGCTCAGCAGTTATCTTGCTGGGCTTTTTGTTTTATATCTTATTGATTATTAGGTTTATTCACAAATTCTGGTTTACGGGAATCTTGTGCTTTCATTTCTTTAAAAACATATTTTCCTAGAGATTTATAAGCATTATCAGTTTTTTCTACAAACGCTTTTTTAGCTTTTTTAATCATTGTTCTAGTAGAGATTCTAGAAAAAATTCTTTCACCTCCTTCTAAGGTCATTTGTGGTTTCCCATCAGAACCTATAACGTACAGTTTATCAACTTCTAATTCTGGATGAGCATCTTCATCAAAATCATCATCAAATTCCAATTCATCTCCTTTTTCTATTCCAGAATTTTGATTAACTTCCAAAACGTATTTAACATTATCTTCAGAAATAAAATCTTCAGATTCTGGCTTTCCCTCTTTTACAGAAATTACTTTATTATCATCTCCTATAAAAATTATATCTAATGGGATGAATGTAGATTTCATTCAAAAGTCAACGTGCTGCGGTTCATCATAAACAAATAAACCACCTTCATCGGAGTTCATTTCTCGAACGTTCATTAAACCGTGTTCTTTCTGCTTTTCAGTAGAAAACACAATTACATCATATTCTTTACCTCCAATTTCTATATCAATTTCTTTTAGATTTTTTTCAAATTGCCCACCTTCAGCGTACTTTCTAGTTTGCTGTAAATAGTCAGTTAACAATTCTCCAAATATTTCTAATCCTTTTGGATTATTAATACTTTGTAATGCAACTCGTATTGTTTCCTCTCCATATTTTTTGATAAGAGATTCTAAAATACTTGGATGATCTTGTAACTGAGTTATAATTTTTTGTGGTACTTGTTGGTTTTGATCTAAAATTCCATTTTTAACTATATTTCTAAAATCATCTTGATCTGCACCATCCCTAGCAACATCTGCTTGAGCTATAGCTGCAATAGAAGTTGCATTTCCATAAGAATTTCCTTGTAAGTAAGCAGTTATGTCTTGTATAAGTGCAAACAATATTTGGTCATCTGCTTTTTGTGCTTTATTTTCCATTATAACAACTCCTCCGTTTTATCATCAGTATTTTTAATTATCTCTTTAACTAGAAGTTTTCCAGCTTCAATTGCAGCTTCATCAGAACCATCTTTCATAAGTTCTTCTAACTTTTCAGTAACCGATTTTGAAAATATAATTTCACCGCATTCTACCTCTGCAACTTGTTCTAAATCACCATTTTCTGTAGGAGTAACTACAGGTATCCCCTTTTTAGTCACATCTTCAAAATCATCATGAACTTCATCTAAATGATTTAATCTACTATGTCTTGCTCCTTCTGGAATAATATTAATTGCGCCACCATTTGCAAATATTTGTAGTTCTTTTTGTTCTACATTTTTTCGCATCATTAAAATTAATTTAGCTTGTTCAATGGACATTAATTTCATTCCTTGTTTTCCTACTGCATTGTACATATAATTAGTACCAGCATATCTATTAAGATTTTGCTGCATTATATCATTTCCATAGTCCGATTGTTTTCTAAGAGTATTAGTAGTAGCAATATCTTGCATTTTCTGATTGGTCTCATTAGCTTCATTTATAAATTTATTAGCCTTTCTACGACCAAATAAAAAGCGTTTTCCAGAAAGTTTTTGTGCTGATTCCAGATCACCATAAGAATCTCCATATGCCCCTTGTATATCTTTGACTTCATCAGAAATTACATCTGCATTTTGAGTTTTACTTGCAAATGCTCCTCAAATCATACTATTACCGGGGATGTAATTCATAAGATTATTAAATCCCCTAGCAGCACCAGAAATTCCTGCATCTTTTCCTGCTTCTTTATCTATATTGTCTAAATTTAATCCAGTTTGAGCACCAATTGCATCTACTAATTTGGAACCAACTCCAATAGCCATAGCAATTGGATTTCCTGATTGTATAGCTGCATCAGAAATGCCTCCTCTAACTTGATTTTGAAGTTGTGCTTGACTATCACTTGGATCTGTTTTAGCTTGAGTAAAAGCGTCTATAGCACTACCTGCAGATTGAGCAACTCCTATATATTTAGATCAGTCTTTTTTATTATTTGTTTGACCTCCAGATGAATATTGATCGTTTTGTTGTTTAACAAACTTTTTTTTGTTTTTATCAAACGATTTAGATCCTCAAGTAATGGTATTTTTATTATAATTATAAAACGGATTATTAGTCAAATTATTAGAAGCAGTATAATTTACTGGACCAATTGTTGATCCAAAATTTTGTCTTGCCATATTATGAACTTGTTAATCTATATATTGTATTAAGAGCAGTAATTATTGCTAATTGATCTCCTCTGTATTTTATTCGAATCTTTAACCATTTATCTTTAAGAGGAACTGTTTTTCATTTAGGATTAGTTTTCTCAACTGACTGACTATTAATGTTTTCATCAAATACAATTGGATCAAATACTAAATATCAAGCATCTTCTTTATAATGAATATTTCCTAACCTTCTACCAAAAGTTTCCATATTTTTAGTTTGCTGTTCCATTACAAGTTCATATTGATCAAGTATTGGATCATATTGTATTTTAGTATTTTTCAAATATGGAGTTTCTATTGGTGTATATGGATTTGCTATAGTTCCTCTAAGATTTTCTTTATTAAATCCATCATCAGTATTTTTATAAATATTAATTGGATTATTTTCAGAATCATGATATAATCTGGCTTTGTTAAATAAATAACTATCGCCAATTAAAGAGAATTGTATAGACTCTGGTTGTACATTATTTGAAACCAAAATAAGATTATCAAATATTTTATGTAAACCAGTATCCTGAGTTACAACAAATTCAAATTCAAATGGTTCCTGTTTATCATATCATTTAGTCGGTTTCAATTGGTTAGCAGGATTATTATCAGTATAATCTATTTCATCAAATACTCCAGTACGTCCATGTAAATAGAGTTTTGCATCTCCTTCTTTAGATTGATCTAAACTGAAACTATAGAATTGATTATTAATATTTTCCGAATATATTGGCATTCAGGAATATTTAGTAATCCACATACCTTGTCTTTCATTATAACAAATATTTCAAGTGAAATTATCTTTTATAAAAGTAAACATAACATCACCTTTATAAGCGTTATAATGAGTTTTTATATTTCGAATAAGAACATTTGTATATTTGTCAGACTCAGTAACTAGCAAGTTATCATTTAAAAATCTTTGGACAACCATATCAGAAATTGTTTCAAATCCTTTAGAATCAGTATATCTTCAAATTTTCTTTGCAGAAGAATCAACTCCATATATTCCTAATGGTGTACGAATAATTGAATCTGCTCAAATACTACCAAAATCCTGAGAAATAATAGAAAGTTGATCAGGAAGAACTCCATATCCATAAATATGAATTGTTTGTTCAGTAGTTGTTTGCATTAACGCCTTTTCATTAACTGGAATTATTGCACAGCCATGTTCAAATACACAGAAAAGGTTATTACCTCATGGAAGAAGTTTTGTTATTTCTCCATATTGATTATCAATATCTCTATAAGATGCGCCCTGAAAAACTCTATAACCATTTGAAAAACTATCTTTTACAGCAATATTGCTGAACATCACTCTATTAGAATAATCAGTTTTTTGATAAGGTAATTTTTGATTTAATAAATTAGTTTTTCTACCAACAGTAGCATTATAACCGCTATTAAGTAATCAAGATTCTTCGATTTTTTGTCCACATTCAGCAGAAATTCCAGCTAATGGAAAGAAAGATCTAGGATTCCCAAGAAGTGCCATTTCATCAGTGTGTTGTCTATTTTCTGAACGAATTCCTAGATTATAATTAGACATGCATTTAAAAGTTACTCACATTCCTAATGAAACTGCATTTACGTCAGCTCTATTTACTTTTGCATAATCTTCTTTGGTTGTTTTATTAAATCCATCAAAAGTATGTTCTGCTCAAGAACTATATTGAAGTACTTCATTTGTAATTGGAACTTCAGGATCTATAAAATTTCTATTTATACGAATACTAACTGTATTTGTAAAACAATCTCCTCTATAAACATTTAACGTTGAATTTTTTAGAGAATATCTATCAGATACAGCATAGTAAGGAGAATTATCTATACTTCTAGCGGTAAATCATTGTTCTTTATTTGTTTTATTAGTTGGATTATACCCATCTGTATATATGTTATATATTGTATTATCTATTAAGAATGGATTTGAATCATCTCCAACATCATCTATTCCAAGCAATGGACAATATATTCCCCGTAACGCCCATTTAAATTGAGCTCCGTATACTTTATCTCTATATTCATCTCCTTCTCCAAAGATAGCTACTTTTGAAACATCTGTAGGATCTCCAGCTTGAGTTGTAAATACAAGATTTTTTTCTTGATTAGAAGGATGTGTAATAGATTTAGCAGCGTTTCCAGAATTTATAAAAATAACTTTATTTTCAGTTTGTTTTGCATTTATAGGTTTTTCTACTAATGAATCATATTGAAACGCTCTTGTAAAATATGACGGTAATCCATCATAATCAACATTTCCATGTAAATAACCTGTCCCAGATTCATTATTTTGGTCTATGTTATATAATTGTAATTGAAATATAATTTCGTCTCTCTTTGCCCTATAATAATTTCCCTGGGTTTCATTAATTAAAAATAATATTTCTTCGTATTCTTCTGAATCTACAGATTTTGTTGTTGGTTTTGTAGTTGTATCTGTTCCAGGATTATCAGAGCCAGTTCCTGAATCAGGATTTTCGGGAGTTGCTTCTACTTTACCATAATTAATAAAATTTCTAATTTCATCACAGACAGTATACCACCTATCAATGCTTATTATTGGAATTAAATACTCTTTATTATCAATTCCCGTTAATTTTGATTCATCATCATAAGCAGACATTCATTTATCTGGATCTATTGTAATTGCTCCATCTATCATAAATGGAACTTTTTTACCAAATACGTTACCATCAAATGGATTATTAAACTGTGTATCTGCAATTACATTAAGAGATCATAAATAAATATGTACTTGTTTTACTCATGTCTCCAATGAATTTAAGGAATCATTTATTTGTTGTGCAGTTCATTTAGTAACTGTAGAGTCTTTTTCAGATGTTAATGAAGCATGAAAATTTAATTGGTCTTGTGGTACTAAAACTCGTTTTTCTCCATTTAATTGAGATTGTAATTCTGGAATAACACACGCATCTAAAGAAAGAATAGCAGAACATTGTTTATGTTCTTTATTTGTTCTCACTATATGATCTCCAAGAGCGGTATACTTTTTATCTCCTTTTTCAAATTTAATTGGAGATCGTCCATCTGAAACCAAATACATATGTCAATTAGCTTCATTAGTTTTGTTTTTAAAAGGATCATCATATAAAAATTTATCTTGAAAATTTGCTAAGAAGCTTTCTGTAAAATATTTATCTTGTGAAGATGCTTTTTTATATTCAATTTCTCCATCGGAAGTATTATCTCCAATTAAAAACATTTCTCCGTTACAAATTCTAGGAAATTCTGCAGAAGGTTGTTGTGGATCAAAATTAGGATCATATAACATTGGAGTGTGACTAGTTTTGTCTATAGAAATAGACATTCCTTGACATAATATAGTTGGAACTCTTTTTTGCCTAACATAAAAATATCCTTTAATTCTTTCAGGTAATTTATTAAGGGTTGGAAATTCAAAAGTATAATATCATGGATACACATTTTGAGAATCATAATTTTGAATCTTATTATTTCCTTGTAATGGATTTTTAAATACTCCGTTTCTATTATAATAACTGTTTTCTTTTAATATATAATTATCATTTGAAGAGTTTTCCCATGTTTTTTCATCAATTAAAAACCCAGACTCATTAGAATCTTCTACATTAGAAAATTCTTTTCCTAAAAGATTAAAAGTAGGAGTAATTGTGTCGTCATCTCTAATAAAAACAATTCCGAATCTATAATATTCTTCTGGTCAATATCCTAAATAATTGTATATATTCTTTGGGTTATAATATTCTGATCCTGATGTAACAGTATTATAACTTGCATTTACCCAGCCAATTCCATTTGTATCTTGCTTAAGAGTTACCTTGATTTTATACGCTATTTCTTGTAATTCTTTATAAATTAAATTGTCACTTTTAATATTTCCAATAAATAGCATATTTTGTTGTTGTGCTTGGGTTTTAACTGCATCTACAGGAATATATTCTATATTCAACTCTTCTTCAGAAATCTGCGTAACAGTTTCAGTACCATCTATTTGAATTGTAAAACATTTTTCTTCGTTTATATCAATCAACTCTTTTTCGTTAATTTCAAATGGTTTTGTTAATTCAAAAGTTTCATATTGTCTAACTCCGTTTAAATCAGAAAATTCTCTAGAATATAAAATATAAAAATTAGAAAAACTTGTATCTATATTATTAATTCTAAGTTGAATAGCTTTATCAGTAGTTTCATTCAATAATGTTCCATGTATTGAATTAATTGATGTAGAATTTCCTTTAAATATAGAAACTTGACCAGATTCTGCAACTATATCGGATTTATTATAATCGCTATCAGCCATTTTCAAATAAAAAGTATAATTTCCACCTTTTAGTTGGCCCGTAGATGGAACATCTAGTAATTCAAATCTTGGTATTTTTTCAACTACTTTTTTAAGTCTTATTTGATTTTTAAACTTCTCTTCTAAGTATAAATTAGTTGCTTCTTTTTGATTTCTTTTAACTAATCTAACTTTCCTATTTTCATATATAGAGAACCCAGAATTAATCAATCTAGGTTCGTTTTTATCATCATTTAAAATAAGATTTACACTTCCATCGTAAGAAGGTTGTATTTCAATATTAACTGGATGATCTAAATCAAAATTAAGTAATCCAGTAGTAAAATTTTGTCTAATTCCATTAACGGAATAATTCCATAATGGTTTATAATTGTTTTCTAGTTCTAGATTTTCAGCATATGCTTGATTATCAATATTATAATCTAATTCATCTAAATTTGGATATTTTGGAGATGGGTAAGTACCTAATTCACATAATTTTCCATCTTTTGAACATGAGGCTATGTAAATAATATCTCCATACGATTTCATACCTACTGGTACAAAGTCTTGTTGTAATGAACAATTTTTTAATGAATAATTTCCAAAATCATTTTGGAGATTAAATTCATTTCCATCATAGGTAATTATAGTACCATTAAGACAATCACTTAAGGAGTTGTTTGGCTGTGAAATCGGGTTTAAATCCATGTTTAGGCCTTTGCTGAATTCATTTATTGCTGCTTTTTTCTCGCTCATGTCCTAAATATTCATAATCATTTGTAACAAATTCATCTTTATACATAAAAAACCCACAATCTACTGGGTATCTAAGTTTAAAGAAGTGATCTTTATAACTATGTCTCAATCAACATTCTTCTGCAGATTTAAATAATCAAATATGTTTGAATTTTAATTTACATTTTTTCTTTAATTTTTCTTGATCTAATTCTGCAAATTGATTTTTACCCAACGCAAAATAATAATATCCATCAAATTCTTTATCGCTACGATTTCATTTAACTCTAGCTTTTCTAGCTGCCAAGTTGTCTTTATATGCTAATTTATCTTTAACTCCGACTTTTTGTGTTCTAGTTGCCATTTCATTACTACCAATATTTACTCCACATCCAATCGTAATTAACTTTCTATAAAAATTAAATCCCATTTTAAGAATTTTTAGAATATCTTTTTTTGACATTTCTGGGTATTTTTCATGAAGCTGATCTACATAATCATCTATTCTTTTAATAATATTTGCCATCGTTTGCGTTTTTAATCATACGATCTAATAACACATTCTTTTTTGTTTCAAAAATAGGAATATTCTTTTCTCCATTCTTGTCCCAAGTAGTAAGAAATAATCTTGGCCCTCTAAAATTGGTTTTAAGAAAATCTATTCCTGGAAAATATCCATGAGTATAAGCAGTTTTAAAATGATCTCCTTCTATTCATCCAATTCCTATAAGAGCCCTAACTTTACTAGGAAATTCAAAAATTATGTTATTATCAATCACATCATTAATAATTAATTCAAAACAATCATTAAATATTTTTCAACATAACGCTCGTTTTGATTTAGAAGTCTTTCTCTTTTCTGGAAATTGAATTTTTGACAAATCAAATCCTTCAAAAAATTCAGAACCTCTAAAATTAGATCTATGAAGTGACCGGGGTATACGTTTTTGAATACGCTTTTCTATTTCAGCTTGTTTTTGCATCTAATATTTTATCTAAATCATTATCACTAAATTCATCAGTAATTCTAGCACGATTACATAATCTAAGCCATTTATTGTATAGATCTTGTGCTAAATTAATTGTAGCACCATCTTTTCTACGTATTCCATCTTTATATAAATACGCATAAGCTATATAAGCAGCAATTGCTTGAGCTTCTTTTTCACTAATAAGCGGAAGTCCCGAATCTTCATCAACTAAAATTCCTTTATAAACAACTGTAATGTTTTTATAAGGTTTTGCAAAATATAATGTGTTATTTTCCTCTATATATTTTGCTAATTTTCCCTCAGTTCATGTAGGATCTTTAAAATGCTTTTGAGCATCAATATATCTTTCTATAATAATGGAATCTCTATCTAATTCTTCGTAATAATTACTATTTGCAGCATCTGGTACCGGGAGGTGAACTGACTTTATAATATCTACATTACAAGGTAATTCAAGTTTTCCTTCATCGTCTGTATTTGCTACAAATCTATATAACCTAGTGTGTCTACAATTGATTAAATCCCAGGCATATAGAGCAACTTCTTCAAAATCATCAGATTCTATTCCATATAATGTATTTGCAAGAGTGTAAGCTCTTCGTAAATCTATAAGTTTCATAATTACCTAGGTATTTGTTTGTTAGGTACTGGAATTTCAATTGCTTGTCTATAATAATAAAATTTAGATTTAGTTATCTTTTCTTTTATCATATCAGAAATTGATCCTAAATCTCTATAATTAACATCATCTGAATTGCAGCATTCAAATCATTCCAATTGTCTTGGGTCTTTAAATATTCCAATAATTGAAATTCTTTTAACAAACGGCATATTGTAAATTCAGCAATCATACATTTTATTCTCATTTGGTGTCTTTTCAATATAAATATATGGATCAGTAGCACCAAATCTTTTATATTTATGGTAGTTAGCAGTTTTAGAAGAAAAATAAACATTCTTTTTTAAATTATTTCCTCTATCTGCAGAACCAATAAAATCTATAGCATCAAGTCCCATAGAATCAACTAGTTGAGGAATCTCGAAGTGTAAAACAGATTTACCAGAAGGAGCATTACAACATTTAGCAGGATCTTTACAATCAACTTCAATACAATTAATTGCAAGCATTAAATCGTGCTTTTGAAGTATTCCTTTTGTATACATTTCTCTGATAATTGATTGTCTGACTTCGATGATCTCATCTTCAATCTGATCTATGGAAATATTTGGATTTGAATTCATTCCAGCCAAACCAGATTTTAAATCTGATAATATAGCTGAAGCCATAACACTAATTTCCATAATAAAAACAAAAAAGGCGGACGGGCTTTAGCCCACCCGCCATATATTAGACCTAAAATTAGGCAATTACTTTAATTTCAATTGTACCGTCTGAATAACCTTCAAGAGAAGCCTTAACAACGATTACATCATCTACATTAGCGTCTTCAGAAAGAGTAAGTACTCCATCAGTAGAAACCGTAGCAGGGCCAGAAACTACTGCCCAAGTGAACTGAGCATTCTCCTTAACAGGAGATTCATCTGCAGTGAGCTGAACCGAGCCTTGAGCCTTAGAAATAGAAGCAGCATTAATAATAACAATCTTCTTATCATCACCAGCTGGTGTATCAGGACCTACAATCTCAATACCTGCATCCTTAATAACTTTCTCAAAATCATCAACGAGAGAGTTCTCAACAAAGAGTACATGCTTAGTAACAGCAGAAACCTCTTGACCTACACCAGACATACCGCCAAAACCAATACGATTAGCGCAGTAAGTAAAGGTATATTCAGTATAAAGTGCTCCAGCAATAGGATATTCATCCTCATTAAGAGCTGCATAACGTACATTTGGATATGAAGGGAAACGATAGTTCTCAATCAACCACTGGCCAGTACAGAATGGTTCAAGACCATCAACAATTGTAATCTTATCTTCTACATTTCTAGAAAAATACTCTCCAAGACAAGAATCACACATTGTAGGATCATAACGTTCAAAACGATATTCACCAAAGTGACCATAAACATCAGGAATAGTGAGAATTACCTTAGAACCCTCAGCCTTAACATAAACAAACTTGTTATTAGCAGGAATTACAAGATTCAAATCATTAGCAATTACCTTAGCAAGCTTAGTTCCGTCAGCAGCAAGATCAGGAGAAACTTCAAAACCAATCATTACTGGCTTAAAGAAACCCATATAGTTAGGATGCGCATATTCACCATAAAAACGATTAGGCATCTTAATGGCAAAAGTAAAGTTATAAAGACCAGCCTCATAAACACCTTCTGCATCCTTAGCAATCAAACCATCACATTCAATTGTCATTACAGATTTCTTACCACGTACTCCTGGAGTCTTAAACATCTTCTGGCCAAGTACATTACGAGTCTTATACTCTCCGAATCTCTGAATAGAGAAACCTTTCTCATCCTTCTTGAGTTCCATATCTTTACGGAACATCATATGATTAGTAGAAACTTCATTGCCAGAAGGAATTACAATTGCACGTGCCTTCTCAGTACCATCCTCAGCAACGAGGGAATTGAGAATCATCTCATGAGTGTATTTAAACATTGACATAATAAATAAATTTTTAATTAATTAATTATTTACCGGAAGATTCTGGATTCACAGAACCTACAGTTTTATTCATAGCATAGTTAGTAGATAAACGAGGATCACTGGAATTTTCTAAAATCAGCTTAACTATCTCATTTATAATCTCATAACAAACGTAGTCTGGAAACTCTAATTCTTCCGTTGTATCTATTGTATTTTGTATATCATCCCAAGTTAAATTGATTTGTTTAGGTTTTCTTATATAATCTACATAAACAATATCTGGTTCATATAATTTAGTATCTCCACATCTTATTTCCATTTTATTTGGAGTATGAGTGTTTATATTATTTATATAAAAATATGGATTTTTATAACTTGGTTTGAAATAATGATTTTTAATTATATCTGGGTATTGATCTGCAGTTAATCGTCTACATAATGACGAGTATTCATCTGCAACATCTTTGCCACATCTATTCTTTTTAGTACCAACTTTCTTAAAATGAACTATACAGTTTAAAAGATGCATATAATCATCTGGTAGAGTTACTCTAAATATCTTATTTTCAATTGGTACTGGAAATTTGTTTATTTCGTCTTTTGAGATTTCTAGAGCAACAGAGTTTTGAAGAGTTCTTAAATCATCACTACTCTGCTGATCAGTATCAAATCTATTATAAACTTGGTTTATATATTGCTGAACGCCCTTGTTCGCAAAATAAACATAATCTTCTAGCAAAAGAGTTGGTGCTTCTACTTTGTTGCACTCAATTAAAATTGCATCATAAAGTTCACGTTCAGTCATATTTTTCTAATTATTACTTAGATTTCGTCCGAGACTTTGGTTTAATAGGCTCCTGGAAATCTGGAGTTATATACTCTGGAACATCATACGTAGGAGCAGTAGTTGTAGTTTCCTCAGATTTAACTACTGGTTCTTCAACAGTAGGAGTAATCTTCATTGAAACAGGAATATATTCTGGATAAACCTCATATTTAATCATATCTACAACCTTCTGATTAGCAGGTAATTTGAAGAAGAAAAGAACAGCTTCCTCAGAACCACCAAGAATCGTTTCTCCATACATAAAAAGTCCATCTTTCTTTTTAATTACATTCTTATCTCTAGCGTCAATGAACAGCAGTCTCAAAGCAGTATCACCATTTGTATAGAGATCAATAATCTGCTTTGGATTCTTTTCTGCAGTTTCATATAAGAAAGCTTCTACATCAGGAGATGGAGCATTTCTTAGATTTTTACCAAGAAGTTTACATTTAGTAAGTCTTCCATCGGCAGAATCATTCATAATGAAAGTCCAAGCACGAGTAATTTCTTTCTTTTTATTAACAGTTTTTTCAGACTCCTGACCTGGAACATCAATCCAAAGTTCAGCAATACCATAGCGTGTTTTATTGCCATCTATCAGGAGGTTTCCCTCAGAATCACGAGCGTCCCTACTAGGAACAATCAAATCAGAATCTTTAATTGCAAGCCACTTATTTCTTTCAAGTGGATTATCAAGATTAAAAGTAGTACCATCAGTTACTACTATATCAGCATCTTCACGAATAAAATACTGACTTTCAGGATTATTTCTTTCAGCTTCAGAAAGAATCATTTCAGATGAACCATCAGGCATAATTCTTACTGGTTTAACAAATGGAAAATTAGTTCCATTAGGTTGTTTGCAAGGCATAAAGTGATATTCTTTAACTTTAGCCCAAGTTCTAAGGGTAATTGTATTATTCATATTATTTCTTATTATTTCATATTTTCTTTTTAAAAATGGAACTCCCCATATTTCAGAGGAGTTCCCTGTATCTAAATTTTAACTAAAATCTAATAAGAGAAAAGAGGATTCTTAACCTCTTCACTCATAAGGATTACTGAACGATATGGGTTGAAAACTCCCACACCTGAATAACCCCAGTTAATTATGCGAGAACCAGCTACTCTGCTAGAAACTTCACCAGAAGCAAGACCGGATTTTCCACCTACGCCTACAATCCAGTTGTGGATGAATTCTCCACCCTTGAATGTGAACATGGCAATGGCCGGTTTTCCGCTAGCAGCATCTGCTGTAAGATCGATCAAAAGCATATATTTTCTTGTAGGATATTCAATATCCATAGAACGATCAATCTTAAAGGTAATTGTATTACCTGCGTAAGTATAAGACTGATAAGTAGCACCAAGGTCTACATAACCATTAGATGCTTTAGAGAAAAGGAACGTGCCTTCAGTCTTCCAGTCACGAATCCAGCTTGAGCAAGTTTCTTGGATTTCATTTCAAGCTGAAGTATTGCACAGCATAACAAAATGATTTCCAGTAGGTTTTTCGCTCTTGCTCACCATAATTTGAAGAGCTTTGTTGAGATATCTGGCATTAAGTCTCGTAAAGAGCATCTTTGTTGCAAAACGCTCTACTTGACTTATAATTCCGTCAGAGCTTACAATCGGTCTGCCAGTCTCAGAATCATATATAGTCGGCTTATCCGACTTATCGAGATTGCTCTTTCCCCATACAAGGGCATTATTTCTTGCTGCCATGAAGGAATCAAGACAGTCCTTCTCAGCAGTATTCATTACATATACAGGATCATCCTGCTGACCTTTTCCAATCTGGATGAAAACATCCTCCATTGGCAAATACTTAGCTGACACATCAACATCAGCACGGTGTGTTGCGATCTCAATTCGCTACTATATTACTATAGTAATTAGACTATATCTTTAACTTATTACTTTAAAAATGAATCCTTTCGTTTGTTTTTGTATATTTTTAACACACTTCTTAACTCCCGGCCCATATTCTAAAAATGCAGATTGAATTGTTGGTCAAATTTTTAGTAACTTTCCATCTAAGGAGTATTGTCCAACTTTCTTTTCTCTATTTCTAACTTCTAATTCTTTTGCAATTGTTGGCTCTTTAAAAATTTGGTATTTTTTATATAATCCTCCAGTTCTAATTGCACTATAAATTCTGGAGGTTTTCGCATCTCCAAAATAATTAGCACATTCTCTAGGAGAATTAAAACTTTTATAAAAAGTGCCATCTAAATTATATAAGTAAACTTGTTCTATTTTATTATAATTATTTGGGTTAGTTTTAAAATCTTTATCATAACTATAGTAAAAACCTTTACTTTTACTTTTTCCGGCAATTGCATTCAAAATTAATCTAACTTCACTTCCTGCATCTTTTGCAGCTTCTTTAACAGTTTTAAACTGAGAGATTAACTTTCCATATTTATCAAATTTATATAAGAATTCATGGTTAACTTCTATATGAAATTCTTTTGGATCAATTTTATCGGTATAAATTTCGGTTCATAAATAACCACAAGAAGTTTTTTTATGTTTTACTGCATTTCTAATAGAAGTACGATCAACATTAAAATAATTTGATGCATCTGTTGCAGATTTTCAACTTTTTATAAAATTACCGTCAAAATCATATTGAAAGATTTCAATTGAAGTGTCTGGAGCAGAACCTCCACCAAGTGTAGCATTATAAGTGTCTTTTCTTTTTACAAAATTTTCATCAACTATCAATGCTTCAATTGCATATGCCTCTTCTGGTGTATCACAAATATGCAGAGTATATCGTTTAAAACTTTTTGGACCATATTTATTAACTGCATATTGAAATGGAGTTTTACTTTTTTTATAAGTGCTTGGTACAGAGGCAACCACTCCATTTCCTAAATATAAATCGTTCTTTTTTGGATCTTCTGTTCCATGAACGCCTATATAAATTTTATTATTTACTTTATTTACTGTTAAATATACTATTCATTTTTTATTCATAAGTTATCCTTTTTTTCGCTATTCGCTACGTATTTCTACTAGTCGTTGAACCTTTTCTTAGTGTTACAGCTACGCTGCTTACAATCTCTATTCTTTGGTTGCTGATTACCTCGTGAGGCTTCCAGCATTAAAAGGAATTTTTTACATACTATCACTAGTATGGGACACAAATCTAAATTTTTCGTGTCCTATGTTTTTCAACATTACTCTGGAACTTGACATAGCCCTCTTCGTGTAACTCAGGTTGATAATTCGTCACAAACCTAGTAGTATCACCTATCTGGCATCCTGACAAATCAACTACTGAACCATAATCATCGTCGAGAATCTTAGCTATTACCAACCACTCGTTATCACGAACTCTCTGTGGACGGTTCATAACAATAAACAACTGACGAGTTTTATCAACGATAAAAGTATCATTCTTCTGATAGTAATTCTCTGGGAACCTAAAGAGAACATCTGTCTTATTAGCACCATCTCCCTCAGGTACGGCACTAAATGGAACTCTCTTAATTCTCTCTACCTTAATGTCCCATTCAACTACGAAAGAATCAATGCTTTGAAAAGCATTCTTCTTTCCTTTTTCAAGAGAATATGTATTTAAAAGGGCCTCAGTCAAGTGTGAGGCTGTATACTGATCGTAAAGAACTGAAACAATGCCTAATCTCTGTGGCTTCGCGCCAAGGAATTTCATAAAATCCTCATAAGTGCGTGTGTCCAAACAAGTTAGCATTTTGGCTCTTTATCCAAAACTTCATATATTTTACCATCATATATGCTCAGACTATATCATCACTATTTTTAGTGTCCTGCGCTCGTGGAGGTAGATCAGATTCCCTCTAGTCGTTGAACTTTCCCATGTAGGGCTTAGCTGCTGATTATCCGTGGTAGTTTGGAGGATTTCCAGCAATTCACAGGATTTTATATGGCCAACACACGTTATTCAGCCATATTAGGCCTAGTTGTACTAAAACCTGAAATTCTACTCATAAAACGTATTATTTTTTATTTTTATATTAATTATTACCACAAATCGCTCATTTTTTTAGCGGAGCCTCCAGTAGCAGGAGACTGTGGCATTACTACCGAATTATCTTTTTTACTTTTCAGTTTTTCGATTTCTTTCTGAAGTTTAGCATTTTCCTTTCTTGCTTCTTTCAGGGTATCTTTCCAATATCTGGTAGTATCTGAAATTGCATTTTGTCCTTGTAGACGAAGCCACGCAAGTTGAATTAATGTTTCTGGATCTTCAAGATCTCTAATCAACTGACTCTTTCCTTGACTATCTTGGTCAAGTAAATAACTTAAAATCTGTTGTTTATCTGTATCTTCAACTATTAATGAATCACTTTCTGGATCATCAGAATCCAAAAGTACTTCATTAAAGTTCCTTGCAGCATTGAGGAGATTGTCCTGCATAGCCTGAGTATCTGCTATTTGTTGTGCTTCCTGCTGCTTTCTTAAATTATCTTCATCTTCCTTGTAACTATTGCGGAGTGTAGTTACTTCTTTTGTATATAAATCTTCATTGTCTTTTGCTGTTTCAAGTTTACTAAGCAATTCCTCGTCGGTAAAATCTGGATATTTGCTCTTTAGATCAGCTAAATACAATTCGTCATCTGAATAGTCATCAATTTGATAAACTCTTTTCGGAGCTTCTTCTGGATGTTGATTTAAATAGTTTTGAATACTCTGTTGTGAAATTGCATTACTAAATTGCTTAAGATTCATTCCATTTTGTCTAAGCCAAGTAAGATCTGCTTTTTCCTGATCAGAAAGTCCTGGATCTGTAAGATTCCTAAGAACTTCTATTTGATCTTCTTTTGAAAGTGATCTAAAATCAACATCTTCCAATTCATTATTATCGTTTTGAAACTTCATTTTAGTTGGATCTTCAATTCCATACTCTTTCAAAAAAGTTGTCAAAACGTCTTCATCTTCTGCACTAGTAGGATCTGAATTAGGCTCACTATTAGATTCATTAGGTTCGTCTTTTCCGTAGCCGTGTAGTTCATCATCATCTAGTGGATTAGTGTAAGTATCATCTCTAGTAGTGTCACTCATTGATACTTGGTCTGGTGCTAATGTTTTTTCACCATCAGCACTCAGTAAATCGTCATAATTTAATTCATCATTCATATTAGTTCTATTTTGGTTATATACCGCAAATATAATAAAAAATATTTGATTTACAAATATTTCTAAAATTTATAATCTATTTCTGGTATTTTTTCTTTGGTTTTCTTTTGTTTTAAGCCGGGACAACCGGAGAGGCATCAATCAGTAAAAGCGGAAGGTGACATTTTTAAATTTTTAAAAATTCCTAAATCTGGATTATAATAATTTAAAAATATCTTTTTAGCAGTAGCATTATCCGGCATAGCTAAAATAGCTTCTACTGCAGTAGGCCTAACGTAGTTATCTGTAACTGGAAAATATTCTTCATTTAAAATATACCCATTATCAATTTTTTCAACAAAACCTCGTTTAATTAACAATTCAATTTTTGTGTAAAATTGACTATGACCTACGTGCATTTCTTTTATAATTTTACTGTTTCCTAAACCTATTCAGTTTGTATTTTTATATCGTAGTTGTGCAAACTTTAAGAGAAATCCAATTAATTCTGGACCGTCATCGAAAACCGCATTTGCTACTCATAAAAAATCTTCAGAAGTTTTATTTATAAAATATGTTATATGTTTTGCCCCATTTATGTAGAAGGCAGACTTTGTTATTAGTCCCTTCTTTTGTAGTTTGGAAGTGTAATCAGAAATCGCATCTAAATCTGAAATTCCAGAGAGTTTAGAAAGTTTCTCTCTAGTTATGCGACTCTTACCAGTAGCGTCTGAATTTTTACTAATTATTCCGTAAATTAATTCTTCTGTTTGTGAGCACTCTTGGGTTTTCATTATATAAAAGCATTTTTTAATTTTCATGGTGTTTTAATTTTGTGTGCACTTGGCACCTAATTATGTACTTTATTTTTATGTATTTTATATATACTGGTGTTTTGGGACAACCGTAAACGGGTATTTTAGGACACTTTTATTTTTCGTCCCAAAAAAGCCTCAAAGTTGCAATCTTTGAGGCTTTTAAACACCATGTTATATATTACCGGCCCGAATTTTTGGGCTTAATTATCTATTATCTGCAACAAATATACAAATAATTTTTTAATCTACAAAATGCACACCCTATTTTTAGTACTATCTACAAAATAATTATCAAAAAAATTGCAATCTCCGCTATTGAAATTCCTTGTCAAATTAATTTTTTATTTTTCATCTTTTTTGTCTCTAATTTCTGATCCTCATATTTGGCTTCTAACGCATCTTTAGTCTCATCTATGAGTAAATCCTTATCTTTAATTATATCGTCCTTTAGAGAGCTTATATTTAGCAAAGAAAGGCATTTTGCTTGGTATAAAGAGATCAATTCCTCATTTGCCATATTAAGAGAATCTAATTTTTCTCTTTCAAAAAAGACTTGGTTTATTTTATCTATATCTTTTTTATTTAGCAAAGCCATTGTATCTTGGATTTCAGAAACTATCTCTATATGTTTAACTCCTTCTATTGTTTGACCATACCCTAGTATAGAGAAAAACAAAAATAAAATTGTAATTAATTTCTTCATTCCAAATTTTGTTTAAGTTGTTTTATACTTTCCCCAGTAGATGTAGAAACTGTAAAAGGAGCTTTATATATTTCTTTTTTTATTTTTTCTAGAGAGTCAATCTTGGAGTTAAGAATAACTATATTCTTTTCCAAGATTTCAACTCTCTGTAAATTTTCTTTAATTGAAGTATTTAATGAATCAATTCTATGTAAATCATTGTATTTCAATTCTATATAATCTTGTTTTAAATTATAATATCTAAATTCAGAATAAATACTAAATCCAATTAAAGCAAAAATGATTATAACAATTATTCAATTTTTCATTAAACAACTTCAACATAAAGGGCAACCAAATCTGCAAGATTATGACTAAGAGCCGTTTGACTATCTCTAATACATTTATATTTAACTCCATTTTGAGTATAATATTTTCCATTAAATATTTCCATAGGTGGAGTATAAGGAATTGGATCATCAATTGTTCCTGCAGACGCAACTTCAATTACCTCGTAAAGTGATGCAGTAGAAAGTTGTGGAGCCCAACCTTCTATAACTGTGCTAATATCTTGTCTAACTCTGTAGAGTTTTGATTCATAACTAACGATTTGCCCAGTTTTGAGAGACTTTCCAATGTAAGTATCTCATTCATAAACAAGTAGAGGTCTTTTAAGAGCATCTTCATCAGTTATATCTGTTCTTTTATTATACTGATCAAGTAATGCATCTTGTAGTTGTTTTGACATTTCAGAAGAGTTATCAACTACTGGATCAGGAGCTACATATTTAACTCACCCATCTGCAATTACCATCTCGTCTGTAGGATTAATTATTTGTTGATCATCTTTAAAAATTATAATCCTACTTCTTTCTTTAATTTTTCCGTCTTTTTTGTATAACATAATTAATCGTTTACTGATATATAACCATAATGATCGTGACAAGTTAATCCAGAATTTGTTAAAAATTGAATTAACGTTGTGTGCAAACTATTGTCGGAACCGCCAGGAACATTAATTCTTGTTAATGAAGTACACCCGTTAAATACATTTGTACTACTTGGCTTTAAACTTGAATTGTACTGAAAAGTAATTGTATTTAATGATGAACATCCTGAAAAACAACTACTTATATCAATATTTTTATTACTTGAGCTGGAGTCAATAGTAATTTCTGTTAAACTAGAACAACCTTCAAAAGTTCCTATGAGAGAAGTTGCGTTGTCTGCTCAATCCATATCATCTGTAGTTCTATCTCCCGTGTGATAATAATCTACAAATTTAAGATTGGTTAAGTTTGTACATCCTGAAAATGCATGATCTCAATTTTCACATCTCGCGTGAGGAATTATAACTTCTTCTAAATTACTACAACCATAAAACATTCTAGAAGCGTACTTTATTTTTGTCATATCAAACATTGTTACTTTTCATAATGTAGAACTGTTTTTAAACATTGAAGAACAGTCTCCATCCTCAGTATAATTTCCGTTGATCGCATGAGGAGCATACCAATCTGGATTATAAAAATGAACTTGAGCTAGCTTTGGACAATTTGCAAAAGCCATAATAAAATTACCACAGTTGCATAAATTTAATGAACACTTAACCATCGTTATATCTGAATTTCCTAAAAAAGCATCTTTGAAAGAAGATGCACCAGTATTCCAATACGGATCAGCTTCATCTTCTGCTTTAATAAGGCATTTTTCTGAATTCAGTTCTTTATAAGCATCATATTCGTATGGATCCCGGAATTTGTTTCCACTAGTAGTTCGAGGGAGGGTTAAGTTTTGTTTTGATCCTATTGGGAACGCAACATAATGTTTAATATTTGTACTAATTGAACTCTGGGTATTAAATTGTGTCAAAGCCGTAATCATTTGATGTCTACGAATTTTTTTTATTTCATAAGTACTATCAATTGCTTCTGTATCTAGAATAAAATCTCAATATAAATAATTAGCACAAAGAAGTAATTTACTTGGATTTGTATCAATATTCATTTTACCCAAATAAATTTCTACTAATTTAGGACAATCATGAAATTCTGAAGCCAAATCATTATCTTCAAATCCTGACGATTCTCAAGAATTTGTTCAAACGTTTTCTGAACCGAGATAAAGTTTTTCCAAATTTGGGCAATTACTTACAAAATCAGAAACTGTTCTTGGGCCAACATCTAAAGGAGTTCTAATTGTTGTTGCTTGACATCCTTGGAATGTATTGTTGAAACTAGTTTGTCCTAGATGATTATTTTTAAACATTGATAAATCTAATTCACCTTCAATTGGAGTTCCAGAAAATGCATAATTTCAATTTGTTATATTCTCTCCCGATACTTGACTAAAATCTACGGAACATAATTGAGAATTGTTTGCAAAATGTGCCATGGTTGTAACTTCATCCATAGGAATATTTCACGTAGTAATTTTGGTAATATTCGAAGTTCCATCTGTGCCAGATGTAATTGCAGATGAATATGGCGCATCACCAGAAGAATAAGCAGTTGTTAGAAGTTCTCCAGAATATTCAAAAGTTCCATCTGAATTTAGTGGAATTAAACCTCCGGTTGCAAATTGGAATCAGGCGTTTGAATTATTTTCATATGTATTTGCAGTACCAGCAATCAACACACCTCCTCCGCCACTCCCAAACATTAATTTTTTCCTATTCATAACTAATTAGCAGTTTTAAACATACTATAGGTAACTAAGTTATCTGTAATACAGAATTCATAAGTTTCTCCAGGTTTAATTATAGGAGTCTTTCCGTCTTGCCATAAAACTGAACTAGGTAAGCTAAGTGAAGGAGCCGTTGTAGAATCTGCAGTAAATCTAAATCAATATTCTTTATGATCATGACTTGCTGTACTTGGAAGTAAAACTGTAATTGCAGAATCTCTTATCCCTAAATCGATTAGAGAATTAGCAACTAAGGTTACATTTGAATTCAAAGAACCTGAATAAGTAATTGCATCTTGTTTAGAATTTAAGTCAGTTTTTAGTGCAACTTTATCACTAACTGAAATATTTCCACTTGTATCTACTGAAATAGTACCATTATTTGGAACTATAACACCTCCTAAATTAGATGAAGTGGCAGTGTTTAATGTTACTTTTCCAGAATTAACGGTTAATCCTGTACCAATAGAAACAATTCCCTTAGATGTGCTTGTAGCTGAATTTAATTCAAATAATCCAGTATTATTTATAGAATATCCTGAATTAGTACTTACTTTTATTCCACCAACTTTAGTACCACTTGCAATTGGAATTTCAGTTAAGAAATTGCTGTCGTTTGTCAGCTGCGATGTTTTCGTAGGAATTGTTGGTTTATTTAAAATAAAAGCATCTCCAGAAGTTGCATTTCAATCAGATTGAACATTTTTTTGTGCCCCATTTTCTACATTTGGCCTTCCAGTAACTCCGCTCCATGGAACTGAAGTTGCTGCGCCTGCAGTATATTCTCTAAATTTATTTGCAAAAGTTGTAGCAGAACCATTTACACAGAAATACATTTTGTTATCATTTCCAGTAACTTGAACCGTATCACCTTCTTGGCAATCTGCACGCATTGCATCATTTTTAGAAGAAACTATAAATAATCTCTCCAGTGCGCCTTTTGGTAATCTTTCTAAAGATATTGTGCCAGAAGTAATTGCAGAAGCATCAAAAGAAGTTGGAGTAGTTTCAGAAGAAATTGTAATTGTTCCAGAATTATTTGAAACGGTTGTTCCGCCAGAACCAACTATGTTGAGATTAGTTGAATTAACCGTAGAATTATTAACTTTTATTTTATTAAGCTTGTTAGCTAACGAATTTTCTAGTTCAGAAGAAGTAGCATAATCAGACAAATTAATCGTAATTGCGCTACCATCTATTTTTTCAATTGTTAATATATCATTAGAATATGTAGCATCCTGAATATCAGATCCATAAACATCGGAGGTTGATGTTCCAGTAATTAGCTCTATTCTTTTTGTAGTTGGATTAAACCATAAACTTCCTACCGTAGTTGGTTTTGTTCCTGTTTTATAAAATTTTAAATTCATATTTTAAAAATTTAAAAGGCAGGAGAAAATTCCTCCTCTCCTGCCTAGTTTTTATTATTCAAACGATGCCCAAGCAAGGGTAGTTGAAACATGATTATCTACATAATTCTTAACATCAGAAGCCTCAGCAAGTCCCTTTGCGCTAGCAGATGCAGAACTAACAGCCTGTACATGAGTACTTACAGTAATTGTCTGAGAGTTACCTGCCTTTGCTCCAGCAGAAGCAGTTATATAATCATCTCCTGAAGCAGAAACTGATTGAAGAGCGTTATCGGCTTTAGTTCCCTGAGCAGCAGTAGCGTATTTCGTTCCAGCAGCAGTAATCTTTTCATCTACTAAACTAGGAGTGGCCTTTTCATTAGCAAGAGCAATTGCGCCATAAACAGTCTTTTCAGTAGATTTATCAGTAGATTTGCCAAGTACAGCAGCTGCTGCACCACTAGTATCATATGCAGACGATTCAGTAAATGCAGCACTTCCAAGACCTACAATTGAAGCAGAAAGCGCTTTACCAGTCATTGTGAGATTAACATCTCCGTTATTAGTACCAGCAGTGGCGAGAGTAATATCTCCAGATTGTCCACCGAATGAAAGTACACCACCGGCAGCTGCATCAGAAATTTTATCATAAATATCTTCTACAGTAGTATCAAGATTTGCGGTTTTGTGTGCTCCAGTACCACCTACTGCAATCATTGAGCCGTCAAGAATAATCGGACGTTCAGAAAGCCTCTTACCATTTACGGTGTATGCATCAATGGTCTCTTTGAGTCCATTAGCGTGTGTTTTAGCAGCCTGTTCAGCAGCATTTGCAAGTTCAGTTGCTTTCTCTACAGTGGCAATTGTAGTAGTATTTACAGAAAAAGTACCATCATCCGCAAGAGAAAGACCAGTGCCAGCCTTATAGGTATCAACAAGAGTAGAAAGGTCTACATCAATAGGCTGTCTGCCAGCGGCAGTATTAAATGTAATAGTAACATTTTTAGTTTTAGTATCAAATTCTACAGACTGAATCATTCCATCTTTAATGAAATCAGAAGCATCAATCTCAGATATTACAACACCTTCTTTACCAATGAGTTTAATTGCCTTTTTACCATTAAGAGCTTCCGTAGTAGCATCGCCATAATCAAGTCCTATAGTAGCAGAAACAAGCTTATTGGTTAGAGAAAGTACTTTATCGTTAGCAGCAACTCCAGTTACAGTAGCAGCAGGAATCGTTACATTAGCAGAAAGTCCATCTGTATCCTGAGTAAACTTAACATTTCCCTTATCACTAGTAGCAAGAGAAAGAGTTACAGCATGATCTACAGAAGTCTCTGCTTTTACAGTTGTATCACCAGTTACAGAAGCAATCTTAGAATCTGCAGTAGTCTTAGCTGCTTCAGCAGTAGACTGAGCGGTAGCAGCATTTGCAACTCCAGTATCTGCTTTAGATTGAGCATTTTTAACTGCCGTATCAAGTTCTTTAAAAGCTTTCATTGTTTGAGAGGCAGAAGCAACATCTTTAAAATCAAGAGTTACATTTTCACCAGAAGCTTTTGTAATTGTGAGAAGACCATTTGTAAAAGTTGCATCAATTACATTCCTACCACCATCATAAACTTCCCAATCAGTAGCATTTTTAACTTTAAGAAGTTTGTTAGTTGAATCAAACCAAATTGCTCCCAATTCTGCAGCAGCCGGGGCAGTAGCTGACCTAAAAAATTTCAAATTTGCCATATTTTAAAATATTTTAAAAATTAAATTTGATAGGGAATTATTTCCCTCTCTTTATTTTTATTCTAACCAAACTAAATCAAGACCACTTTCAGTAACACGAATATTACTATTGGTATTTTCTTTTACGCTAACAATAGGCTGGGTTGTACCACCTTCACCAGTAGTATTTACCTCAATTCCTTTACCTGGTTTAATTGCAGTAACTCCACCAGCTACAGCAGCTTTAATACTATCTGCATTAGCTTTAATTCTAGAGTCCATTCCAGAAAGAACGGCCTGAACAGTAGAATCTGCTGCATAATTAGGAGCGTCGGTGGTTCCACCAATAGCAGCTGAAATCTTTACTTCATTTGCTTTTAAGTCAAGATTTTCTTTAACTTTAGGAGTAAGAGTTGCTACATCAACAGAAACTCCAACCGTTCCATCAGTAAGACTAAGAGAAACTCCATTAGAAGCAGTTGTATTAACATCTTTTACTTTAAGATTTGCCGTAAGATTTTCTACATTTGTAGAAATTGCATCTACAGATTCCTTTGTTGCAAGTACAGAAACATCAGCAGTTACTTTGAGTACTCCTGCTTCTGAAAGTTCAAGTGCAACTCCATTAGAAGCGGTGCTATCTACAGATTTTACTTCATAACCCGTAAGATTCGTCTTAATATCAGCAACATCTTTAACGAGGCCTGATTCTGCGTTTCCTACAGTATTTTCAAGAGTTCCGATTTTACCCTCATTTACATCAGCTTTTGAAGCAGCTGCATCTGCAGTAGCTTTGACAGCGTTAACTGATTCAGTAGTAGCAAGAGTATTAGTAATATCAGTAATATCGCTCTTCTTAGCAAACTCATCAGTAACTAATTTAGCCTCTAAATCAGTGATTTTTAATGAGATAACATTTTTATCAGAAACAGCTACATAGTCACTTCCAGTATATACATCTACAAGAGCTTTAGCAGGAATAAATAATTTCTCATTAGAATTCTTAATAGTAAGAACAATATAGAGATCTCCGGTAATAAGACTCTCGTCTGCGGTAAGTTCTTCTTCAGTAGCTACTCTAACAACACCGCTTTCTACTACAAGATCTTTAAGAGAATCAAATTTTGCTTTTACGTCAGCAAGAGAATCAAGTCCTTCGTGATTTCCTGCAAGAATTGCATCAACCCTACTAGTAAGTGTTGCAAGATCAGCGGAAACATCTCCACCTACCGCTTTAAGTGTATCATTAGATTCAACAGTATAAAGAGTAGTACTTCCATTTTCAACAACTGCAATAAGTTGTCCTGCATATCTAGTACCACTAAGACCCCTAGAATCAGCTCCACCTGCAGCATATAAATCAGCATCTGCTTTAGAAGCGAATACAGAAGAAGGATCGAGTGGGAATTCTCCAGTTCTTTGATAACCTTTAGGAAGGTCGAACTTTTTAAGAGCTTTAAGTATTTCTTCAGTTAAAATTTTTGCCATATTTCAATCCTCCTATAATTAAGCAAGTGTAACTTCATAAGTATTAGCATCAAGAGCAGTACTTGAATTAAATACATAAACTTTATAAGGTGCTGCTGTATAACCGTTTGCCCCCTCTACATCTACCGTTGAAGCAACAAAAGTATCAGCAACTTCTCCTCTAGAGAGGCCTACGTTAATTACTGACTTCAAAGATCTAGCAGCAGGAACTGCAATTACAACTTGTTTTGTTCCAGCAGGAATTGTAATATTAAATTTCTTATCTGGTTCAGCCTTTGCGTTTCCGTTAGTAAGAGCTCGAACTGCAGCTGAATCATAAGAATCAAGTACAGTAGTTTTTGTTCCGTAGAAGAAACTTCTGAAACCAGTAATTGAGCCAGAAGTTGCAGATTTTGTACCTGCGGCAATCTTTTTACTAGCATCTGCTGGATTTCCAAGATTCGTAACAGGATCCGCACCTGCTTCATGTGTAGCAACTGCAGTTACTTTATAATTCATATCTTCAGTTACAGTAATTTCTGGGAACGAACCAGTTGCTGTGGTAATAGGGTTTTCTACTCCAGTAGCAGAAACAGACCAAGAAGTTGCAGTAATTCCAGTAGCTGGACCATAAGAATAACTACCAGTATTTAATTTAGCAGAATAAGAAGGTGTTATTTTTGTTCCAACTTCATAAGCCTTTGCAGATGCAAAAGTAAGAGAAACAGATGGTTGTGTTACCGTAGGTTGCATTTCCTTTTGTAACATCTGCTTAAGAATATCTTTAAGTTTAGTAGTTGCATCAAATGTTTTATTTGTGGCAAGAGCTCCAACTGCTTGAGTTACTTTAATTTCAGAACCAATCTCTTCATCAAGAGCTGAAATTTCATCAGAAGCAGAAATTGCAATTCCTTTACCAGCAGTATAAACTTTGCCCTCAGGAAGCGGAATATAAGTTGGATCTCCAGTAGAATAAGTTACCTTTATTTTACCAGCGTTTTCACCCTCGTTTTCAAGAGTAACATTAGTTACTGAATTGGAGAGATTTGCTTCACCATAGCACTTTTTGTCAACGTAGATTCTACCCACGTTTCCATCTTCAACAAAATAAATTGCACCAGCTATAATTCCAATCTCGGAACCTTCGGTTGCATTAAGAAGCTCATTATATTTAGATTGAGCAATTTTAAAAAATGAAACTTTGTTGTTTGTTTTTGTAAATTTCGCCATCGTTAAATAGATTTTTGAATTACATTAATTTTTGAAGTTGTACCTGCAGAGGTTAAATTCAGAGTATAACTTCTTTCGGTACCAGTCTTATTTTCATCAACACATAAAATAACTAAAGTTGAACCAGACCCAGTAATTGTAGAATCTGCAGTTACAGTCTCGCATGGAGTAAATATTGAATCAAGTCCTTCCTGAAGATTAAATGCAGTATCAGCTCCTCCTGGAGTAGCATATAACCAAGAACAGTTATTTGTCAACTCCCAACCCTTATTATTAGGATCATTTATATAAAAATACTTTTCACAACTAGCATCTTTACCAAAAGTAATCGTAGTATTATCAGGTTTTGCTGGTTGATCAGGATCAATATTGCCTCCTCCGTAAATTGGAATATAAACATCAGAAATAGTCCTAATCTTAGGTCCAAATTTAACATTATTTTTTGTATCTATATAATCTATTTCATTATAATCAAGAGTTAAATTATAACATAATTTACCCTCATGAGTTTTAACTCCTTGATAATTAAGATTAATACCACTTAATGCAATATTCATTAATTGATTAATCTGAATCAAGTTATTTCACTCTTTATAATCTTCTGAATCATATTTCCACTGAATATGAGTTCCACAGTAGTTTTCATCAGGGAAAAGAGCGGGATCGGTATCAACTCTAAGTATAATATTTCCAGTAGGAGCTGCTTGAGTAGCAAGAGCTACTGATCTAGTAGCATAAGTTGCAATTCCCGAAGTTCCATCTTTACCATCTCTACCGTTTTTTCCATCTCTACCATCTCTTCCCGCTTCTCCTTTTAAGGAAGCCAACCATGCAGATTCGGATCCTCTAAATCCATGCTGAACAGCAATTTCATAAGCAGATTTACCGTCTCTACCAGTTTTACCATCCTTGCCATCTTTGCCGTCCTTACCTTTTAAATTACCAAATACAATTGGCTCTGCATTTGTAACTTTTACAGGTTCAAATATAAGTTCTCCATTTCTAAGAGTAGGAGAGTAAACTACATTTGAAGTTAAATCAGGAGAAGAAGTTCAATTAAGAGATCCTTCTTGTCTGACAAGAAGTCTGCTTCCTTCCCATTTAAATTCAAGACCTAGACCTGCGTCTCCCTGAGGTCCTTTAATATTTACAGTTTTTGGAGCAGATCCATTATTTAATTTTCAAGTAAGAGTTCCAGTTTCAGAAACAGAAGGAATATAAGTATTTCCAGAATCTCCTCTAGGTCCCTCTACACCTCTCACTACCTGCATCCAATAATTACCTACAACAGATCCATCTGCGGTATCCATTTTAGGATCAACGTCTCCTGCTTGAACACTATTTATGCAAACATACATTGCTCCAGCATAAGTAACAAAATCTTGAATTAGAGCATTATTATTATATGCAGTAAGATTATCTCAAGCAGAAAAGTTAAATGACTTTCCTTTATTTACGTCATTTACATATGGTGTACTAGTTCTTCTAAGCATATCGTTTTAAATATTTAAAAATTTCTTCATCAGTAGCATACTCAGAATCAACGAACATACTTAAATATACTAGTTCTAGCATATAATTAATATTTTTTCGATTAAAAGAGTATCCTAACTGGAGATCTTGTAACTCTTCTTTATATTTTTCAATTAATTTAGTATCAATACTATTCATTTCAACAAATATCTTTATAAGTTACAACATCATTTTCTTCTTTAGCATCTGCACTTTTTATTCTACCATCAGAAGTTCTTGTAACTACAGTACTAGAAATTGGATTTTCAGAGTATAAAACAAACTTTGCATTTCCAGCTTCATCAGTACCATATAAAATTTTAGCTTCATCAGTAATCAAAACAAATTTATCACCACAAGTGCAGTTTCCTCCATCTCCGGAGGGTTTAGAATCTTTTATTTTAACTCAACGTTCTCCATTGTGCTCGAAGGTTCCAATATATGAACCAGATTCGTTGAGTCTTTCCCAAATATAATTTTTTGGAGGTTCTGTGTTGTCTCTCCAAACTTGTTTTTTAGGTTTAAACATTCAAATTTAATTATTCGGTTCCACAATTACAACTCTTCGAAGAATTATTTAGATCTTTACATAAGGATCCACAAGAAGAAAGTGCTTCTAGAATTTCTTCGGCATCATCATATTTTTCCTCAGAAATCAAATGTTTTAAAACGGCTAAAGAAATAAAAAGGAAATTTCTCTGATCACGAATATTTTTAAGTTTATCACAATCGTCTAATCCACAAGTTTTTAAACCTGCTTTTAAAACGGATCTTTGTATTTCAAATACACAGTGTTCTAATTTACATAGTGAAAAAACTACTTCTTCACAATAATCCAAAATTCCCACACCAGTTAGTGTCAGATAATCAATAAGTTCTGACGGATCTTTTATTTCCTGATCTTTATACATTATCTTTCCATTGTCATAATAAATCTTGTTCGTATATTCATCACCCATATATTCTTTCTTTTGTAAAGCAATTTTATAATAAACATATAAACCATCTTTTGGTAAAGAATATTTATAAGTGTTGAATTCTTTTTCGGTGATTATCAAATTTTTAGAAGAATCTATATCTTTTCCAGTTACAAATTCTAAAAAAACAACTTCACCTTCGTAATCAGTACAAGGTTCTAGAATTAAATTTACCTCATCTCTAAGTTCTTCAGTAGAAAGAGTTTCAGAGTTATAAGGATCGAGTAATTCTTTTAGTTTATTTCCTATACGTACATATTCCAAAGAATCTTCAGTGCCTTGTACTAGTAGTTCGCAGTTATGCGTAATTCCAATTTTAACTTCCATTATACATCCCGAACCTTATCGTTATATGGATTTCTATCCAATATTTGTAATCGCTCAACTTCTAATTGTCTCTTTTTCAGATCAATAAGATCTTCATTATAATTAGCTTTATCCTGTCTAGTTTGATCCTCAATATCAACTCGTTTAGCATCAAGTTTAAGTTTTTCTGCATTATTTGTTTCAAGTTTATTTTGAAGATTTTTATTTTCCTGACTAAGCTGCTGTATTTGTTGTTGAGCATCTTTCATTTGCTGCGCATATTGCTGTAATTGTTGTTGCATTTGACCAAGTTGATCATTTTCAGCTTTTTTCTTTTTGAGAGCATAATTAACTTTATCTCTCAAATCAGTAAGATTTTTAGCAGTAGCAACATCAATTGCAGTATCGGCATCAACTAATTGAGCTTTAATTAGTTCAACATTTAATGCTTTAATTTCCTCTTTTAATTGAGAAACTTCTGAACTATCTTGAATATGAATATCAAAATCAGTCATTGTATAATACTCAGGTAGAGCATTGAAAACTTTTATAAGTTTATCTCCTAGTATAAGAGTTCCTTTCAAACCTTTTTTATAAGCCACTTTAGCACAGTTTAAAAGATCATAATTAACTTCTTTATACATCAGATCCATTGCAGAGAAATATTGCTTTGTAAGAAGTGTAGATTGTCTAACTCCAACTTTTACATTGGAAACTGCATCTCTTTGTTGAATATTTCCTAACGCTTGAGTAAGAACCCCCGTAATTGAGGAAACTTGTTCTTCTATACTTTGAATTGCAACTTGAATGGCCTGAATTGCAGGCGCTTTAATTGTATCATCAAAACCATTAAAAGTAGTATTCAATGCCTGAGTTCCTTCTTGGGAACTATCAAACAATGCTACTCCATTCTTTTTATAAGCAATTCATTTTTGTAATATTTCTGGAGTGTTATCTCCTAAAAAAGTAGGGAGATGTGCAACATCAATTCAGTCGCCAATGGTTCCAGAGGTTGCAATTAAATTATCTCGGTAGTAAAGTAAGAGATCGTAACGATCTTGTAAGTCACTGGTACTCAACATAATAGAGAATGGTTGTCCATTTTTATCAGAGAAAAACATACCATTTACACTAAGAGTACATTCTTTTGGATTACTTGCAGATCTAGGTACATCTTTATTTTCACCTCTTGTTATATATACTTCTCCTCCTATTTTAATTCCTTCATGCCGAGTTAGTTTATCATCTTCATATTCAATTCATTCACACTCATATACAGGAATTGTTTGAATAATATTATTAACAACTCTATCTCCTTCATTTCAAGGTAGTTTTGGAATTACTTCCAACCCACCTAATAATCCTTCTTTTGGACCATACTTAAGTGGGTCCGCAGTTCCATCTAAATTAGCAGGACTTCTAACATACATTACATTTCCAGAACTTTCATCGTAAGCAAAATAATTTTCAATTGTTTTCTTTGCTTCAGATCCCAGTTCATCTCCGTATTCAGCTAAGATTTGCTCTTTACTAAGCCATCTTCTAACAACAGATCTAGGAGATTTATTTAAATAAAATTCGTTTCGATTTCTCTCTATAAAAGTATCAATCGGATTAAGAATTTCTAGTTTTACATCGTGCTTGTTATTTGTAGGTCTAACTCTATAATAAGCCATACCTCCAATAAGGAGATCTGTAAAAAGCTCTCTCATTTTATTTTTTAGATCAAGATTTCTAGAGAGTTTAAAATAATTTAAAATATTTTGTGCAGCAATCTCATAATCAGATACATAATTTCTAGTTATATCTTCTTTGAGTTTTTGCAGCTCCTTTTCTATATATGGATCGTCCATGGGTTCTTGTTTATCCATTAATATTCCAATTATAGCATTTTTTAAAAATTTAGTTAAATAATTATAGAGTTCTTGATCAATTTTAAGCTTTTTATCTCTAGTAATATTTGAAATAGTTTTCTCATCTTTACAAGTAATTTGTAAATCTGGATCTAATTCCAAATATTCACCAACAAGTACGTCAATATGCTTTTTAACTAATGGAGTAAATCCAATAGCAGTAGGAGTTCCAATACCATAATTATTTTCTAAATATTTAAACTGATCTGCATCTCTTTCTCCATGGTAGTAGTTATAAGCCTTTTTTAACTGGGTCTTTTCATAAACAAGTTCAGAAATACATTTGTTAATTTTTTTTATTTCTGCATCTTTGTTCATTTTAAATCATTCTTATTTTGTGTTGTTTTTTATCAATGAGATCTTCCTCAGTATCGTAAGAAATAGAAACTTTTCAAAAAGATTCTTTTTCTATCTTTCTAGTTTTCATCTCTTTTCTCACAAACTCTTTAAATTCCTCATCATTTTTACACTCTTTAATAAGTGAAAAAGCAGGATTTACCGTTAAATTAAGAAACATAGCTAAGCAATATATATTATCTTCTTTTGTAACTCTAAGTTTACCAATATATTTACCTCCTATAGTTTCATTAATAACTTTTAATATTTCACATTCTAATTGAGTCATCTTGTTTCTCACGTATTTTTCTTTGGAATAACTCCATATTCAATATATCCTTTGTCATTTCTATAATACCCAACATCTTGTCAGGTTTTATTTCTATTATTAATTGTAGTAGGAGTAACTCCAGTTAATTCCTCGTCTGCAATTTCAGATTGTCCTAGAGCTGCAACTATATCAAACTTTCTTTTGTCTTCATAAGAATAGTTAAGTAATTGTTCTAACATTTCATCAAAATCAATTTCAGAAACGTATTCATTAACATACATTCCAATAAGTTCAAGTCCGTGTTTAATAACAGCCTCAGTAGCAGGTAATCCAATTAATCGTTTTGCAGATTTTATTCTATTTTTAACCGTAGTGGCATATTCAGGTCTAGCCATAAATACATCAGCACAGTTTTTATTTTGAAAATATCTTTGTATTCCAATTTTTGTATACTCCAACATTGCTTTAGCATTGTATCACGTTAATAGCTTTCTAGCCATTTCATAAGCTTCTCGTATATCGTTAGGCCTATCTTTATACATTGCTACATATTTTGGAGGTTCCATTCCAAACATTCGTTTCTTTATAACAATACAAAAATCGGAAACATCATAATCAGTAGCAGATTCGTTAGCTCCAACATCAATGGAGTCAATTCCAGCTACATATAAATTTTTATAAGGTTGTCCATCTTTATCCAACAATGGAGGTTCTACAACCAATAATTTACTAGATTTAGATGGAATTGCCTTTATTTTTCCTTCATTATTTCCATCCCAAATTAGAGCAGTTTGTTCAGGTTTAGTATAATTTTTAAAAACTCTAATTTGAGTTATTTGATCCGAAAGTAATTCAGCATTAAACAGATTATCACCTTGTTTTAAAAGTGCTTCATTAGGAGTAAAACAATATTCAGCACAAAAAGTAAGAAGATCTTGTCCTTCCATTAATGCTCTTTTTGCTTCATAATATTTTTTAAATTCAATACTATTTGTAACTCCACGGTGATCAACATATTTTGGATCTAGAGCAAATTCATACGCAGGTATAAAAAATCCAGTAAACGCAATTTTACCATCTAGAGTATACGAATTTTTATATGGTAAAACATTGTACGCCAGAGGATTATTAAAAATTCTAGCAAGTCCTGCAACTTGTCCGGAATCATCACCTCCCGTACCCAATGCTATTTTAATTCCAATTTTTTTACCACCAAGTTCTACTAACGCTGTTCCCTGTACTCAGGATTTTATTAAATTTGGTGCTGATCCAGCCTCTTCATATACAAGGCGTTCCACACGATCACCTCTAACTTTACGAGGATTATTCGCAATTCTACCTTCTATTTCACTAAATCTTCCCCGTTCTACATTATCCTTATCAAGCAAGGACGCTCTTTTTTGGCGTATATTATCAACCTTTTGACGGGACCTTTTCATTCCTCCATTTGTATTGGAATTTAATCAGTTTAATTGGTATCAAGCTTTATCAAGTAGCGGATCTAGTTGATCATCAGCAGCCGCAGTTAATAGAGTTCTAAATTTTCTAGTAGTAATAAATGGCCTAACTGCCAGATCTGCAAGTATTTCAGACATTCCCATTCCTCTACTCTTCAATAAACAAACATCTTTTCCAATATATTCACATATTTCTATATAATGAAAAAATTCATATTGTTTAGCAACAAACGAGGGAAAAGATTCATTTCTACCAGTTGTATCTTTAACTGCATCTTGAGCAACGGTTTGCATTCTATAAAAATTAAGAAAGAAATATTGATCTCCAGTTATTCTATATTTTCCTACAGTATAACCTTCAGTACATCTTCTAAGTTGCTCAGTTCAAAAATCATTATAAGGTTTAGTTTTTGGCGGGTATTCCGTATATTTCCCAGTATCAGTATAAATTTTCCCAGTAGCTTGAAATGGAGTTGGATCAAAATCTAAACCTTGAGTCATATTAATTGGTCTATAACCGGTTATTTCATATGATAATTCCGGATCAAAATATTTTATGTCTTCACCAATAGGAACATCTCAGTCACCATCTCGTTTATGATGAACCATCTTTCTATCAGTTTCATAATATTCAGATTCTTCTTCATCTTCATTAACATTCTTTGAAGTCATTCTTTTTAAATCTTCTTCAAAAAGTTTTCGCTTCAAATCTTCTTCATATTTTTCCGAAAAGTCCGGTAATTTAGTTCTCTTTTCTAGAGGATTTTCCATTTTTTCCTCTTTCTTTTTCTTTTTAGGAACGTAGTCCGGAACTTCATTTATAATTTCTACTTTCCTAGCCATAATTATTCATCTTGGAATCCAGGCTCATTATCACCCCGAAGTTTAGTAGTTGCTACTAGATTTTCTTTATATGCGATTTCTAGAGCTTGTAACTCAGTTCTCATTTTAGAAATAGAACCAATATCTGCCATTACGTCTTTTGGCTTATATAAAGGCCGCCCATCAGCATCTACATCATTAATGAAGTCTATACTATCTAGAAAAATTTTTGTCTTTCTAAGCGTTTTATTTGCGGTTTTAATGAGTTCTAGAATTGGATCCGTATTTTGTATTTCATCATATTTGTGATATGCAGCACGAAAGTCATCATTTTTTAAATCATCTTCAGTTAAACCACTGTCTTCAAGTGCTGCTTCATGTTTATCTTGTTCTGCATATTTAAAATAAGGAGATTTAAAATCAAGAGTTAAATAAATATAAGTCAATTCTTTATATGCTTTTAATCTCTTTTCTCCAGTTTTATCTTCTTTGCAAATATTTCGTTTTTTATCTCATAACTTTGCAAATTCCTTTACAAGCAAGATTTCATAATCATTTATTCGGAGAGTATTTGTTACATTATCAAATACAAAAATATTCATTACCAAATATAATCAGGGTTTTTTACAAGTGGGAATCCAAGTGGAATTCCTGCTACTTTCATGCGAGCTATAATTTGATTTAATGCAGCTACAGAATCTGCATCATGTAAACGAGGATCTACGTTAGATTGAGTACCAAATCCATACCTAATTGACTTAATTCCATTTTTATCTGCATCTAAAATAAGATGGTCTCCATCATATTCTCCCATTCCAACATTTCAATCACTATTTGGATCTTTAGCTTGATTAACTGGAAGAAGATTTCTTTCAGTAGCAGTAATTATTTGAACATTCTTTTTATTTGGGCCCCAATATTCCTGCTGAACGTATTTGTGGTTTTTATATGGATTATCTTCCTCTCTAGAAACTTCAGGTTTTTTGTTTGTCTTCTTTTTACTTTCAGTTTCTGGAACTACAGTTCCTTCTTTTGCTTTTCTAATCTTCTTTCTTTTTTCTACTAATTGATCAATTTTTCCACCTTTTTTAAACATTCCAGTACTTTGTTGAAACTCTTGTACTAAACTTTGTAGTTCTTGTTGACCTTGTGGATCTTGGCTCATAGCTTGTACTTGTTGTGCAACTTGTTCTACAGAAGCATCTGGAAATTTTGTTTGTTGTAATCAGTTAATAAACTGCATTAATTGTTCGTTATCTCCCATAACTAAATATGAATTAAATCTTTAGATGAAAAGACTTCCTCGTGCATTGCTTGATTTTTATCAAACCATCTACATTTAATACCTAAAAACATAGATTCTTTTACTCCTGTGTCTTTATTCATCAAAGAACGTGTAACTTTTTCTACAACCATCATTTTTGGTTTGTTATCTATATCCTGCTTAACCATACAAAGTTCTCCAGGCAGGAAAAATGTTTTCTCTAAATATTCATCTACCATAACATTAACTATTTACTATTCTACATAAAGTATTTTGTTCAGAAATTATATAATATCCCTCCTTTCTAAAAGGAATCGGATTTGCTATATGCTTAATGAGAAATATATCTTCACCTACTTTTACATTTTCACATTTAGGACCAACAGCAAGAACTTTTGCACAAGCAATATATTCTTCATTATTTTCAATTTCCCCAGTATCAGTAGATTTATATTTCTTCGTACTTTCAATTCCAATAATTAATCCAGATTGAGTTTTTTCAATTTTTCTATACGGATTATCTTCATAAAATTTAATTAAAACCCCAGTATTACAAGGGATTATATTTACTTCATTTTCATTAATATTTTCAGTATTCTTTTTAATAATATTTTTTGCTATATTTTCCATAATTCATTACCATTTATTTTCTCAACAATATTCATCTTTTACAGACGTTTTGCTTTCTATTAAACAAAAACATTTGCCACAATATCTAGTTTTTCCTTTTCCTTTTTCGAATTCGCACTTATCACAAATTTCAATTCTACGTTTTGCAAATTCTGGTTTTTTGTTAAAAATATTTCTATAAGTTCCTATAAAAATATTTTTTATTTTATGAAATATATTCATACTACCATTTTTTAGCTATACAGTGAGAACGTAAGTTATTGATTTTAAGATGAATATAGCATCCGCAGCCTTTAATTCATCCTTCCTTTTTAAAATATGAAACCTCTTTTCCATCCGGAGACATATATTTAGCTGGATTGCAAATTGGGCCTTTTTCAGGATCATTTTTATATAAAAGACATTCTTTACAAATTGCTAATCTTTTTTTAGCAAAATCACTTAAATCATTTTCATTAATCATAACTCATTAAATTTTAATTGGTTTATCTTTATCTAATTCTTTTTGTATCTTTTGATGTTTTATATAATGATTTATCATTCTTTCTACATCAGATTTTAGGTAGGGAACCGGATATAAAGTTTCTTTTCCATCTCTATCAATATGAATTATCTCCAACTGTTTAATAACAAAATCTGGATTAATTTGTTGAAGCATAAAACCATATGTTGAAAGTTGCAAAAAATAATGTTGTAACGCACAGTCTTGCAAGTTGTTAAGTGGAAATCTCATCATAACATTTGACTTCTTCTTCTTATCATAATAAGAAGTAGTCTTTAAGTCTTTGTTTGTTTTTCAATCCCCAATATAAATATCGTTCCCATTTTTCACTATAATATCGGCTTGTCCGGACAAACGTAATCCTTTATAATCAATTGCCATTAAAAACTCTGGGTAAATAGCACGTTCTTTGTCTAATTTGTAATAATTTGCAGTACAATCGTATTTTCCAATACACTCTTTAAATCCATATCTAGAAAGATCAAAATCAGTTTTATCATAAAAAGAAAGTTCCTTTATAAGATGCTGAGCAGTACCATGTTCGCAAGATTCGTCTTTCTTTGCTTTTCATTCATCTAGGATGTTTTGTTTTTCTTTTTGAAAATCTTCTGTAATTATTTTGAATTTTTCTAAAATTCGTTTATCAAACTTTTTTGTTTCTAAAAGAGTTTTCCTAACTATAGAAAACGTATCAGGATCTAAAATTCGCTCTAGAGCTTTATAAGATGACCAAAAATCCTCTTGAAAGGGTTGTTCATAAGCTCCCACCAATTGTGTAACCGAAATATACGGCTGCATGTCTTGTTTGTTGTAATATTTGTGGGTTTCATCATTAAAAAAGCAGATGTCGTTTTCTTTATCTACTTTTATTCCATTAATATATTTTTCTTTTATTCCTTGTAACTTTGGCATAATTCATTAATCATTATTTAATTTTGGTCTATTTTTTAAAAAGTCACTTTTTTCAGGAAAGCTTCCGTCTATTTTATATTCATTTAAGTATTTAAACTGAAAATTTTTATAAAATCTATATTTCCCTCTGCAACAAGCTGATATAGATGTTGAAAAATATTCAGGAAAGTCTCGAACAAAATTTGCTATACAATCATATATAAAAATTTGTTTATTTTTATAATTATATGCAACAATCGATTTTGCCATTCAGTTTTTGTACCCAGTTCTACCAATAGATAATTTCTTTTTCGACTCTTCAGAAAAATGTTTTCCTTTAAAAGCACTTTCTCTTCCCTTCATTATTTTCGAGAGTTTTTTCTTAGTTTCTTTTGTATTTCTTTTTTGAAAAGTAGAACTTCCTCCACCAGCACACTGATTTAAACATTCTGGATCTGTTTTTCATAGATCACCTATCAAAACGTTTTCAGCTTTATTTAATTCTTCGGGACCATTGTAAAATTTTAAAATCTCTTTTGTATAGGTCACACCTTCAACTGCTCTATATTTTTTATAATATTTTTGAAGAATTTTCCCCGAACCAGCATAATGATCTCTGATATCATCAGTTGAGTGCTGCCCATAATAGTATTTTCCCGCTAGGGAACCTTTTAATAAAATTATTTTATAAGTATAATAATATTTATGCTTTTTCTTTTCCATTTTACATTATTCATTCACATATTCATTATCATAAAATTATATCTCTTCTATTTTTTTCAGTATATATCCTTTTTCTTTTGCGATATCTTCTATTTCTTTGTTATCCAAAAAGTTAACTTTATCTTTTTTGCATTGCTGAAATATTTCATCTCCCAGACCTTTTTCAGGTTCTCTTAATGGGCATAATGAGTTTCTACATAATGCCATCGAGCATTGCATTATATCGGATTTTAATTTATTAATTTCATCATGGGCCTGTACATTTAATTCGAACAGCTCTTTATTTCTTGTCTCTTGGCTTAAAATAGTAGATTGCATTGCTCCCATGGAGTCATTATATGACTGAAATTGAGTTTGGCTTGTTTGAACTTCAGCAGCTTTATTATCAATTTCTGGTTTTTTCCAAGCAGCTCTAGGATTTATAAAATATGTTAAAACACCTCCGCTTAAAGCAGAGGCAATTATTGAAATTATTGTTATTCAATCCATTATAAATATATAATTAAAATTAAATTATCCATTTAACTTATTTGCATTATTCTATGAATGCAAATATATAAAAACGTTTGATTTTTTGCAAATTATTGTATATTTTTGTAAAACAAAAATATTAGAAATATGAGTAAAGAAAATAAAGAAAATAAAGAAAAACAAACATATTCCGGAGATTCAATTGCAAGTAAATGATTATCCGGAACTTGATTAGGAAACTTATTAGGTTATCCATCAAATACTTATATAGATGGATATGGAACTACTCGAAATTATGCAAATATAGGAGAATCTGCTCAAGGTCAGCAACTTAATAGAATGAAAGATACTGCTAAAAATTATGGAAAAGTTGCTTTAACTGGAATGTCTTTTGGAAATCCATTAGTAGCAAGATCAACTATAGGAGCAGTATTACCTACTGGTGCACAATCATATTTTATAACCGAAGGCTTACGAGATGCGTATAATAGATTTATGAAAAAAGATAAAACTGCAGAAGATGCAGTTTGAACTGGATTAGATTTAGCTGGAGCAATTCCTGCAGTTGGAGGATTATATAACGGTTTAAAAAAGTTTAATGGTTTTAAATTTCCAACAAAAGCCACGGTTGTTACAGAAAATCTTCCAGCAAAAGAGGTTTCTTTCACTCCAAATCCAAAATCAACTAATGGGAGAACTAGTTATACTTTAATGGAAAGACCACGCCGACTTTCTGAAGCAGAGTTAGCAGGAATTCCAAAAGGAGAAAGAAACTTACAAACTAAACCAACTACTTGAAGGCAGGGAGAAGATGCTGTGAAAATGTTTTCGGATTATGGAGAGGTTTCTATTCCAGAAAAGTCTGAATTATATCCAGAACTTTTGAAATATGTTCCAGAAGCTAGAGAACGATACGGTTTAGTTGGAAATACTTCAATTACTGATGAACAAATTGCAAAAGGTTTATATAAACGTGCAATGCAGTTGTCCGGAGAGGGAAATGGAGCAGTAAATTCTTTAGGGGAGCCTATTTTATTATTTAGAGGGGATACGCGTAGATACCATGTTTTACAAGACCGCATATCTCCAGAAGATTTGGTGAATATGCGGGGAACTATGGATAATTCTCTAGGAAACTTATTTTTAGGAGAATTTCCTTCAAACTATCAAGGAACCGATAGATATCTAGGAACCCATAGGTTTTTTAATGGAGACTGAACTTTTGAGAAATCCGGTACAGGAAATATTGGAATTAGAAAATCTTATTTAGAGGAAGCTGCAAAAAATCCAAATTTTAAAGACGGAGGATATACACTATATTCAGGAGTATTTGGTAGACATCGATATCCTATTATTGTTCGAAAACTTCCAGGATATGCAATGGAATCTGGGATTAATGATCTTAATGCAGCAGTTGTTAGAACTGAGAAAGTTAGAGACGCTACTCCAGAAATTAGTATTTTAAATGATGAGTTTTTAGTAAGAGGTATGTATGGATCATCACCTCATATGAGAACAAAATATATAGAAGATGCTGATGGATTTCCTATGTACCAGCATCCTGATGGAACTACAACTCCAGCTTTAGCTGGAGAAGAAAATCGTGTAGGAATGGCCGAACATTATAGATATGTTTTAGATGATGCATACAAAAATAAGCAGGGATTATTAAGATCAAATAAGAATAGTCCACTTAGAAGCGAGCATAGACAATATACCTATTATGCGATACCTAATTTTAACAACCATAATGTTAAATATTTATTAGGATATGATTTAACATATCCTTTAGAAAACTCCTGAGCTTTATATCGAAAACAAGGCGGAAATCTCCCAATAATAGCCAAATCTGGAATCCACATAAAAAAGAAAAATAGAGGTAAATTTACTGCTTCTGCAAAACGTGCAGGAATGGGAGTTCAAGAATATGCTAGAAAAGTATTGAGTGATCCTAATGCTACTCCGTTACAGAGGCGTAGAGCAAATTTTGCTAGAAATGCTAAGAAGTTTAAACACAATTAGTTATGCAGCTTCAATTAAAATACAGCAAAATAATCCCGCCAAACGGATTTTATGCAAGTACAATTTTTAATAAATTATACAGAAGAGAAAAATATAAAAATAAACCAATCTCTAAAATTACGTATAATCATGAATCAATTCATTTACAACAAGAATTAGATTTTGTTTTTGGTTGTGAAAAATTATATATTTTAGGTGGTTGTATTTTTTATATTTTATATTTTATAGAGTGGTTAATAAAAGCAATAATTTCGTTATTTACGGGATTTAAGATAAAAGCTTACTACTCAATAAGTTTTGAGCAAGAAGCTTATAAAAATCAAAAAGATTTAAATTATTTAAAAACAAGAAAAAGATTTAGTTGAATTAAAAATGTATTTAAAGTAATATGGCAGACATCTTAACAAGAAGAGAGGCTAGACAACAAGCCAAACAAAATAGAGGATATAATAGAGGACAATTTCAATTAGCAATGGCGAATGCTAAAAATGCGCTTAGAGATAATTCAGATTTAAGAGGAAGAGAACTTAGACAAACAGCTAGAAGAATGGTTGCTGGAACAGGAGAGTATGCACAATCTAATCTTCCTCCAACATTTGAAGAATGGATTAATTCTCCAGTTTTAGCAGGTAGACCTTCATCTGGTGGTGCAGAAGCTGCTAGAGCTGCAGTTCAAAGAGGAATTAGTAAAGCAAACAGAATTGGTGTCGTTACTCCAATCGTCAATCCAGATACAAATTTCAGTGGATTAGCAGGTAGACCTCAGCAGGAAACTCCTACTGCTGATTTAACTGGAGCAGGAAGTTTTGATAATGCTTTCGCATTAGCTCGTAAAAATGGAATGAAAGTATTTACTTGGAACGGTAAAAAGTATGGAACTAAAATGGATCCTAACTGGAGAGAAAGATGAGGAAGAGTTAAATCAAAAAATTCAGATGGATCTAATAGCTCTAGTGTACCTGATAGCTCAGTTTCCGATTTAGGACTTACTGGAAAAGTTAATAATTGAAACATTTCTGATATTTTACCTGAAGACTTTTATAATAATTTACAATCATCATTGCAAGATGGAATTGATGAAGAATTGGCAGCACAGGAAAATGCTGCTATTCAGGATAGAATAGAATCATTTAAATCTGATTTAGGACCAACAATGAAGGCTCCTGCATATATGGGGTATATAACTCATCCAAACGGTGATTTCAAACCAGGACGATATGCACTTGAGGGCATATATCCAGATCAATATAATTGGTATGAAAGATGGCTTAATAATAAATATGGAGATTATTTCGTGAGCAAAGACGGATCTACGACCTGGTTTAATCCTTACCCAGACGATTTGCAAAAAAAATATAAAAGAGCTGCATGATTAGATGCTTTTACATCTCAGCGTCCGCAATATGATAAATAATGAATAAAATAATTTCATACGTACAAAACTCTAAAACAAATTTTGTAGAAATTGCAGAATTTGTTTTAGAGAAAATTTTTAATTATTCTGGAATAACTTTAAATATAATTGAAAATAGAAAACTTACAGACAAAGTTTCAAACGGAGATTTGGAAATTATTTGTTTTCTAGAAAAAGCTCCTTTTCCAAATAATTATATTTTATGAATTAAACCAGGATGCCTTACAGGATTAGTTTTATGCCATGAATTATGACATTTAAAGCAATATCAGGAAGGAAGATTAGTAATTAGCCAAGATCATAAAAAAGTAACGTGAGAAGGCAAAGAATACGATAATACTAAAGAGTATAATACAAGGCCATGAGAAACGGAAGCTTTTTCTAAACAAGGAAAGTTATGAAAAGAATATAAAGATTCTAAAAAAGATAAAAATAAAAAATGTAAATTAAAATTTTGATAATAAAAAATTAATATAACAATAAAAGCCGAGACTAATGTCCCGGCTTTTTCTTTAATAAAAATACTAATAATCAAACAATTAAGATTATTCCTAAAACAATAACTACAAAGTTAATCTTTATACCAATTAATGGATCTAAAATCTTTTTAATATCAATTCAAACTGATGCTATATTATCATAAATAATAAAATATTTATGTATAATGCAAAAGTTTAATTGGATTGATGCAGCATATAAAATTATAGATGTAGAAACAGAAGTTCCAGTTATATTATTAATTGGGCTTTCTTTTGAACAATTATTTCAATATACTGCATTGAAACTAAGTAGAAATATTCCCATAATAATTGGAAATAGTTTCAATACTTTTAAAAATATATTTTTATACATAATTAAGTTTTAAAGTTCTACAATATACGAAATAAAAGTTACAAATCAAAACATTAAAGCATATCTTCCCAAATAATTGGAATTCCAGATCCTATGCAATCAGCGTAAAATCTAGTAAATACTATTCCTTCATAACCGTCAGGATCATCAATAACGTCTTTTATATATCTAGCTAGATGCGGTTCATCAATTACAGAAGAACCTAAAAAATCGGCTTTACACATATTTGCAACATATACACAATCATAACCTGCACTATTTTCTAGAGTTAAGTTATTTCTTTTAAGTATATCTTCTATATTTTCTTTTGTATATGGTTGTATTTTTGTTAATTTTCCTGAGACTTCCTTTTTCATTCTAGAACATGCTCATTCACACATTCTTTTACTAAAATGCCACCCATAAATAGAAAGGTACTCTTCCATACCTGATGGAAAAGTACCTCATGAATCTAATCTAGCCATATTAATATCTCCTTCTTCTGCTGGAATATGATTCTGCCTCTTCCATAGCGGCTTTATATCCGTCTTCGTATCCACATTCGTAGTCGTCATCTTCTGATCTGCTACGTTTTCTAGATTTATAATCTGAATCATACTTGCTATTTTCTCTAATTTCCCACATTCTCATAGTTTTCTTTCGTTTTAATTTGGTTAAGTAATTCACTAATATTTTTAGACAAATCTGAAACTTGTAGTTTAAGTGCATTAATTTCAGCTTGTTGTGCTTGTTTTTCTGCAAATTCAGGATTTAAATCTGAAAGCATTTTATCACAATTTTCTACAACTTTTTTATGGTAATCAATACTATTTAAAATATCTTTACTTTTTTGCTTTAAACTAGCAATTTCAGAATTCATCGCATTTCTATTATCTGCTATAACAACCCCACTAGTTCCAAAATCAGCAATATCTAAGTTTGCAGGTATTTTCTGAAATGGAACATCTTGCCCATTAATTTTAACTACCAAATCCAAAATAGTTTCTTGGGGTTGTCCAAAATTTGTTGGATATTTTGGAATGGGATTTGAAACACTAACAACTGATCCTACTTCTAATGAAGGTACATCTTTCTTTAAAATATATATCTGATTATTTGGTCTAAGGGATTGAAACATAATATTATGCGTTTAAAAGTCTAAGTAATCCAGTATCGGTATCCCAAAATCCTATATAAATACCATCTCCAGGGAAAGTAGCAGTCGTAAGCGCAGTTCCTTGTGCATTGTGAACTGCAACTGTAGAATCAGCTACTCCAGTAGTTGTGAAATTAATAGGAACTGCTGTAGTAGGAGCGGCTGGGGTACCAGAAATCTTTATATATAAACCACCTTGAAATGGTAATCCTACATAAGGATGTGCGGCGAAACTAAATGTTTCAGCGGTGGTTGTTAGGGTAACCCCGGTAGATTCTATCGTAGGTCACCCTTTTTGATTAACCGCTTTTAATCTTGTAGCCATTATGATCAAATACTTTGATTTGCTGTACCATAATAATAGCCGCCATATAAACCTGTATTAGGTACTGCCGTATAAGGAACGTAAGGAATTGTTACTGAACTAGGAAGAGATCGTTTAATAGTATCTACCTCTTTAGCTATTGGAGTAATAATTCCAGAAATATAATTCTGAATTTGACCAGTCTGATTGGCAAAAGCAATGTTCGTTTGAAGAGTATTTTTTTCCTCCAATAATGAATCAATTCTAGCCTGCATTTCTCGTTTCTCTAAATCGCAGAATTTATCAGATAAGAACGTAGTTTGTGCAGCTATCTGTGCAGCAATTGTGTTTGTGTTTGCATCTATCTTACTTCCTAATTGATTCGTTTGATTAAGCGTACTAATCTGATTTTCATAATTACTTTGAGTAACTAAAAGTTTGTTTTCGCAGCAACACTGAGCTAACTGGCTAGCAAGAGTTTGATTACCAGACTGTATTGCATTAATAACCTGGAGACCAGACATACCTACCTGAGAACCAACGTTTTGTACACTAGACTGAACAGCATTAATAGCAGTATTAATTGAATTAATATCACAATTTAATCTACCAGCAAGATCAGAAATCGCAGATCTATTTCCATTTACAGCCTGCATAACTAAATCAGTACCAAGTCCAGAGTCTATTCCATTTCCTCTACCAAACATTCCGTTTCCTCCTCAACCGTATAAGAAAAATAAAAAAATTACCCAAATCCAACTTCCGTTTCCAAAACCGCCGTTATTCATCATAGCCATAAGAGCAGCAGGATCCATTCCATTGGTGTTTCCAGCTCCATCTGGAAAAATATAAGTTTTTTCGTCTGACATAATTTAAAATTTTTAGGTTAAACATAAAGTTCTTGTGATCACAGTGCAAATATAATATCAGAATAACCAGAAACACAACAATAGTAAAAATAAAAAAGAGACCTATAATCATTTGATTATAAGTCTCTTTTATTATATATACTTTAGCAATTCGATGCTAAGTCTTTATTAGTTCAAAACAATTCTTTAAATCCTCTTTGTTTCTTTCCTTTAGGAAATTTTCCAGCTCTAACTTTATTATCAAAAGTAGCTCTACTAACATTAAGTTTACTACAAACCTGATCTTTACTAAGCTTTTCCTCTGGATTTGCATATTGTCTAAGCATATCAATAGTTTTAAGCATTTCTTCATTAGACATATTGCAATTTCCAGAATCAATTTGATCAATTATATTTTGAAGAATTGATTTAATAGCATTTAACATAATTAATTAAGTTGTAAGTTTCCGTCAGAGCCTCTTGTGACTGCATATCAAACTCCAGCTAACTTCATTTGTATTCCATCTTTTTTAACATTAATTCCATAACCGCTAGCACCTCCAGCTTGGATTAAAAATTCCATTTCGCCAGTAGAAGAAGTCGAGAATTGCGCATAATTTTCTCCATCTAGAGCAGCTCTGAATCCATTAGCTCCAATAACTACTCCTTTTGCAGATCCAACGGTTTGGGCTATAACTTTTTGTGAAGCAGAATAGATTCTAGAATTAATTTGGAAATTGTTTATAGAATTTGATGAGCTTGATTTACCTCAATTAGCAGTGACTTCTATTTTAAATTTAATAGAAACACTTTCACTAGAAACTGAAGGAATTAAACAAGAGCCGAATTCGATTGTTGAATCTTCTGCAGCACCAATCTCATTTCCAAAAATTCAATCCTGAGGACCAGAACCTAATACATGATAGCAATATTTAGTAAAGTTGTTACTTGTAATACGATTATTATTTACATATAACGTTATATTAATATGATAAATACCGTCTATCTCATTATAATCATATTCATCAGGACTACAAGAAATATTTGGATCTAAATTGAATTTAACAGAGTTTAATCTAATTTGAAGATTGTTATAATTATTAAAATTAACAGGATTAGTTTCTCCAGTAAATTTTAATTCTTTATAGCCAACGCTATTTAATTCATTAGAAATATCAATAGCGGATTGTTGTGCGGCACCAGTAAATATAAGTTCTTGCTGTATTGGAGCCGCAATTGTAGCAAAATCATCTCCAGTTACGTTAAGAGCAGCATTATTATTTTTATCTGTTAAAACAATGTAATTCTTCTCAATTTCAACTGTACCTGTATTATCTGGATTTTTAGTTGATACTGTTCCAGCAGTTAAAGCTCCAATATCAGCAATTGCTGCTTTTAATTTGTCTGCCTCAATAGTAAGTTTATCTCACGTTAAGTTTTTAATTAAAAATTTATCACAATCTAATATTCCTGCCTCAATTTTATCAGCACGCAATGTACCATTAATATTAGCTGCATCTACAGTTAATCCAGTTTGTCTATTTAGATTGCCAATAAATGTACCATCAGATCCAGTAAAATCAATATTATCCGCTTTAATCTTTAAATCAGTAAGCCCGCTCTTTACATCATTTGTAATACCTTCAATTACTCCAGTAGCAAGTTTTTCTGTTGTAATAGTTTTAGCGGCAATTTGATCAGCGGTAATAGTTTTTCCCTTAATATTCTTAGCATCAAGAAGTCCAGTTACATTAGCAAGATTTACTGTTAAATTAGTAATATCTGCAGATCCTGCTTTAAATGTTCCAGTAACTGTTGCTGCTGGAAGTTTTATTTCTGAAGATGAAATTACAACATCTGGGTCCTCGGTTGCACATTCTTGAGATCTAGCATATATTGCAAATTCAGATTCTGCAGAGGCTGCATCAAATAAAAATCCTTTTTTCGTTTTTGTCTCTCCAGTATCTGGATTCGTTCCGTTACAATAATCTTTAGATTTTATTTGAGAAGCAATAGTGCAAGAATTTATCTTGGCTTCTGTAATAGAGCCATTTGTAATAGTTGCACCCTGTATTATTGCGTTTCCAATAACAGCTTTTGTAGCATTTGTTGTTCCAGAGAGATTAATTCTATCTGCATCAAGACAAAGTTCTGATCCTGTGCTTTCGTTCGCTTTAGCTACAATAGAGGCCCAAGATGTGCCTTCATTAACAACAAATGTTAATCTTCCTGCTTCCTGAGAAATTCTAGAAAGTGCATCAGTTACAATTACCTTAGTTCAGTTGTTAGGCTCACCTTTCATTGCATTTTCATATGCTTCTACATTAGCATATGTTTTGCCTTCTCCTACGTTAGAAAGATCATACTCTGCAGTAGTATTAATAGTGGTTCCGTCTGTTTTGTATTTAGCTCAGAACTGATGTGCTTTTGCGACGTCATTAGTTATGGAAGCTTTATCTGCATCTCACTTAGTAGTGGCAATATTTACTTTATCTTCAGCAGCTTTTGTTGCTTCGGTTGTGATTTTAGTGCCTTCTGCATCAAGAATCTGACGAACTGATCCGGTTTTCATTGTTGACTCATCATAGAAAGTTGCCCACTGTCTAACTGTGGATTCAATTCCATCTAAATCAACTCCAGCATCTTTTATTAATTTTTTACCATTTTCTGTAAATTCACCTCCAGCCCAAGCTTTCACTTTAGCTTCAGAACCATCTAAAACAAGATCTGAGAAGGATGATTGATTTTCCGATTTATATTGAGTAATTGCATTAATAATTCCCTCCTTCTTATCTACAAAGAAAGTGGCATCGGTTCCATCAATGTTATCTACTCTACTCTGAATTGCGGATATTTGTCTATTTGTAGCGTCGAGGGAGCTTCCAATTTGGGATTCTACTTCAGATTTAATTAAATTCTTATCATCAGTTGATAATCCTTGCTTTACATAATTTGCGCATAAATATGCGTCTGAGAAATCTAATCAAGTGCCATTGTGCTTTCTACGTTTTGCGCCATAACAATACGGAAGTTCTTCGGTAACAGAAGGCTGACTTGCAACTGAGTCTTTAGATTCTCCATTAAACACAAATTTTGGTAAAAATCCGTCTTCAGACTTTGTTTTTCCATTTTGATCAGTTCCAGAAGAAGTAATTGTAGGAATTACTGCTGCATTATTTAAGCAATATACTTCCTCAATCTCATCTCCATCTTCTCCAGCAGGTCCGGGAGCGCCTGTTATGCAGTAAGGTTTAGACCATTCTCCAACTTGATTTCCAGTATTTTCTGAGAAAGAGCCCCAAATAGTTCAAATATAAGGTTTATCTGTAGTTTTAGTCGCAGATTTATCCCAACCAGTAGGAGGATTTATAACCGTTCTAGTATTTACATCATAAGTAGAAGTAACAACTGGAACTGCTGGTGGATTGTTCTCATCATAAGTTGTATGAGCAATAAATAACTGAGCAGTAGCATAAGTGTCTCCATTATAACCTCTTTCTGTATATTTAGTCCAAATTGCAGGATGTGAGAAATCTCCCCATTCCGTCGCTCCCCTTTTTCTTCTACGAAGCGAAACCCATTGATACTGATTATTTTCAGTTACTGAAACTTGATTATTAGTAGCTTTTACTATAGTACCGTTAAAGTTAAAATTAGGCAAATACTCATCAGTGGTATGAGCTCCATCTGCGTTTGCAGCAGCATTATCTATAGAAACTTGTTCTGGAGTTAAATCATCATTTGTGCAGGCAAATACATATTCAATTGATGCTCCATCTTTTCCGTCCATGGCATATTTAGCCCAAAGTGAAGGAACGCTAAACTCTTGCCAAACACCATTTTTAGATTTTCTGATTGAACAGAATTCATAGAAAACATCTTCTGAAACATCCTGGGGTTCGTCAGTTCAACCTTGAGGTACCCAGTCGTCTAAAGTGTTATCATAATTAGTAGTAACTCCATTTACAGTACCAGGATTAGTGTAAGAAATATTAAAATTAGCTGCATCGCTATACCACTTTCCTGCTGCCTGATGCGCATCATCGGTTTGGAAGAATATATATTCAACCCCGTCTCCATCGGCACCATCTGATCCTCAATTAGCTCAAAGAATAGGAGAATTAGAATAAATCCAATCAGAATTCGTAGAATATTTAACTCTCTGTGCAGCCCAACAAGCTTTATTATTTGTAGAATCAATTGCCTGAGCTCTATCATACCACTTTTGACCGTTCCAAGTAGCGTAATGCGAAGAATCATCTCCGCTTTCCGCCTCATCAAAAAGTCGTTTCTTATCTGCAAGTGTAGTAGGATAATTAGGTTTTGACGTTGTATCTCTAGTTAACGCATAAATAAACTCAAAACTAGAACCATCCTTTCCTGGTTCGCCAGGTTTTCCAGTAATACATATTGGGCCTTCTCAGGAACCTACCATTGCTCCAGAATTATTCTTAGAGAAAAATGCAGACGCCATCCACGTATATTTATCGGATTCAAATGTCATATCAGTAGATCAGCCAGTAGGGCAATTATTCAAATCCCCAGAAGTTATGTCTCAATATGGCTCAGAACCTAAAACTGAAGGAATATCAGGAATTACTTCTCTCGAATCATTATTCTGGTAAATATTAAAAGATCTAATAGTATCACCACCTCCACCTGTACCTCCAATAGCAGAAAACTCAAGAGATTGCCCATCAGAACCCCTGCTAATAATTACCGTATCTGAACCCTTAAGTGTTACAGATCCACTAATAGAGTTAATTGAAGTTACTCCCGCGTTTGTTACAAGTCCATCTGCATAATCTTTTGCAGACTGAAGTGTAGAAGCATCCTGAGTATCAACGTAAGACTTTGTAGCATAGGTAGATAGATCAAGTGTTCCATTTTTAATTGCATTTTTAATCTGATCTGTTACCCAAGTTCTTGTAGCTAAATCAGTTAGATCAATTGGATCTCCACCATCATTAATAATTCCATTAACAAGAATAGGAGAAACCCAGTTTTTATAAACAGAACCGTCACCTTTAAATACTATATAAGACATCCAAACATATTTGGAAAGCCCTGATCCATCGGATCATCCTGATGGATATGAAATGGCACTAGCAGTAAAAGATCCACCAGTAGGAGTTGCTGGCTTTGTTTGAGAAGATTTAAATGCAAGCACCGTAAATAATGAAGAACCATCTGAACCAGTTCCAGTCTGAATAGCTCTTACTTTGTTTGCAAGTGTTTCAAAACCATCACATTGTGCAACTGAAACTCCTTTCTCTTCAATTGCAGATTTAATATCCTTTGTAGCTTTAGAAACTCTTTTTAAATAGTTTTGTATTCCCATAATTTTTTATCATGATTAAAATTATACTTTATATATCTCTTATTTATCCTCACATCTGTTTATACATATTATTTATCTTAAATTTATAATTTGGATCAGTTGCATATTTATATTTAGCATAAATAGTCAGACTATCAGCAAATTCAGATGGTTTTCTAGTAAAAGTTTTATAATTACTATTTCCTAGTAAAGCAATTTTATATCTGCAATATTCTTCTACAGAATCAAATACTCTAAATTTTTGTACAACTGTTTTCATCTTTTTCTCTGTTTTATCTCATTCTTTTGTTTGTTTTTCTACAAACTTAGAAGTTTTAGAGGCCTTAACTCCTCCAAAATTATTATATAAACAAAGAGAAGATTTTCCTCAGTTGCTTTCTAGTGCATCCTGAGAAACTAAATATTTAGCAAATTCCAAATCTATTTTCTTTTCAGTTAAAACCTTAGTATAATTATTATACATATCAGTTTTAAATAATTCTTTAGTAGCGTATATCGGCATTATCGTGTTTTTAAAATTCCACCTTTTTTAAAATAGTTATTACCTCTATCCATTGCTGCTTTTACATTAGAGCCTTTCCCAGTTTTCTTATCTCAATGATTATCACTAGCATTGATTCCTTTATAAAGAAAGTTTCTAACTCCTCCAACTCCTCCCATTCAAGCGCCTCGTACAAGGGCTGAATCAGAATATCCGAGTTCCCTAGCTCGTTTTTTATCTTCCTCGGTAAATTGAGATAAAAAAGCATTTGCTAGCTTTTCAGCAGCTTTTATTTGGAGTATTGGATTATTTCTAAATGTTTGAATATCAACACCTGCAAACTTTGAAATATTATTTCACTTTTTTCCATCTTGCATAAATTGGAAATAACCAAATGCAGGAGCCCCAGCTTTATTTTGTACTGTAGGATTAAAATTAGATTCGTGCTTAGCTATGGAAGCAAAAAAATCAAATTTAGCAGGATCAATTCCAGCTTTTTTATAATTTTCTTTAAAATCATCAAACCCCTTTCCTTTATATGTAATTGCTGGGTTCTTTTTCTCGTCTTTAGATTCATTTTCTTTAGAATCTTCTTTAGATTCATTTTCTTTAGATTCTGGTTTATTGTCTGATTTTCAAGCATTTAAATAATCAGATCCGCTAGTATCTGTTTCTTTAGTTTTTGAATCACCATCTACAACTTTTATTTCTGATTTAGGAGAAACAATATTTTTAGCTCAATCTAGTGGATTTTCCGTTGTAGTTTTAGGGGTATCTACTTCAAATTTAGAAACATCTGTTGGTGTATATACGATATTTGGGTATATATTACTACGTTTACCTATTGGTATAAATTCCATCGTATAAATGTTTTAATTTAGCTAATCCTTCATCTGATTTATATTCAGTTGGTTTATGGTATAAAATAAAATTTATATAATTTTTAGTCTCTGTAGGAATTCCTTCCATTCAAGAATTATCTGAATAAATATCTTTACCTGCATTTTTTAATGCAACTAAATGATCTTCAAGATTTTTCCTTCCCCAATTGTATGCTGCTAATGCTTTAGCTAATCGAACTTCTTCTTTTGGATTATTGGTATTAATTGTAGGACTATTATATAATTTATTCATTAACCAATCTCTAACTTTCTTATTATACATTGGATCATATAAATCTCCATAATCATTTGTTGCTTTTAAATAATCAGAAAGCGCTCCAGATTTAATCTGAAATATTCCTTGCGCATTAGCTCCAGATCTAGCATTCGGATTAAATCCAGATTCCATATAAGCCTGTCTAAGTGCTAACTCTGCACTTGGCATATAAGAACTCGTTTTAGGAATTTTATACTGTTTACGAGCCATTAATGGTCTTTGTAAATAAGGTATTTCTTCCTCTAATCCAAACGAATATAAATTTCCAAATGGATCTGTATAAAACTCATATCCAGCTTTATATTCATTAGGTACTGTTTTATTTATAAATGTTGGATGTTGATCAGATTTTAAAATTCTACCAGTAGTAGGATTTCTAGAATCTCAGTGATCATTTCCTTCCGGAACTTTATACGCATTGTAGTAATCATATTCATCTTCATTAGGAAGCGTTTTATAAGGAATTCCCAATCTTTTTGGTATTATATTTGGCATATTATTCATTTTCTTCTATAAATTTAGTTCAACGAGCGACTGGATCTCATCCAGTTAAATACGATTTTTTCGTATTATATAAAGGAGGCGCTTGTTCTCCAAACGTAGAAAAAGTATTTAATAATCTTTTCGCAAATGGTAGATACTTAAGTAAAATTGGATTTTTAGCAACACTTTTTATCACTTTTGGAGTAGAAGTTGATTTTGCAGTTCCTCACTCTTTGTCTATAAATTCGTCTCCAAAAAATTTCATTAAAGCTTTTTTATCATTGGTAGGCATTGCTATAAATTCATCTATCATTTTCTTGGTAGAATCTGTAATTTTTGGAACCTTCATTACTGGATGATCTCCGTCTATACGATCTCCGTATTTTGTCATTTTTTTAATACGATCAACCACTAAAGAATCTGCTTTCATCATTATTGGAATATCGTAATTTATATAATCATTTATTCTACTAATTGGATCATATGTTGGTCCCAACGTTTCTGAATAATCGGCCAAAGTTTGGTAATCTTTTGAATTTTTATAAGAATCTCATATAGATTTTCATTCATTATAATTACTTCGGTTTTCTCTAGCAGAAGCAAGAGGTTTTGAATTAATCGGCATATTATCAATTATTTTTGTTTATCAATTATTTTTGTTTTGCAACAAAAATAAGTAAAATTTTTTATATATACAAATAAAAAATAATCCAGTTACTAAAAGTAACTGGATTTATATAATAGGTTAGAACTTTTTTATAAATCTATAATTAAAATAAAATAATATCTAGTTTTATTATTTTATTTAAATTAATGACTATTAGATATTTGTATTAATTAAAACTGAAGTAGAATTATTTTCATTATATTTTTTTAATGATTCTGTTAATCTTTTTATTATTTCTTCATCTTCTTTTGTTAAATTATGTAGAGAATCATCTACATTTGGTATATCTTTTCACATTATCTTTTCTCCGTTTTGATAAAAAGTTATAAGTCCTTCAGATTCAAATGATTGAATTATTTCCTCTGGATTTTCTAAGATTATTTTTGGATCATTGTTTGATTCTTCTTTACAAGTTTCCTCTAAAGATTTTATTAAAGACTTTTTTGAAAAACAAATCGCATGAGGGTGTTTTCCATATAAAAACATTAACGTAGGACTAGTGTATAACTTCAATCAATCGTATCGTCTAGATATAGTAAAATTATAATTAATCATTGGATGAGCCCTCCTCTACTCCTAGTCCAACAAATGGTAATATATAATATTTTCCAGTTAATCCTTCCCAAACACGTTTTGGTTTATTCTTTCAATTATAATTAGGAGTAGTTCCTCCAGAATTATAAATTGCAGGTAAATTTTCTCTATTATTTAAACTTTTAATTCCCGATTTATCCGTAGCAAAAAGAATTTGTTGATTAGGAAGTGTATTATCTTTAATTCCATCAAAGTGAACAACGTCTGCCCCATTCTTTCTAGCATATTTTACTATTTTATTTCTAATATTATTTTTGCTTCCAGAAAATCCTTTTATTTCTCCATGTTGAACTAACCCTTTATTTGAGTTTACGTTAAACTTAAGAATATATGGTCTTTTAGCTAAAAATCCGCTAGTAGCAGGACTATTTAAAGTTAAAAAGAATCCATTAGGATCTGAATTATGATTAATTACATCTCATCTATTATTAAATGGAAACTGAGGAGTTTCAAAGTAAGTATTAGATTGATGATATCCCATATAATTTTTAGGACCAACAAATTCTAATTTTCCAGTTTTAAGATTTTTTCTAATTATTGCAGAATTTATTATATCAGGAATTGTTTTATTTCCAAAACTATATCCAGCTAATCCCCCAGCAAAAGAACCAATTCCTTGTAAGAAAGATGTTCCAAATTTATCGTCTAAATATTTTCCTCCTCTATTTCCTAAATATCCTCCCACCATTCCAGTTCCTAATCTGATTATTCCAGGAATTCCAGCTGAAATATCAGGAAGCAAAGTAAGAAGCGTCGTATTAAGTGCTGCCGTGGTTTTATCTGTATTATAAGCAGGATTTATAACTGCTTGATTAGCAGATTCTTTATCTATTCCTATTTCTTGAAGTTTCTTTGAAGTAGCTTCAGCAGATCCATCTAAAATAGCCTTTTCTGTAGCAGATCTTCCTTCAGATTGAGCTAATGCAGAACCGATTCTTTGAAGTGCAGATTGCTTTTCAGGTTTACTATTTTGAGAGGCATGATTTACAATTTGTTCTAAATTATAAAAATGAGTTCCATTTTTTATATTATATTTAGCTATATATTCTAATTCTTGTTTTTTATTCATAATAATTTATTTTTGTTTTCAACAAAAATAAAGCAAAAAATCAATATATACAAATTTATTTTTATCCCCCTGGGGGTTAAAATGGGAAATGAATAAAATTTGTGGAAGTTAAAGTGGAGAATGGAGTGTCCCATCTCGAGACCCCCTGGGTCTCTTAATGGGAAAACTAAAACCAGTTTGCATCCGTAGGATGAAAAAACCAATTCCGAGGACCCGTATGGTCCTTCTACTACGTAGAAGAGCTATTCGGTTCACTAACGGAAGAGGTTAGTCCTGCTAACTAGGTGTGTGGCCTAGTTGGTCCACTACGTGAAAGGCCTTGGCGTTTCACTATAGTGTAGCCTAATTGAGGCACTAGTATGCGGCAACTAGTTTTGTTTTGTCGCAAAAACCTGTAAGGGTTATGGCAATTTTCAAGATTGCTGAGGGAGAAATCCTCAAGCTCTTGCAGAACAAGGTTGAGGACTTTAACGGAAGAGTACTCGTACTCTTTCGTGAAGGGGACGTTCTTAAATTGAACGTCTCAGCGCTCAACTACAGAGAGGTTAGCCCAAAGGGAATTGCTCCTTTCCAGGAGTATTCCTTTGAGTTAACCAGAAAGGGGCGCAAGCTCCAAGTATGGACCTCTCTTGGAACGTTCTGTAGGATCCCGTTACCCAAGAACGGTTATAACATCGAGGATGCAGAGTCTCAGCGTATGCTGAGTAACAATGCAATCTTCTCTGACTTCGAAATGAGGTCGGCAGAAGAAATCCTTGAAAACTTGAAGAAGGGCGTCAGATGTGATAAGATTTATCAATCTGCAGCTTCTTCGAGCCGTTGTTACCGTTGGGTAACTGTCTGATCAGGAGCTATCTGGAGGCCGATCCAGGGAAAAAGACAAACGGCTCTAGTGAGTTGACAGGACGCTCACAGACAAACTGTCCACATTAATCTGAAATCTGCGTAATGATTAATGTTGCAAAATCGCAGTTCTTAAGATTCTATGCTTGCCAAGGCAGACATAGAATTAATTGATTATGCCTGGTGGCCTTGCAGGAGTTCGATTCTCCTGATAATCACATTGGCAGACTGTTGCCCGCAGTTGTGCGATAAACAACAAAGACGCTTGTAGACGAGCTGGTGGCAGACAACACTGCAAATCCTAAGATGTGCCGAAGAACAGTAGGCGCAGTTGTAAGAATTTCTCACTTATAACAATCTAGGTTGAACTGCCAGTCAATATGACTGGAATCTTCTGAGCATAAATTAGCTGAGCTCAGCAGCAAAGAAGTCATGAAATATCATGATTCAACAATCAGAGAAATTAACAACCTTTGCGCTCTCCCGAGCGCAAAGGTTGAGAAGTATACCTACGACCGTTATGGCGTGGGTATCGAAGTAGTAATAGGCAGCGATGCCTATTATATGAACAATCAAGGAAGGATGGGCACAAGTGCCCAGACCTTCTTGTATTGGGCGATTGTCCGCCTTTTAGAGGCGGGCATATCTGTAAATTCAAAGTTAATCTCCCTTTTGGGAGAAGAGGGGTGGAGACTTGCAAATAGTCTCCATAAGTAAAAAATAGCCTCTCCCTCACGGAGGGGCTATTTTTTGTCAAACTTACTAAGACCAGTTTGCATATTTGGCAGTCAACAGGACAGTTGACCATTAACTTTTAAATTTGTTATAACTATGGCAAAAACATTTGCGAAGATCACAGAGCTCCGTGAGAGAGCTCAGAAAGGCCTTGTTGAGGCAAGGCCAATTGGTGGACGTGTTCTCCTTCCAGGAGAATATGTGTTTGACACTAATCCAGAGTGCAGGTATGAAACCCGCACTATATCGGGATCCGACAGATCGTATCTCCAGCTTGAGGTCCAGTCGAATCATGGCTGGGTAGACGTGTCTACTCTAATGAAACGTACCAAGCCAGAAGGTTCTCCATCCCTGGTATATGTCAACGACTGGATCCAGCAGTTCGCTGACGTAGTAGAACTTGCTGCTGCGCTCGCTGGCCACACCCTCGTTGTGAACAGGGATAGGGTAAATACGTATTCTACCTACAAGGAAGGACAGACTGTAGAGCCTTACGTTAACGGAGTTGCCTATAAGGCTGCTCTGTTGGAGTCTACGCCTGCTGCCACGGTAAACGCTCCGGCCGCTCCTAAAGAGAAGTAGCATCAATGGTTTTCGGTCATCCTTAAACCGGAAATTAACTTAACTTCCTACTGGTGTACTAGTTGTAGTTCGATTCTACAAGGAAGTTCTAAAAACGTAACATATTGTGGCACAGATAAAAAGACTTTTGAGACGCGGGTTCAAGTTAGGCCTGCGTCATGGCCTTCCGTACTTTTTAGCACAGAAGTACGCGAAACTATATGCCGGCAAGTCTAGCAATGGCGAATTTATCGACTATTGCAAAAAAGCCGGAGCAGTGCTCGTCAAATTTGATGAGTACTACTGTTATAGTTGTGACGAGATGGTGTGCGATATAACTTATCGTCTTGGTAAGTTGTATATATACCATCGTCATTACGGGGTGGAGTTTGATAAATAACTCTCCCAAAACCGGCACCCATAAAGTCGGTATATAAAATATGAATGCCTGTATATTACAGGAATAGGAAGCTAATCGTTGATGAGCTTCTAATACTCGTATGCTTGGGGCAACATGCGGGGTTATGTTTTTTAGCAACGAGCATCCTGCGAATTCGCATCCTAAAGGAGCCTTGGCTCGTGGCGTAGATATGGTGACATCTACAATTGTGTGTCTACATTAAGAATATTTCCACTAGTTTGCTATAGCGGCTCCGTAGTGAACTATGAAATCTTACACTGGTGTAGACACATATTTATTATTTGATGGAAATTAAAATGTTAGGAGCCGCCGCAAAGGGAAGCGAACAAGAGTGTCATCCCTAGTAGTAGAGTTAAACCTACTACGAACCGTATTTAGAGTAGACCTTCTAAGTAGGAAAATACGGGTCAACATCCTACGTTGACAAACTTTATCGTGTTGATTACACGTGCGTTTAACAAATGCCCAATTGGTGGACTAATCATCTGCATCTAGACAATTGGGTAAACTTCCTTAGTTTAGTGGCAAAACCTCGAGTACTCGAGTCATGTGTTCGATTCACATAGGAAGTTCTAATAAATAACGAATTAATTGCGTTATTTGCAGCTGGGCGAACAGCATAAGAGAAAATCGCAAAGGGACTCCCTAGTGGTGTTGAAGTCCTATAAACAGGTGAAGCGACTATTCCTGTTATTTTGTCAGAAATCATAAAACACTAGACATATGACAACAAACTACTACACATTCAAATTTGGTGACTGCGAGAGGCAGTTGCCAGAGGCTCGCGAATGGGAGCACGAAGGAGAAATCAAAAATGAAATCATCCTCTCTGACTTCAAATACGCTCTAAAAAAGCGTATGAACCATTGTTCCAATAAGGTCTTGACCAATCAGTCAGGAGTTGTATACAATGATGGAGTTTATGTCCTATTTAAGGATGGTTCTAGGTTTAGTCGTCCAGCCTATGTAGCAATAGAAGAAGCTATAGAAAAGATTTCTAATGCTACTTCGACATTTGAATATCTAAGGGGGTTAAACACCTTAGAGCTTATTCAGCTCACAAAGGCAGTGGGATGCTTCACTAACTACTTAACTCCAAAAGAAATCCTTATGGATATTCTTATGGAGCAATGGGCCCAACTTCAAATTTAATTCAAATGAAAAATGAGTTAAATCGAATCTTCGTAGCACGGTATAAAAAACCGTGCTACTGGCTTATAGCCCTAAAGGTTATTGCGGCAATTGCACTTTGCTGTGTGCTAATAGAATGGCGACCTTTAACTGGTATTTTTCTGAGTATAATTGTCTTAATCCTGATTACAAAATGAAGGAAACACACAGAATATCTCCTTGGAATAAACAGTCTGAGGAGAAACTCCGTGCTTATATGAATGAAATTATAGGCATGGCATCAGATGGAATAGAAGTTCCTAAATCGTGGAATTCACTTATCTCCAAATATAAAATTTGGGGAAAAGTTGCTTGGAATATTCCAAAAGCAATGATTAATTTGGGTTATATGAAAATAACTCCAAGTAATCATTTAGCATTGGTAGCAAGAAACTGGGAATTCATCGTAGATGGAAAAAAGGTCTATAAAGAAGCAAAGGCTATGAGAATTAAAACTCTAGCAGATGTACAACTAGATCTTACTCCTATGAAATCAGACGAAGAACGAGAGATTGAACAGTTGAAAGCAAAACTTTCTCAACTTCAACGAGAAATTGAAGAAAGAGAAGCCGCTTTCGAAAAGAAGAATAAATTGTCCAAGATAGGAAATGAAATTCTTGAAATGTTTAATCTCACGGTAGATGATCTTAAAGAGATTGTGTCTATTCTGTAGGCACAATCTTTGTATTTATATTCAGGATTAACCACATCCTGATAAATGGCTCGGTGATGAAATTGGTAAACATAGAGGACTTAAAATCCTCTGGGCAGTAATGCCCTTACGAGTTCGAGTCTCGTCCGAGCTACGAGTCATATAAAACGACTCAAAGTGCTATTAAAACTCTGTGATAAAATTTTATGTTTTAACTCTTCTTCGTTGTGAAATGCAGAAGAGTTTTAAAATTGTTGTGTGATGTAATGGTTAGCATAGAAGATTTTGGTTCTTCTCGTAGAGGTTCGAATCCTCTCACAACAACCAGACCTAAATGGTCTAATTATGCACATAATATCATCCTTCGCTGTGAAGTGCGGGATGGTATATTTATTGGAATGATTTTTAATCAATTATTAAAACACAAAACATATGATCATTCCATTAAACCTTCCAGGAGAAAAAAGCAAGGCTTTGAGTATCGTGGCCACAACCGAAGGTTACTCGGTAGCATTAATAGATATTGTAGATGCCTATGGGCTTCATGCTTGCGAAAGTTATGAGCTTTTAATCCCTACAGATGAAAAAGTTATTGAACCAATAACTTGGTTTGATAAACAACTTGCAGATGGGCCAGACTTACTACAGTGTCTTAACGATGCGATGTCTGCGTTAACAAAATAACGCAAAAACTCCCGTTCTGAACGAATGGGAGTTTTTATTTGTAAATAACTAAAAATCAAAATACTATGTTAACAACACAACAAATTATCAATCTTGCTAGAAAACAAGAATGGTGGAACGAGTTTGACAAAAAAGAAAAGTTTCCGTGGAGACTTTAGCTCTCTATGCTCTAAGAACAAAGCGGTATGAATCTTTTCTGGAAGCAGCATTTATTTTTGACAACTCGGATTGGCTTACTCGCGCAGAGCAATTTGCCAAGCTCTGCAAAAAAGAGGAAAACAAAAATTCAGTGCCTGAATATGATTTAGTGGCTTCTGAAAAAGTTGTTGCCAGATTCTATCCAAATAATCAGACGCCTTCTAAGGAACTCCTTTCAAAAATTGCTGAAACTTTGAAAGAGTCTAATATTGCATATGACTATTTGAAATATGAACCTGAAGAAAACGCATATGTTGCTTATAAAAACTCGTCTTCCTGGGTAAGGAGATAGACTCTTTAACATTTTAAGGTTAAGCAAACCAAACCAGACGAGGTTAAAAGACTGGGTACGGTAATGAGTTATTGTCAAGACTCACGTTAATAAAAATTGTATCGGGGCTGTCGAGCCCTGCTATTGCTTAACCTTATTAAATCGATCTCGTAGCTCAGATGGTAGAGCACAACACTTTCAACTATTGATATCAAAAAAATAAGAGTGCACCAGGGGAAACCCTGGATGTAGAATCCTCCTAATTAAACAATTCAATGAGTTGCCAAGCATCTTTGAGAATTGCAGGAAAAGCTAAGTGTTATTATGTATATGTTCAGCATAGCAGAACCGGGGCCTTAACCAGCCTGAAGGTGAGATTGAAACAATATCTCTCAATAACATATGCTTATCCTGAACCAATGTTAAAAACTGAAAGCAATGGTAGCACAATTACAAGAAAACAGTTAATGACACTTGAGAATTGAGAATGCTTTACCGAACACCCAGTACTTGGAGATAGATTCAGTAATAATAGACAGTGTGCAGAGACTTTACAGAGGAAACCTAAGTTGAAAATCTAATCCGAACACGGTTGGAATAACAGGTTAGTAGGTACTTAACAGAAATTAGAAGATGCATCTTTTCAATGCGGTTAAGAGAAAGTCCAGACCACAAACAATAAATAAAGGATGATTGAGTTAGATAATACTATGCTGTTATTTGTTGGTGGTGAAAACCATAGTGGTAGGTTAATGTTGGGGTCACGGGTTCGAGCCCCGTCGGGATCACTATTTTCTTTTCATCCACAATCTATCTGTAGGTTGTTTCATTGTTGCTTTGTGTGTTTCATAAGTTAATCGTGGATGAAAGGACTACTGTCGTCGTGATGATGCCAGTAGGAAATATACCTAACTTGACTACATAATGTTATCTTTTTCCTGGTATCTAACTAGTTGTCATCAAATATGTCTCTCATGTGTTTAGGCATTCTGCCACTTTATTTGCCAGGAAACTAATAAACCCATAGCCGTGATGGTTATGGGTTTATTTTTTTTAATTTACTTAGAATTTATATTCAGTATTATTTTTAGTTTGTGCTTTTTTGAGCTCAGTATTTTCATTTAGAAGTTTTTGAATTAATTGTTCTTGTTGATTTAGCCTTTCCGCTAGCTTAGAAATATCTTGTGTGTTTTGGCGTATTTGCTCTTCATGATCGCATAATGTCCATATAACTGCTTGTCCTAGTTGTTTTAATTTCATTATTTTAGTATCTGTAAAACAACCAGTTTGAAGATCTTTCTTTTCATTTTTTAAAATTGTTAAATAATCTTTTGAGACTAGTTCAGCATTACATCTTCTAATCGTAGATTCAGGCATATTTATTTCTTGTGAAAGATTTCTATTCGACAGTCCTATTTTTCCTACACCTTCTACGTCTTTGTACATATATTGCTGAGAGGCAACTAAATATGACTTTGTAGTGAAAGATAGATTTTTATTTTTAATAAACTCCGGACTAAAAGGTTCAAACTTTTTATAAGGGTCAAACGTATAACGAGTTTTCCTGCCAACTAATTCGGTTTTTATATATCCAGCATTTTTTAGTCGTTTAATACTATCTCTAATGGTATTTATACTAGCGCCACTTTCTTTCGAAAGTATTTGAAGAGAGGGCCAACATTCTTGGTTTGGATTATCATGAGATTTAATCACCATATAAATTAATTGATCTTTTGGTTCTAAATTATTGTGTCCCATACCATTAGGTACTTGTACATGTTGTAAATTTTTATTTTCTTCCATAATTATTTTAATTTTATATACAAATATAATAAAAATAATAAATTAAAACAAGAAAATAATAAATTAATTTTGATAATATGTCATTTCCTGCGCAGGGTGCGCAGGATTTTACACATAGGGTGCGCAGGAGATGATACATAGTGCGCACCAGTTGATATCTAACTATACTTAATACTATACTTACTAACTATACTTAAAGGCTTTCGCCTAACTTTGCATTCAGAGGATGAATCAGGAGCTCGATACTCCATGCAAGGACAAATTAAATTTTAAAAATTATGATAACAACAATTTTAATGGCAGGCCTTTTGGTCTATATGGTAGGAGAGGCAATTTCCAATGATCCTCAATGTGAAAATAAAGATCCAGAAGACGATGAATAAAAAATACCACCTAGCAAGACTGCTAAGTGGTATTTATTGAATTTTTCTTATGTTTGCGTTTTGTTGGGACAAACATAAGAAAAATTTTTGATATATGCAAATCTCTAATTAAAAATATGAAAAAAATAATCAAAATCCAATCACCTGGCAAACTAGCAAGGTATGGAAAAATTAAAAGTATCTGTGATACCTCAGATAAACTAGGATGGGTTAATATCTTTTTTGATTGGTATTGCTATTGTGAATCCAATTTTGTTTGTATTCAATCAAACATAGAAGGATATTATCCAAAAGAAGAAATATCTGAAGTTGACGAATCAGAAGTAAGAAAAGTTGTAACTAAATATATAAGATAATGAAAACATTTGAACAATTTCGTGCATGGATGAAAGATAATCATCTATGGGATGAGTATCTTTATGAGTTTTGTGCATATCGTCTGAAAGATACTAAAACATTTCCAAGTAGCTTATATAAATCCCAAACAAGTAATATAATTTCAGCATCATTTGCTTGGGAAAATACTGCAGGAGGATTTGATTTCTGGTTGTCAGTTGATGAAAAATGGAGAGAATATTTTGCAAAAGATACAATGAAAGAATTTAAATTTGTTTGCGAGGAAGAAATCCTTGCAAGAGTGGCTATGCCAAAAGACTACACAATTTGTATGTCTGCATTTACAAAAACGGAACTTAAGAAACGAATTCCTGAAATTACGGATTACCGTGAAAGTGACAATTTTGTGTATGGAATACGCAAAATTTGGAAATTGAAAGAGTGTTAAAAAGATGAAAAATTGGAGTGTATCTTTTTAATTTTCAATTATTTACATTCCAATTTTTCTCTTTTTTACAATTTCAATTTCCTTCTGTATTTATTGAAAAAATCAAAAAAATCTAAATTTCAAATTTTTATATTCCCCATAATTAATTTTTATGAAATTAAGACAAATTACTCGGAAATACAAGCTCCAGGAGCCTGTAATCATTGGTAATCAAACGATTACACATGAAATTGTACGTATTCACATTAACAATGAGATCCCACCTTCTCATCGTAACTTCCAGTCTTACAATGCTTAATGGAACTTTTAATAATTAAAAATCAAAATAATTACAAAAATATTTTGATTAAAACTTATCAAGGTTCATCTTCCGTATCAACAATTACAAAACAAATGGTTGATCGTATTCTGAATTCTTATTCTTATTCTCAAGAACAATTTCCAGAATATACTTATTTTAAAATAAAATATCTGTAAACTTTGTAAATCCTATAGTTTAATTGGCAAAACCTTATAGATCTCAATTCGAATCTGAGTAGGATTTCTAATATTTAATTATGAATATATATTATAAATATAATAAAAAAGATATTAATAAACTTTATAGAAAATTGCACGTATCTAAAACTGATTTTTATACTCATATTTTCTATTTTCCTAGAATTCATACTTTTATTAAAACTTATACACAAATTATAACAAATAAAGATATGCAAGCTCTTGATGTTGATGATTTTATAGATTTTATTAAATATCATGGATAATCTAGTAAAATTTTATGCTATTCGTATATATAACGAAACCCAGTATAATGAAATAATTCAATTATTATATTCTTATGGTTTTCGTTGGGCCTCCGGAACTAATATGAATTATTCTAATGTAATTGATTTATATTGGTTATTTTTTACATTCATAGATAAAACTATTGTTTATTCATCTGAGGATTTTAAATTTACAAAAACTGATTTTCAAATATTTCCTGAAGAATGCGAGCTATTATTGAAACTAAAATCCACTTTATAAACATTTGTTATCCTGAATATTTTTATATTCATAACTCAAAAGTTTCTAAAATAACAAATCCTAACGATTATATTTCCAAATATAATTTAGTTCTTGATTTTGAATCTCCATTAGGTAAAATCTATGTAGATTCAAATTTCAAATCAAAAGCAGAAACAATTAAACAAAAATTAATCAGACAATTAGAAATAATAGAATAATTATGTGGAAAGCAATTAAGCAGAGAAATCTTCAAGAGAAGGTTGCTGCAAAAGATCTTGTTTGTTATATCAATGCTTGGTGGATAAATCGTGATGGAATATCCTGTACAATAAACGGAAATGATTATCCAATGAATCAAAATCTTCCAAAAATTGATTTGGTAGTTACTGATATTTTTATTAATAATGGATATCTTTCTAAAGCATATTTATTCTATCCAACATTATTTCATGGAATAATTTGTAGATGCATTATTCCTGCTGGTACTAAATACTATATCAATGAAAATCAAGAAATTATTTCTGAAACTCTGTATATCTCAGAATCTCTTGGAGAAATTCAAGTTCCTAGAAAGAAACTTCCAAAAACAAAATTTGAAGATCTTCTTTCTGAAGATGCTCGTATAAATATAGACTCTGTAGAAGATTTGAAATATCTTCAAGAAGCTTTATTTTCCAAAGATTGGAAATGGGGAGAATTTGTATTTGACCAAAAATTAAGGTTAAATCCTAAAATTAAAGGAATTAATCTATATTCTAAAAATAAACAATTTTTATCTTCAGAAACTGATTGGTTGGATACATTTGATTTTAATGTTATTGATTTTGAAGATATAATTTTTTAATTATGTTAACTTTATTTTATCTTCATAAAGGAGTTAAATGTCAAACTATATTAAAATGTTCTTCTAATGATGATAAAAAAGCTATTAAATATATAAAATACCTTTATCCAATAGCGGATTATCGTTTTTATTATCATGATGGGAAACTTCATGATATTACTATTAATGGATTTTGGTCTGATCGAGAATATGATTATAAAACTATAACTCTTTTTAAGGCTTTCTTTATTAAACTTTGGTATAATGTTTGTGTTTTATGGAACAAAATCAAGGAAAGAAATAGAAATACTTAAATATGATATTATTTATAGAGAAGGTACAAAATTTTATTTGAGATATGGTATAATAGCTCCTGAAGTACAAACTAAAGGATTTTCTCTAAAAGAACGAACTACAGGATTTTCTATAGATAAAAATATTTATGTTAAGTCAAAAGGTATGGAATGTATTGATTTTGAAGATTTTATAAGATTTATAAAATAAATGCATTGATCTGGGTATAATTGCTTAACACAAAATAATTTAAAAAAAATATGCGCAATTTTTTTTGGAACTAACGGTATTACAGCTACATCTGCTAATCATATAGCAAATATGGCTAAAGAGTATTATGAAAACTTGGAGACTAAATTACAGTCTCTTCGTTTTTATAATACTGAAATTGAATTAATTACAGCAGGAAAAAAGGTATTAACTTCTTCTGGAATTTCTGAAAATTCTGATTTATTTCAGAGTATTTAGAATATGCTTGTAGAAATCTCTAAATGTAAAACTCTTATTGCTTATCTTAGAGAGGCAATTAAAGAAAAAGAGCAACTTTCTGCAGATGTTTATACAAACATCCCACCAGATTGGAAAGCCCCAGAAAGACCTAGTGCAATTCCTACTGTAACTACTCTTAATATTCTTTCTACTTGGGAACCAGAGAAACTTCTTCGTTATTACAAACTGCAAGCTTATGCAGCGGTATTTGGAGATTCAGTTCACAAAAATGGTTCTATATCTAATGCTAGAAAGGATCTAGTGAAAATTGCATCAAACCCTTCTTCAGTAGATCTGAAAGGTTCTGATACAATTATTACTAATTATACTCCAACAATCTCTCAGGAGAAAGTTGATTCTCTTTTCTTTGATATTCAAACTAAATTCCGTAAATATCAAGCTGAATTTAACGGAATGCAAGCTGAGTTAGAAGATACTGCTACTAAGCAGAATCAAGAAAATCAAGATAAATTCGCTAAAGAATACAAGGAGTATGTGGATCTTAACAAGGAATATCAAGAAAAACTTATTGCTTGGAGAGTCGCTGAGTCTCAAAGAATTAAGTCTTTGAAAATTGTTATTCCTGAAAATTTAAAAGACATTTATGAAAAAATAAACAATCTTTCCAAGGATTAGTTAGTTCTTGAACTAATTGATTCTGAATAAATTATAATTATTCTCGCCTTATTGCCTGCATTAAATACAAAATTTTAGTTTATTTATGTTTTATACATAAATAGACAAAGGCCCAACAAGCCTAATCTTTATTGCTTCTCTTCTTTTTAATAAATTTTGATTTTGTTTTTGTTTGGAGAGAAGGTTTTTGATTTTAATTTTGTTTTTGTATGTTTTGAGAATAATTATAATTTAGGTTTGATTTAGCCTCTAGGGATTTATTTCCTAGAGGCTTTTTTTTATTTAAAAGATATGGAAATAAAGACATCTAAAGTTCTTGAAGTAAAAGGTCTTACAAATCTTCGTAAGTATATTAAAGTTGAGATTACTTGGGACAATTCTAAAACAGAGGAAATAGAACTCTGGGGAATTGATGATAACATTGTTGTCACTCAATCATATAGAAAAGATATCGACAAAATTATTCATGAATTGAATCACTCTCTTCATGATAAAATACTTCCTAGAGATAAATATTTTTATCCTCTTAGGTGGTTTTTGAAGAAATCTTCTCTAACTTATGATAGAGAAATGCGTTTGTATATGCAAACTGGCACTTTTTCTAATCCTGAGAGATTTTTCCTATTTCCCGTAAAAACTAAAGTTTCTGCTTATTTATTTTGGGATAAAGAAAAGAATGTTGCAATTCCGTTTTGTCAATTTGATTGGTTTTATAATGATATAAAAGATTTTGATGCGCTTCTTAAAGAACTTCCAGAACCAATTAAATTTTCAACATTCGCGTTAGTTTGTAGATGGACTATTATTCGACAAATTCATTATTTATGGAAAGTTAAAAACTATGGACAAAGATATATTCTCCTTGAAGATGCTGGAATTTATGATGAAATAATTCCAAACATTCAAGCAGCTTTTGAATTTACTTGTCCTTGTAGTTATGATCAACATTCCCCAGCTGGATTATTAGGATTTCCAAAGCCTTTTTATCAAGCAAATAAGGAAATACTTGGTGTAGAAATTACTCCTATTTTCAAAATTAGAATTGATGATCCATATACAAAACTTGAAAATTATTCTCAAGTAAAGGATATAATGAAATTCGTTTCTTCTGAAGGAGCTCCATTAACTATAACTATGTCTCAGTATAACAAAATTGTAGATAATCAAGTTCTCAAAAATAGAAAATATGATTATTCCGATTATGTTAGAATGTGTAATTCGATTGGTGAAGAACCAGTTATGCCCTGGATGATTCATGATGATCATCAATTGACTAGTCTTCATGATACTACTGTAAAAGAATATAATCTTCTTAAAGATTCTTCTTCTGAAAAGATTAAAGCTAAATATTTAGAAATTAAAGCTAATTATCCAAACTTTAGTTTTGAAAATCAGGAATTTGTAATTAAATATCCTGATGATATTGATGATTTAAATACTGAAGGAGCAATTCTTCATCATTGTGTTAAATCATATAAAGAAAGGGTTCTTAGGAATGAAACAATGATTATGTTCTTAAGAAAAAAAGACGATCTTACACAACCATATGTTACAATGCAAATATCAAAAAAATCTAATAAATATGATTTAGTACAAGCCCATGGTAATTGTAACTGTTCAATTAAAACTCTAACTGGAGTTTATGAATTTGTTAAAGAATGGGCAAATAAATTTCATATTGTTCTAGAAAACATTGATAGAGCTTTGTAATTAATTGAAAGAAGAGTAGATAACTCAGTTTAATTTCAGTTCAACCATTCATTTAGAGTTATTGATATTGGGTAATGTTGGTTCGATTCCAATCTCTTCTTCTAAAATTTTTATATTATGTTATTTTATAAAAAAGAAACTCTTTACTTATCAGGTACTTATTGGAATTTTCATGTTTATAAAATACAAAATGGAGCAAGTCCATTTAGAAGTATTTTGCTTCGTAAAAAAAATTTTATAAATAAAATATCTGATTATTCTGATCTTTATTCATTCGGCTATTTAGTTGAAAAAAGTAGTAATAATAGACAAACTTTATTTAAAAGATTTTGATTATAATGAATAGATTTAATAATGAAATTTTTTATTGTACTGTTCGTAAACATTATACTGCTGATTCCGAAGAATACATAATTAAATTAAAGGTTAATGATAAATCTAGACCTTGTATTGGATGTTATTTTTTTGATAAATATACATGCCCTGTATGGGATATTGTTGGAGATTGTGGACGTCAAGATAGAATTCTTGAAAAATATGAATAGTTATCATAAATTTAAAGTAAATTATGTCTCGTTTTGAAAATGAAATTGTTTATTTTAATGGTTTTAAACATATAACTGTAGATCCATTAGAACATAATTGTACTTTATGTAAAATAGGTGATCATGAAAATGGAAATTGTTCTGAAGTAATTATATGTATTGCTAAATTTTCTAAAGTAACTCTTAAAACATTAAATATTTAACGTTATATAAAGATTATGGAAATAACGAAAATTAGTTTACTCGAAAAGAAATCACTTTCTAACGATCGTATTTATTTTAAAGTTAAAATTGTTTGGGATAAAATAGAAGAAATTGTCGAACTTTGGGGAATAGAAGATAATATTCTTGTTACTAAAGAATATCGTCCTGATATTGAAAAGATTATTTATGTTTTCAATCACAATGAGTTGTGGACAGCTCCTAAAGAAGTAAATAAATTTTTCTATCCACTTCGTTATTTTATTAAAGATGAAGTGAATCCGGATTATGATAAAGCAATTCGTAATTGGATGATTACTGGTAATATGAATCCAAATTATATAATTAAAGAGATTCATATTCAATATAAAGCTTATCTTTTTTATGATCCAATAGATAATGTTATGCTTCCATTGTGCCAATATGATTGGTTAACTGATTCTGTTTCGGAATTTGATCAAATTATTTCTCAATTTGAAAAAAAGGCCGCAACTTCAACTTATGCACTTGTTGCTAGATGGAGTATCGTAAGAAATTTACATTATTTATGGTTCGTAAAAAATTATAGTAAACGATATTTACTTCTAGAGGATGCTGGAATTTATCCAGATCAAACTTTTCTAATTCAATCTAGTCTTGAATTTACTTGTCCTACTTGTCATGATGCACATTCTCCTGCTGGACTTCTGAAAATTCCAAAACCTTTTTATAATTTAAATAAAGAAACTTTGGCAACTGAACTTACTGGAATTTTTATAATTAAAATTTCTGATCCAGATTCTGAATTAATGAATTATAAAATGGTAAATGAAATAATGTCTGCTTTTTCTACAAAAGAATGTCCTGCCAAAATATCTTATAATCAATATAAAAAGATTGCTTGCAATCCTGCTTTTAATAAAAAGTTGTCTGATTATATTGATTATGTGAATATGATTAAACATATGGGCGGAGATTTTGTTCTTCCTTGGGAAATTACTAGTGAGAATCAAATAGATAGACTTCATTTTAATACAATTCAAGAATATAATCTTAGAAAAGATCAGTCTTCTAGTGAAATGAAAAGGAAATATCTTGATTTAAAGAAGAATTTTCCTAAATTTGAATATTCAAATACTGAATTTTTTATTAAATATCCAGAAGATCTTGATGATCTAAATCTTGAGGGTTCTTATTTACATCATTGCGTTAGATCTTATAAAGGTAGAATTCTTGATAGTTCTGCAATTATTTTGTTTTTGAGAACAATTAAAGATCCAGATATTCCGTTTGTTACAATGCAAATTAAAAGAACTAGTTCTGGTTGGGATTTAGTTCAAGCACATGGAAATTGTAATTGTTCTATTTCTTCAATTGAAGGAGTTTATCCATTTGTTAAAGAGTGGTGCGAAAAAAATTCTATAACAATGGAAGATATCGATAGAGCTTTATAATGAAACTGTTTGAAAATGAAATTTTATATTTATTAGGTAACCGAGTTATTGCAACTCCTGCTGAACCTTATGTATATTGTAGTGAGTGTATATTCCGTGAAGGGAATATGTGTAAATTACGATATTTTCAGACAAATAATCTTAATAAATTTCTTACAAGCTTTGATTGTCTCAATCAAAATAAAATTTATAAACAACTTAAAATTAATTAATTATGAGTTTTGTAAAAACAAAAAAGGCAATTGATGCCAAAAAGGCTGAAGAGCAATATTCTGATCTTCAGCAGTTTAACATTTCTGAAACTGCAAAGATTTGCAAAAATGGACTTAGAATAGTTAAAATTGCAAATGTTCCAGTAGGTATTGCTTATTCAGATGAAGATGAGAAGAAATTGTTAGAAACTCTTCATCATTATGGTCAAAACTTGCTTACTGTTAACGATGTAATGACGGCTATGCAAAAAATGCAAGATTCAATAATCCGAGCAGAAGATCTTAATGAAGCTGGAATGGTTCCAGAGCAAGAACTTACTATTGATGGAAAAACTGTCTTTCTTATTGATGGTAATCTTTATGATGCAGATGGTAATCAAATTAATGATTAATATCTAAAATTAAGTGTGGAGAAGAAATAATTTTTCTATTGGTTATTATAGGTTCGAATCCTATCTCCACACCAATATAAAAATGTAATAATGAAAAGGTTTAATGAAGAAATAATTTATGTTAAAACTCGTTATTTTGCTATTCCATGTTTAACTAAAGTTAAAGTAGTTATGGGTAAAAGCCGATATATTTGTGAAGATTGTATTTATCTACGAATTGATACTAATTGTCCAAATAGTAAATATGGAGATTGTTGTTGTGATAATCAAATATTTAAATTATATGAATAGATTTATTGGGGAAATATTTTATACTACTTGTAGAAATGATCCATATTTTTTAAAAAAAGAAATAGTTAAATTAATAGCTACTCCTCGAATTCACGGACTTTGTACTGGTTGTATATTTTCTAATAGTTGTGGATACCCTAATTTAGGATATGAATTAGGAAGAAGATGCCCAGGCATTGATCAGATTGGTTGTTGCATTAATATGAGATATAAACAATATAATATATAGTAATGAACTTTTTTGATAAAGAAATTATATATTCTACAGTATTTGTCTCTGAATCTGTTAAAACAATTGTAAAAATAAAATGTATTTATAATATTTCTCAAAGATATAATTGTAATAAATGTAATTTGGGTCCGTATTACCGTGGATGTATGATAGATCATATGCACGAAATATGTAGAAATAAATATTTTGTAGAAATATAACAATGAAAAGATTTAGAGAAGAATTCATTTTTGTAGAAGGAGAATATCATTTTGCAATTGGAGGAGGTAAAGCAGTGCGTTTTCAATGTGAAAATCTTAATCCAACATCTAGTTATGGTCTGGGTTGCAATCTCTGTGTTAAAAATCATCATTGTTTTGACGAATGTCCGGCTGGAAGTGGTGTTTTAGTAAATATAAAATATTTTGAACTTTATAAAGAATGGGAAAACTCAATCAATAAATAAATATATTTAAATGGCTGCAATAGATAAATGTTATGTTGATAACTATTCTGATTATCAACAATTTAAAGAATGGGCAAAAGATAAATCTTTTGTTACTCCTAGAGGAAATAAAATTTGTATTTCTGATTATATTTTTGATTTAGAAGAAAAATATTTTGATTCTAAATCAATTCCAATATTTAACACTCCTACTTATGTAGATAATTATTTATATAAAAACTGTCCATTGAAATTTATTCAAGATTGGCTTCAAGATAGATATTTTAGAGGTGGATATTCAAAAGGAGTTCCAGATGAATTAATTCAAGAATTAAAATTACCTGAATATGAGCCATGTAAACGAGTTAAAATAATTAAACGTGGATTTGGTAATTTTCCATTTAGAATATATAATAGTTATACTAATAAAAAAGCTAGTTCTTGGTGGATAGATGTTCAATCTACAAATAATCGCAGTTATTGGTATAATAATGATAAAGATTATTGGTTATTTCCAGATGAAAATGATGTTTGGACTTCTTCTTGTTGTTATTCCAAGCTTTCTGTAAAAGCAATTATTCGAAAAATTCTTAAAGTTTGGAAACTTCCAAAAAACTGTATAATAACTATTCAAGGACGTTTTGTTAATGATGAATGGATTTTAAAAACGTTTTAAAATATGAGTTTGGATCTTTATATAATTTCTCCAGAACCAATTAAACGCAAATCTACTGGTGTATTCTGTCGTAAAAATGGAAAAACTTGTGAATGTGAAACATTAGAACAAGTAAAATCTGAATTTCCAGATTGTGATTTGTCTTCTATAAAAGTTTTTGAATACGAAACTAATGAATATTGGCACGTAAATTTAACTCATAATTTAACTGATATGGCAAATCAAGTTAAATTTGGAGATTATACATTATATGATTTAATGTGGCATCCTGAAGAACATGGTTTTATTAATGTCAGTCATCAATATATAGAATTAATAAATAAAATGGTTCAAATATTGAATAATTTGGATCAATCTATTATTGATAAAACAACTCCTTCTAATGGATGGGGAACTTATGATCAACTTCGTGAAGCAGTTAATGATTTTGCGAATAATCTCTCATATCTTTATAAATTTATAGATAATTATGAAACTTATAAAATAGTTTCTGATACTTAATAATTATATTAAAATATGGAGAGATTTAATGGTGAAATATTTTATACTATTATTGAAAGTGTTCATAAAAAGGAATTACTTAAAATAAAAAGTGTTTCTAATGATATTGAATCAAATTATCCTTGTATGGATTGTGAAATTGTAGATTCTTGTATCTCAATTATGTTAGCTGAATCGTGTTTTACAGCTAATAGACATTTTATAAAAATGAAAATATGAATAGATTTATTGGTGAAATATTATATGTTACTACTAACAATCTTAGTCATGAAAAGAAAATATTTAAAGTAAAAAATATTTTTAATAATTCTATGAAGTGCCAAAATTGTAAATTTACTTATTTTACGGGATGTTGTCCTACTTCTAATATAGTTGGTTCATGTTTTAACGCTAAAAGACGTTTTATAGAAGTAAAAATATGCAACGAATTAAAGAAGAACAATTTGACTTTTTAAGATTAAATAATTTACAAGACAAAGTAAATTTTAATAAAAAAGTCTATCCATCTGGTGTGAATTCTAATGGCGAACTTATGATGTTTTTATGGGCACTCTCTGTAGAAAAAGAAGAATATTGGAGAATTATATATAATAAATTGCACTATTTTTTATTTAGAAATGGACAAATTTATGTTTAATTTATTCAAAAAACCTTGTTGTCCAACTTGTGAACATAAGTGGAAGATAATCAATCAAGTAGATAAAGAATTTAAGGATTGTACTGATTCTGAACCATATAGAACTGTAAAAACTTATATTTTACAGTGTGAAAAATGTGGAGATTTAAAGTCATTTAAAATTGATATATAATGTGTTGGCAATCAACTATTTTAAATAAACAAATTGCTGCGGAATGTGTTCCAGTAGTAAAAGTTTGTGAACTTTATTATCCATTTGCAGTTTTATATTCAGGTGGAGCAGTTTTTTATAAAAGCCCCTATCATTCTTTTGTATATTCTTTTTCACCTGCAGAAAAAGTAAATCTTATTGTAAATACTCATAAAGGATCAAAAGAGTTTCTTTCTGGTAAGACATATTATACTATAGAAGCTGGTTATCATTGCTATAATCCAGAAGTTGATATACTTTTTGATGGTAAGGACCGTTTGTATGATGGTTTTGATTTAGCAACTGTAACTTCTAAAAATGGGACAGTAGTAGGAAAGTATAATAGTCAATCTCTTGTTTATGTTGAAATGTTAATTCCAAGAGGATCAGAATATTATGAAAATGAGTATGGAGAAATAGTTGCTTCTAGTCTAAAAGTTAAAGAACATTCTAAAATGATAAGAGTATATGAAACCTTTTAATTTTAAGGAAATAAGTGAAAATCCTTGTCGTTTATGTAGATACTATAGAATAGGCTATTTTAAGGATACTTTATTTAAATTTTGTGTATTTAGTGGAGATTGGCCTATGTTTATTACTGATATTTCTGGTTGTGAGGAATTTATAAGAAAATGAGTATGGGAATAATTTCATTTAAAAATGAAAGAATTTATTATAAAGGAGATCTTTTTACTGTTATATTAGGACCTTCTTCTAAACATAAGTTTCTTTGTAAAATTTCAGCTTTCACACAGTATATTCCAGGAAGGTGCTATTCTTTTCAGCTTCCACACTATTGTGGTGATTTACGTAAAATAAAATAAATATGTTATCCACTACTTTAAGATTATTAAAATGTTAGTATTTACTGATGAATATTTTATAATTTCTGGAAATTATTTTAGATCAGTTTGTAATTATAAAAATGGTTGGTTGCCATATATTCCTCCGAATATAACTAAAATAACTTCTTATAAATATCGTTTAAAAGATTTTAATCATGAACGTTACTATTATAGGAATTCATATGTAAAATTATGGCATCCAAAAAGTTTATAATGAATTATTAGTTTGTTATAATATTAAAATATTATGAACACACTTGAACAGGCAATCTTGGGGCCTATCAGATCAGAACTTATCGGACACAATGCAATATTCTACACTCCTTGCGGCAAGATAACTGCAGAAAACATTACGGAAGTGGAGCTTGACGATTATGGAAAATTAATTAGAATTACGGCCGATAAGATCGTTTATGCTATTTCCGGAACAAGAACAATATTTGAATCGAATCAACGTCTTTTTCATGTTTCAAATAAATATGAAGTAATAAAATAGTAAATAACAGAGAAATAATTATGACAATTAACGAAAAATTAAATGAGTTTCTTTATACTTATGTACAAAGAGAAGCATTTAATAGCGGTGCTAATTGGATGCTTGAAAAAGCAATATATTGGTTGCAGGAGCATGTAAATAATTACCTCTTTGACGACGGCACGCCTGAAAGACCGTGGTTGAAGTGTAAATCAGAGATGTTTGATGATTTCAAGAAAGCAATGGAGGAATAATTATGAGTATTGAGAAAAATTTAAAAGAATATTTTAATGCATAGGAGAATATTGAATCTTAAAGGCTTAAAGTTTTATTAGGATTTCATACGAAAGAAGGAAAAGAATCATTACTAAAATTAAGACTTATGATTTCAGACAAAGAGATACAAAAGAGAAGATTGTATAAAATTAAAACCTACGACGGTAAGGTAAAAGAAGTAGCGTGGTATCAATTACCCGCTGATAGAAGAAAACAAATATTAAAGGGTAAGGATTCATTCCAAGGCTTTCTAATTACCTTTCCACTTCTTGTAATAGCCGTATCGCTTATTTTTATTTGTATTCGTGTATTTTTAGAGAAGATATAAAGCTATGCTACTAACATTTTTAATGTCATTTACTAGTAAAATGTACTGGTTTACTAGATTGTCAGCAATCACAACTGCATTAGAAACAATTCTTATAATTAGTGGAATCCTAGCTGGAGCTGCTTTAATTCTCTGGGTTATTGTATATCTTTCAGATCCTGAATACATACCTGATGGAGAAGAAAGTAAAATGAGATTCCTTAAGATCGGATCAAAAACATTGTGTATTTCTATAATTGTTTTTGCTATTGGATTGATAGGAAGAGCTTTTATTCCTACAACTTCTGAAGCTCTAGTAATTTATGGAGTAGGAGAATCTGTAGAGTATTTACAGCATAACAAAAATGCTGTTCAAATTCCAGATAAGGCTCTTCAGGCTCTTAACAAGTATCTGGATGAAGCTATTGGAGATAAGGAAAAATAGCAATTATAGTTCTATAGTAAGAGGTATTAATAGATTTAAATAAAATAGATATGAAAAATTCTATTTTTATTTTTATGATTATCGTCCTGGGTGTAGTGGATATTTCAATTAGTATTTCAGGACTCTTCTCCTATGTCTTTCTTGGGGTTCAGTGGTTTATTTGTCTTATCAATATCCTGGTAGTTTGTTATCTATTTTGGAAGACATATAAAATTGTAAAAAATAAATAATATGTAAATTTTAGTTTTTTGGACTTAAGTAACGTAAAAACAAAATAACTATGGCGGAAGTAAAAGATAAAAGCAAAGGAAAGGAGATTACTCCGAGTCAATACTTTGATTACCTCAAGGGCGCAAAGAATGTTATCACCACAGATGCGCTCAAGAAATCATATGACACATTCATCAGGCTTGCGGAGAAATACCAAAAGCTTGGACAGGTAGAATCTCTCAAGAAACTCTGTTTCTTGGCGGACACCCTGGTCAAAGAGGAGAAACTCATAGAGTTGGGAATCAACACGTTTATCTATAAGGATACCATTGAGGACTACATCGAGAATGTGGCGGGCAAGGCGGTGAAGATTATCGAGCTCTCCCGTTATATGAGAGAAATCCCTGATGAGCTTGTCGATACCATTGAAAAGTCCAAGGACATCTTTGACGAGTTTTATGTGGTGTTCACCGACTATACCGGCAAAGAGGAAAGGAAGATAGAGAAGGAGAGAAGGGATAAAGACCCTATCCTATTTGGCGTGTTCAAGAACAGGACCAATGTGGCGGACCGTTTCTACTTCCTTGGTGACTGGGTGGATGAGTACTGTGATCTCACCCTGGACAAACTGGTCGCTCAATATAAGAAAAAGATGAATGTGTCTCCTGTAGTGACCACCAACATTCCTAAGTCATCTGAAGAGCTGGTCGCAGTGTTGAAAACATATACGATTGACAACAAGAAGGAAGAGAGCCATATCACCCTCAATGAAAACCAGTCTCTCCCTGTCTCGTCATTTGTTGTTGATAATGGCGTGGAAAAGAAAGCCGGATTCTTCCAGAAAGTCCGCAGTATCTTCAAGAAGTAAGCCATGTTATCACCAAAGGTAGATCTTACGGAACATATGGATTTCAATGGGGATAGTATGAATATCTTCTCTAATATCCAACTTGTTGAAATCTCGGATGATGAACAGGATCTTATGTCGACTGAAGAGTATGAGTGGTTCACATGGTGGGAAGGCATATTCGGAAGAAAGGGGCACAAGAATCAGAAGCGAGAGATTTTTTCAAAGAATATAAATGAGCTTATGACACGTTGCCCCAGATGTGGCAAACCATTCAGGATTCCCTGGGACAATATAGACAATATATGCGGCGTCTGCAGGAAGTGTAATGATGAGATATTTGACCCCAGTCATAATTTGCCTTGGAAAAGAAATAATAATCCAAGTGTGAGTGAAAGGAGTATTGTGTATAGCTTATTTAATAGTAGATAGCTATGAAGGAATTAAAAGAACTAATCCAACCTTACTGGATTGAAGAACAACAAGGTGTATATATCCCCTTGATTGATAAGGTGTTGCTTAAAGACAATGTTCCTGTTTAGTATCAACATTTACTTCGTTTGTGTGGACTTGATGAACTTGCAGATAACTTTAAAATTTAAAAAAATGAATAGTTATGAATGAAAATCTTGATCTAACTAAAATCCTTGATGGATGCCCTGCAGGAACTGAATTTTATCATTTAATTTTTGGACAGGTAGCATTAAGAGAAATAATTGATGATGAATATCCAATAATAGTAGAGCCTATTATCAATACAACACGTAGTAGTCTTACTAAAGATGGAAGATTGAATGCTAAATATGATGGAGAATGTCTACTTTATCCATCCAAATACCAAAGGGACTGGTCTAAGTTTGTGAGATTTTGGGATGAACCAGATGTAAGTAAATTTGACGTGGAAACATTTCATCCTTTTGACAAGGTGCTTGTCAGGGACTTTTTGAGTGATAATTGGATGGCTGATTTTTTCGAAAAGTTTGAAGAAAGTAATGATGCCTATTATAATGTGACCTGTGTTACATCCCATTGGATACAATGCATCCCCTACAACGAAGAAACCAAGCATTTACTTGGGACAAGAGAGGATTGTCCTAATTACTATAAATGGTGGGAGGAATAGTTATGAAACCGGGATTGAAAAAAGAGAAACCGTCAGAACTCCAGATTTCTGAAGTTTACCGAATTGTATCGTTAATCCAGAGGGTTAACTGTTCAACCTTCGCCCTCGTTACCGAGACCGCTAGTGAGCTGGGAATCAAGAAGACGGTGTTGATGCAGTATATCGAAGATAATCCTAAGCTCTTTGACGTTACCAAGGCCACCGGCAAATCCACTAAGGGTGTTGTGAAGAATCTGGGATTAGCTATCAGGAAAGTTTATCTCACCCCGGAGGAGAATCCCGATACCGAGGAGTGGCTGGAGATACAGAAGAAGGCGTGGGAAAAGAAGCTCCAGGTTTTTGAAGAGACTTATTATGGCCGGCATGAGTTCTGGTATCTTGCAGCAGATGATGGGAAGGAAAGGAGGAATCTGTGGAGGAACACTCCAGAAAAAATCCAGACTCTGATTGATGCTGGTGCTATCAAGATGGAGAAGAGTGGTTATGGTGGGTTCAGTGACTACTACAACTGGGAAGGACTTCTCCTGACTCCTGATGCAGCAGAGGCAATCACCAAACTTGGATGGGAATTGGTTTATCCATGCCTCGGGTCTTAGGCCTCATCAGCACCAAAATAGGATTGGACATGTTAACAGAGCGATCGTAGATTTGAAAAATTAAAAAAATAGATAATATGAAACAGTTCACTGTAGAAGAATATCAAAAGAATCTGAACCGTAAAGTTATCACTCGTGACGGCAAGAGTGTGAAAATTGTCTGTACAGATATGATAGGAACCTCTTACCCTGTTCTTGCTATTTGCAGGGTAGATCCTACTCACGACTGTTATTATTCTTATACACTCAATGGAAAACATAATCTTGGTGTAGACTCACGTCTTGATCTTTTCTTTGCTCCAGAAAAACACGAGGGATGGGCTAATCTTTATAAAGGTAATGCTCACTATCATCTTGGTAGTACGTTTTTTTATCAGTCAGAAATCGAAGCAAAAAAATTTATCGCGAAGAATTGTGGTTATGTAGGCACAATTAAAGTTGAATGGGAAGAATAAATATGACCGAGAAAGAATTAATACAATTTCTAAAAAAGAATTTAACTGTTGAAGTTCGACATCCAGAACATGATGTTGGCTATTATAGTATTTATAAAGAGCCAGACGAACACAATATCACAGTAGAAATTAAATTATGCGGAGAAACAATTTGTGAAGATACATCTTATTCTTAGCAATTATACAAAAGAAGATAAAACTTATATTAAACATCGATTATAATAAAGAAAGCTTAGAGTTAAAAAGATATGAAACAATTTGATTTAAAAGAATATTTAAAAGACCCTAATAAAAAAGTTGTCACAAGGGACGGTAGGAACGCAAGAATTGTTTGTACTGACCGAAAAGGAACAGAATATTCAGTTGTTGCTCTTTGTACTATGAGTAGCGGAAGTGAAGATTGTTATTTCTATTTTCCTAGTGGAAGAAGGTACTTGAGTGCAGATTCATGTATGGATTTATTCTTCGCTTCGGAAAAGCATGAGGGTTGGGTGAACTTATACAACCTTTCTGAAGGTCCCTACCTTGGGAGCGTTTACAGTTCAAAAGAGGTAGCAGAAGCTATGAGTAAAAAGTGTGGACTTCAACATTATATTGCTACAGTTAAAATCGAATGGGAGGAATAATATGGAAGTTTTTGAACTACAAATAGGAGATTGGGTTAGCTACCTTGGAGATCCTGTAAATGTTATATCTTTAAGTTTCAACGATGATGAGCCTATCGGTATCATAACGCCTTTAGCGAGTATATTCATGCTTAGGGAGAAGGATGTCTATCCAATTATACTTGATGAATCTATATTTATACAAAATAACTTTAATCCAGAAGTTATTCTTTGGTGGAGATTTTCAGAAGATGATCCCTTTAAGATTACAATTAAGAATGAGAATACCTCATTATGCATGCAAGTTAAGTACGTCCACGAGTTGCAGCACGCGCTGCGGTTATGTGGTTTATCTGAATTGGCTGATAAGTTCATTATAGATATTTAAATAATATAAGAAGAAATTATGGGAATGTATACAGAATTAATTCTAGGATGTAGTTTATCTGAAAATACGCCTAGAATTTTAATTGAAGCTCTTGATTGAGCAATTAACTCAAAGAAAAAACCAAAATATGAGAATCCGAAAAACTATGAAGAAAAAATATATAATGAACGATTTATAGATCAAACTTTTTCTGAAAAGGAAATAGAAGAATTTGAAAAGAAATATAATTTATGCTATATTATTTATAGTGGATCTTATTATTTTGGTTGTGCGGATTCTAAACCTTCTTTTTATAAAGATGATATAAGTAAAGATTATAAACTTAGTTTTAGATCTAATTGTAAAAATGGAGGTATAATTGAGAATTTTCTTGAATATATAAAACCATATATAATTCAAGGCTCTGGCTCAAGTGATGTTTACGCTTACGTTCAATATGAAGAAGATGAATTTCCAACTATTTATAGTTTGAAATATGATAAAACTAATGTACTAGACCCTGATATAGTTGAGAAGTTTTGGAAAAAGAATGATCTAGAATGGAAATGTTTTGATAAATTATATAAATTAGTAACTCCCGGTTTTCAAGTAACTGATGAAATGCTTAAATCTAGAGGCATTGATCCAGATGATAGGCATTCAGATTTAGCTATATTAGATATAATTATAGATAAAATTTGTGAAGATTATAAAAAAGCTGTAAATTATGATTAGTGATTTTGAAGAAATGTTGATGTGAACTTCATATAGATATGCTATTGGACGTAAAACTTATGTCTCTTGCTTATCTTATGAAATTCCTCAACATTATTATAAAAAACTTTCTAAGGAAAAAAGAGAGTTTACTGCACTTGATATACGGAAGGAAATTTTAAACCATTTGGCTTTTATGCCTTTTAGTTTATCAATTACTCGTTGGAATTCCGAAGATGAATATAATCCTTTGGAAACTATTTTTAATTTTATAGAAAAAGAAAATATTCAATCTTGGGAGGAATTTAGCAAATATAGAGATATTAACTATAATTCTCATACAAATGAATATAAATATACTAAAGTAGAAGTTCCCATGCGAGAATATTATAAATATGATCTTGATGATCTAATTTGCTGGGAAACTTGTGCTAGTTGTTTTGATGAATCTAGACACAAAATATATAAAGGAAAGGAATATTTTAAAACTTGGAGAGAAAAATTAATTCCAGCAGAAAAATCAGGATGGTATAAAAATGCATCATTTGGTTATGAAGCTATTTGGATTAATTTGGAATCTTTTTTGCAGAGAGGAAAACAAGCTTATTATATTTTAGATTCTGAAATGAATAATGAAAAGATTACTTAATGAAAAGTTTTTATATAAAGGAAATTCCTATTTTATAAAAGATGTAGTTGAAACTTTTCAACCTTATATATGTGATTCTTGCCCATTTAATAAAGTTTATTTTATTTTCCCCGAAATAATTGATTGTTATGGTTGTTGTAAAATAGTGAAAAAATGACTAGATTTATAAATGAAAAGATTACTTAATGAGAGTTTTTTATATGAAGGAAATTCCTATTTTATAAAAAATATAAATGGAACTGTTAGATTTCCTCTATGTAATTTTTGTCCATTTATGATAGGTTGTATTCCTACTGAAATAATTAAATGTCACGGTCGTTGTGAAATAGTTAAGAATGACTAGATTTATAAATGAAAAATTTATAATTAGAGGAAATAAATTTTGGATTAGTAATATTGGTGACGTTGATTGTTTTATATGTCCATTATATAGTTTGTGTATGAATTGGGATAATTTCCATGATGATTTTAAATGTTTTGGTAGGTGGAAAATAAAGCCCTTTTAACGAATTATTTATATAAAGATGATAAATTACTCATCTTTTATGTAAAAGTGTCTTAAAACGTCTAAAAATAATATTTAAATGAAAATTACTTTTGATTTAACTAAAGCTGAATCTAGAAAATTAGTAAAATTACTATCTAAAAATATTAAAACTGTTTCAGATGATATTTTTTATAAAAAAATTGTAGATACGATTGCTTCTAGTTATAAGATTACTAATTATAAATTGTGTAATGGAGAAATTGTTCGAACTTCTATGAAGCAGATTTCTTCTAATTATTTTGTTGATACATGGGAAAAGCTATTATAACTCTGACTTCGTAGGAGTATAAATATGGTAACGAAGGATCGGTTGTAGAACCAATCGTCAGGGGTTCTACCAGTTTTAACTGATTCTGTAAAATTAGTAGTTTTATGGTGTTCTCGAAACCAGTGAAAAAAGGTTTATAGTAGCAATCTTCAAACCAGAAACCTTGAGTATGAGAAACGTACAACAGCCCACGTAGTAGCCAAAATTGCTATTACAAGGAGTGCTGTTAGGGAGATTATTTCACGCTATCATCTAGTGGTTAGGATCTCGGATTTTCATTCCGAACACAGCAGTTCGAATCTGCTTAGCGTGACAAAAAACTAAGGTGATTAGTTGTTTAATTTTAATTTATTGCACCTCCTATTTTCTTTCCGGAAGTTTTCCTTAGTTTTCTTCCGGTTCTTATTTTTTATTATGGCAAATTGGATTTATAAAGGTAAAAAGTACAAAACAATTCCATTACCTAAAAATAATATTTCTATACTTAGTATTGTTTATGTACCTAAATGGGATAAATGTTTTGAGTTATTAACTTTAGGTATGCATGGTAATGGTTCAAAAGAAAAAGCTTGTATTCGAGATGTTTATACAAAAAAGATTTGTTGGATAGAAGCTAGAAGATTAGAATTAGTTGTTCAAATAATTTAATTATGGATTTAAAAATTGGTTGTAGTAGCGGATTTTTCTGCATTTTATTTTTTATTTTTCTTATATTAAAACTTTGTGGAGTAATTACTTGGAGTTGGTGGTGGATATTTGCTCCTTTGTGGATTCCCTTAGCTTTAGTTTTATTTTTTATGTTAATTTTCTTAATAATTTATTTAATTTCAAATTAACATGATTGCGATTATACCAGATGTCCATGGTAGACAATTTTGGAAAGATGTAATTCCTAGAAAAGATGAATTTGAGAAAATTATATTTTTAGGAGATTATTTAGATCCTTATGGATTTGAGGGAGTTTCAAATCTTAATGCACTAGATAATTTTAAAGAAATTTTAGAGTTTAAGAAAGAAAATTTCTTGCAAGTCGTTCTATTACAAGGCAATCACGATCAATCTTATGCTATTTCCAAAGATATTTGTAATTGTCGTTGTGATGTTTTTAATTACAAAGAAATTCAAAATTTATTTAAAGATAATTTTGATTTATTTGAGATATTTTATAAATTTGAACAAAACTATGAAAGATTCCTTTTTAGTCATGCCGGTATAGCAGATGAATGGATTAACAAATATTTTCCTAATATAAAAGCAAATAAACAATTAAAACTTCTTAATAAAAAATATAAAGAAAATAATATTGAAGAAGTAGTTGATTTACTTGCTCCCTGCTCTTCCTATCGTGGAGGCTGGGATTTAGCAGGTTCAATTGTTTGGAGAGATGCTAGGGAACTAATTTCAAAACGATTTGGATATCAAATATTTGGACATACTATGTTAAAAACTCCTTATGTTACTCCTAATTGGGCTTGTCTTGATTGTAAAAATGCTTTTATTTTAGATAATAAAAATAATATTTGTGATTTAAATGGTTCTAAATTAAAAATGTATGATGAATAAAGATAAATTTACAAGATTTACAGTAGAACAATCAGATAAAAAAATTGTATGGGAAACTCCATTTGAAGATATTTCTGGAGAGGATTGTATAGAGGCTCTACAAACTCTTATGACTGGTTTAACTTTTCTTCCTACTACAATTAGAAAATCAATGCAAACTTACATAGACGAAAATTCTCCTTCTAATGAGCAAGATTAGTGATCGTGAACTGCTAGAATTGGAAAATGATGTTTTGGAAATTCCAATTCAAAAATTTAAAAAGAAAAATAAAATAAACAAGAAAGAGAAATACCCTGACCATAAAAGAGTTAGGAGAAAACAAGAAATTTGAGATTATGAATTGGATTCTGAATCTGATTTCTAAACTATTTTTAAAACCTGAAGTTGTTAAGAATGAAATACATACAGTTAAAAACTGTGAAATTCTTGATGATGTTTGGATACAAGATGATGATAAAATTTACTCTGGAATTATTTGGAGTAAAACTCGTAGAAGAATATTAGTTAGTTATTGTAAAGATGATAATTCTTTTGTAAATGAATGGTTTATAACTACTAATCTTTCTGATGAAATAAAAATTAAAAAAAATAATTTAACTTTATATTTTAACAAACCATGCTTTACGGATTAGATGATATTACAATTATTCCCTCTGTAGTAACTTATATTGAACATAGGGGAGATTGTTCGGTTAATTATCAGGAAACTGGTATGTTACCACTTTTTACTGCACCAATGGCCAGTGTAATTAATGATAAAAACTGGGAATTATATGCTAATCAACAAATTAATACAATTATACCAAGAACAATTGGTTATGATACTCGTCTAAAACTCTGTGATAAAACTTTTGTTGCAATGGGATTAGATGAATTAGACGAATTTGTAAAGGAATCTGAATTAAAAGGAACTGTAAAGATTTGTCTAGATATTGCAAATGGTCATATGAAAAAAGCAATTGATTTGTGTTCTAAAGCAAAAGAAAAATTTGGAGACAAATTAATTTTAATGGCAGGTAATATTGCTAATCCTGAAACGTATAAAGAATATGCTAGAGCAGGAGTTGATTATGTAAGAATTTCCGTAGGTTCTGGAAGTTGTTGTATAACTTCTTCTAATTCAGGATGTTATACTCCTATGGCTTCATTGATTGTAAAATGTTCAGAAATTAAAAAGGATGTAGAATATTATAAAGAACAACTTCCTATATATAAATCTATTCCAAAAATAGTAGCAGATGGTGGTTTTAAGAATTTCGATCAAATTATTAAAGCACTTGCGTTAGGTGCAGATTATGTAATGCTTGGCAGTATTTTTGCTAAATCTCAGGAATCTCTTGTAGGAGATAATGTTTCAAAAAAGAAATATATTCATAAGAAAGTTGTTGAAAGAGAGCATTTTGGAATGTCTACAAAAAAAGCACAACTAATTATGGGTAAATCAAAAGATCAACTTAAAACTTCTGAAGGAATTAGTATTATGCTTCCAGTAGAATATAAACTTGCAACATGGGTAGATAATTTTAAACATTATTTGCGTGAGGCAATGAGTTTAACAAATATTAAAAATATAGAAGATTTTATAGGAAGACCAGTTATTGAACATATAACTCCTTCTGCTTATTTTAGTTATTACAAATAATGTTAACAAAAGATTACGTTATAGAGCATTATAATGATTTTGAGTCTCAACCCTTTAATAGATTCGGTACTAGGTTAGCTCAATTCTGTACAAAAGAAGAATTAAAAAAATTAAATATTTTTACTGATGAATCTATAGAAGAATGGGATGATTCAAAAATAAAAGATTGGACTGAAGAGAATATAATTGAACAACTTAGAAAAGATGTTGAATTTGGATTTGAAAAAGCTCTAAATCAACGAGGTATTTCTGCCAGTATAATGTTTGATATTGTTCTTACTTGGAACCAAATTCTTGAAAATTATTTAAAAGATTGGAACCCAGAGGATTATCCAATGTACGGTTTACCTTTGTTTAAGGCGACTGCTTTGCTATATGGTTTTGATAATCCGATTGGAGATGATTCTGGATCTGAAGAATATTATAATGAAGAAGATTATTATTACGAAGATGACGATTTATAAATAATTTATTATGTGAACATTAACATATAGCATTTGTAGTTTTATTTTAGGATTGATCTTTGGAATTGAAGGTCATATTATTTACGAAGAAAGAAAAAATAAAAAGAAGTAAGAAATGAAAAGATTATTTTTCCTTTTAATTTGTAGTATATTGTGTTTAAATCTTTCTGCACAATGGAGAAGACAGTATATACCTGGTGATGAATTAAAAGGAATTCCATCTGAATGGAGTTATATATATGAATCTGGAAATAAAGCAGTTACATTTACTGATTCTGGAATCTTAATGATAGTTGCTAAAAATCAATATTTTACAACTACTGACGAGGGTTTTGTGTCTGTATTAATTGGAATCTATGAAAATGGAAATTTGCTTGTTAGAGGAAAATACGCTTTTACAATGCTTCCAGATGGTCATGCTTGCGGTTTAGATGGTTTTAGAGAAGTTTTAAAATTAATTAGAACTAGTGGTGCTGTTATACGAATAGTAGCTCCATTATATAATAATTTTGAATTTGATATTACCACTGCTAGAATGTATGTTGGTAGTCAAGTTAAATTTAATCAAATAAAAAATGAATTCAAGAAGTAAAAAGGCTCTTAAAATATTTGGCTTGTTTATAATGTTTCTAGTCATAATTATTTCATCAGCAGCATTTTGGAATGTTATGGCTGTAGGAACTGCAGCCGCTGGAATTTTTGAAATTATTGTTTCAATAATTAATTTTCTAGTAGAAATTGGATTATTAATTCATTTTGGTAGAAAGTTTATTTTGGAATAATAATTGTAGTATATGGTTTAGTACTTTTCCATAAAAAGTACTAAATATCATTCCCTCGTCATATAAAAGTTAATATGTCAGTCTTCAAAACTGAACATCGGGTGGCAGGATCTCGCGAGGGAGCAAATATGTGATTTTTAATTAATTATATTAATTTAATGAATTACTAATCCTTCTAGAATATCTAGGAGGGTTTTTTATTTTTTTATTATGAAACTATTTAAAAATGAAGTAGTTCGTATTAAAGATTTATGTTATTCTTTAATAGAATATGAAGGTTGTAATGGTTGGGGTT